GGGCGGCGGTGCTGTGCGCGGCGCTCGCTCGAACGTCGACAACATCCCGGCCATGCTCACGGCGGGCGAGGTCGTCGTCCGCAAGCAGGTCGTCGACAAGGTCGGCATGCGGAATCTTCTCGACTTCAACCGCGGCGTGCTCTCCTACCAGGACCTCATGCTTCGCGCGATGGCCAACTCGAACCAGAACAAGAAGAAGGGCTTCACCGGTGGCGGCTCTGGTCTCTCGTTCTTCTACGGAGGCGGCGTCGCTGGAGACTCGGAGTTCAAGGCTCCGCCTCCCGGTGGTGGCGCTACGCCTCCGCCCTCGGCATTCTCGGGAGCGCCTGGAAGCGGCAACGGCGACATGAACTTCGGAGACATCAACATCTACAACCCCGTGGCGGAGACTTCCTCCGAGTCGATCCCCCGGGCGATCCGTCGAACTGCCTCTCTCGGGGCATTCCGGAAGGAGGGCACTGGCTCATGATCGAGCAGCGCACCGTCACCCACGAGTGGGAGACCAGCCCCAACGCGAGTCGATCGATCCGTCGTGCCAACGGTCAGGTCGTCGGCACCAACCACATCATCAACCCCGCCGCGGGCGGCTCGTACGTTTCTCTCACTCGGGCTGTAGCGTCCGATCGGCCTCTTGGCAGTCGTCCCAGGTCGTTCCGACTCCCCACCACGAGCAGCGCCTTCTCCGATTTCCCCATGCCTACGTCCGACAAGCCCGTAGCAGCCCCGGGCGAGACGTGGTGGGGACACGCACTGATTCAGGCGGACTCGACCGTCATCGGCACGCGAGGCGTTCGCCTCAACTGTCGATTCCTGGACGGCCCTAGCGGTGCGGTTCTGGGCTCTACCAATCAGATCATCTCCACGGCGCCTCAGGGCCTCTTCCGGCGCTGGACGGGAGCAGCCAACGCTAGTGCTAGTGAGGAATATTCCGCGACTGCGAAGCGCACGAACCTGGCCCCCGGTGCTCGCGGGCAGGCGGGGGTGTCTTACGGTACCGGCGAGACGGTGACTCGCAACATCGCCACGCCTATGCCGAGCCCGAATGGCTCGACGACGGCACTTCGTGTTTCGTTCACCTCAGGACTCGGCAACGTCGGGTTCAAGATTTCGGGACTTCCCGTGCCGTCTCTGGGGTACGTGTTCATCAGTGCGTGGGTGTATGCGGAGACCGCCGCTCCTCCGTCGATGGCTGTGGCAATTTCTGGAGTGGCGGCCGGAGGCACGCTTCCTCTGGTTCAGGGCCAGTGGACTCGCATCTGGGGAGTCGTACGGCAGAACTCAGGAACGACCATGGACGCAGGCATGCGAGCCGCAGGTGGCACGCAGAACGTGGGCTCTTTCCTCGTCACCGACATTCAGATCGAAGTTGTGCCTGGCGCGGCCGTAGATTTGCCGTTGTACCCATTCTTCGACGGAGACACCAAGACTCCGCTGAGCGGCAAGGTCCGGTCCTGGGCAGGTGCAGCCAACGCAAGTGCCTCCGTCGAGAGGGGGGCGGACAATGTCACTCGTGTCAACTACGCCGTCGATGCCACAGGCGTCGTACATCCGGAGGCGGGCGGGGGATGGCTTCGATCGCGCTGGTGGGCACAAGGCACAGGCACGTACGCCAGCGTCACCGGCATCACAGATGGCCCTCTTCCGGGCATCACTGCATACGCTCGCAAGACGTGGAACACAGCCTCTACGTCGAGCGGCGATACAGGTTTCGAGAATTCGAGGGGAAGTACGAATGGAGTGCCCGTATCGCCTGGCGAGGTCATCTCCATCTCTTCGTACCTGCGAGCGAGTGCGCCGCACGGAGTCGCATCGATTCAGATCAAGTGGCTCGATGCGACCGGAGCGGCCATCAACTCCGCCTACATCTCGGGCCCGAACACGCCACTGGCAGCGAATGTGTGGACGAGACTTACCCTGACTGCCACGGCTCCCGCCCTTACTGCCTACTTGCACATCGTCTCCGACGTGGACGGTAGCGAGCCCTGGCCCGCGGGCTCCACCCTCGACGGCACGGGCCTGCTCATCGAGCGATCCGCCACGGTTGGACCGTACTTCGACGGCAGTCTGCCTTCAGAGGAAACGATTGTTCTTCCCACAGGCACGGACACGAACATCTACGAACTCCAGGTGGCTCTTACGGCTCCGGCAGGCACTAAGAACATCGACTTCGCCATCAGCCGATTGACCACGACGATCGCGCCAGACGGTGTCCTCGATGTTTTCTGGGCAACGGAACTCGCGCTCACGAAGATGGCTCCTGGGGTGACGCCGCTCTACTTCGACGGTGACTCGCCTCAGGCGGTGGACTACGTCAACGTCGAGCGCCCCGGCGCGCTCACTACGGACGAGTGGGTGGAGATCGACGGCATCCCGCTCAACACGCTCGCGTACAACATCACCACGTGGGGAGGCGACCGCATCAGCCCTCCGGCCGTCCGCGGCGCCAACATCGTCGTGCCCGGCCGTCCCGGCCAGCAGTTCATGGCGAAGGAACTCGACGCCAACACCCAGACGCTCAACATGTGGGTCCAGGGCACGGACACGAGCGGGCGACAGACCGATCGCTCGCTCGCGAACGAGTTCGACAAGAACTGGCGCATGCTCCGGAATCTTCTTTTCACGCCGCGGAAGCAGCGCCGGATGACCAAGCGCTGGTACGACCCGGTGAGTCGAGCCATCCGATCGGCCACGGGCCTCGTGTCCTACGGCGGCGGCCTGGAGCCGACCATGACCGGACGCGCCCGTGGGGTGTTCCAGGTGACGCTCGTCGTCGACGGCACCTTCTTCTACGAGACCCCCTACGTCCTGCCGGTCTCGACCACGCAGCAGAAGACGTGGACGGTCAACGTCGATGGGGACTGGCGCACGACGGCGATCAAGGCCGAAATCCGCGGTCCTCGGGTCAATCCGAAGATCACCTTCATCGACCCCTCGGGCGCCGAAATCTGGTTCCAGTACAACGGCACGCTCGTGGCGGGCGAGTACATCGAGATCGACGTCGACAACTTCTCCGTCATGCTGACCTCGAACAACACGGTGCGCTCCGTGTCCGGCCGACTGTCCCACGGAGGGGACAAGTTCTGGGGCGCGCTCGAACCCGGCGAGAACAAGATCGTGCTCACCAGCAGTAACGGTGTCGGCGGCGCGATCGTCTCCTACCAGCAGGTATGGTTCTAGGGATGAGCGACGACTACATGGAGGTCAGTGTCTACGGGCACGAGACTCCCACCGAGCGGATGGACTACGTCCCCAACGCGCTCAGTCCCAAGTTCCTCGAAGAGATCGTCGGCGAGGGAGCGGGCCAGTTCTCGCTCTCCCTGCTCGACAAGAAGTTCCTCTCGCAGACGTCCCTCCTCGACTACCGCAACGTGGTCAAGTTGTCGTGCGGCGGAGTCGTGCGCTCGGCCTTCATCATCGGCAACGACACTCCCGACTTCATCGACCAGGCCGAGAACGCCTCCAAGACGACCACCGTCTCCGGCAGCGGCCTGAAGTCTTGGCTGGAGGGTGCCACTGTCTTTCCCGAGGGAGGGCTGAAGCAGTCCTCCCCGGACAACCGCGTCTTCTCCTGGGCCTCGAAGCGGGGAGCCTGGTTCACCGCGTCGGAGTGGAAGGCCCCGGTCAAGGTCGAGCAGTATCACATGCAGCCCGACAAGACGAAGCCGGACCTGCGCTACGTCTACTCCCCTGCGGAGTGGCCGGATGCGCCTCAGGCGTGGTGGGTCTGGTCGCAACTGCCGACCTTCTCGACCGTGGGCGGCAAGCGCATGGGGTCCACGCCCCCGGGCAACGCGTACTTCCGCTACGAGTTCACGGTGGCCCCCGGCAACGAGGGAGACTACTCACTCTTCGCCGCGGCCGATAACGCCTTCGTGGCGTTCATCGACTCCGCGCTGGCGATCGATGCCACAACCCCCGCAGGCATGACGCACCACCGCGAAACCGTGCGATACGACTTCACTCTCGAAGCGGGACCGCACGTGCTCGCGTTCCGAGTCACGAACTTCCAGTCCACGTCCCCCAACAACCCGGCCGCTCTCATCGCTGCGCTCTTCAAGGCAGGGGACGCGGACGCTGGGGTGGCCGCCTCTATCGTCACAGTCACGGGCGCGGCGGGCTGGCTCGTCAACGGCTACCCCACATCTGAGCCTGGATGGACGATCGGCGAAATCTGGACCACCCTTCTCCAGGAGGCGAAGGATCGAGGCATCCGGTTCCCGAACTGGGTGATCCCGAACTTCACTGCCGATCTCGACTCCAACGGCGTGCCGTGGGCCGAGCGGCTCCCGTTCTCGTTCAACGTCGGTGACACCTACCTCGACGTCCTGCACGTCATGGAGGACCTCGCTGTCGAGTCGTGGGTCGACCCGGACACGTACGCGCTCAACATCGTCCAGAAGCGCGGCAAGAACAAGAGCGTCGTGACCGACACCGACGACGCCGTGACTCTCCGCGAGGGATGGAACCTCACCAAGGCGAGCAGCCAGGGCGAGGCCGATCTCACGAATACGCTCCTCATGAAGACGGAGGACGGCTGGGTAGTGGCCGAGCCGTCGAGCACGGCGTCGAAGACCAAGTACGGGCGCCTGGAGGGGTCGATCAACACCAGCGTGAGCGGAGTGCTCTCGCGGAAGTTGGCCGACAAGGTCTTCCAGACCAAGGCCTCTCCAGAGGTGGGAACGACCTACGGCCTCATTCCTCGCCCCGGCGCGGAGCCCTTCAAGGACTTCGGCATCGGCGACTACGTGCTCGCGCCCAATGCGAAGGGCGCCGACGTCGAGCGCCGCGTCATGTCGATCGCGATCACCGGAGACATCGCGGGCAACCCGCTCTACGCCGTCGAGTTCGACACGATCTTCCAGACCAAGGAGGCCGAGTACGACCGGATGGCCAAGCGCGCGTCTGGCTCGGGACTCGGCGCTGGGTTCGTCAGCGCGGACGGCGCAGGCAAGGGCGGATCGGCCCCCTCTACGGGCACCGGCACGGGCTACAAGCCTGCCGCTCCTCGCGCACCTGAGAATCTCTCCGCTGAGTCGACAGGATTCTTCACGAACTCGGGAGCGGCGCGCTCCAAGGTGGTCTTCACGTGGGACGCGACCATCGCGGACATCAACGGCGTCGGCATCACGACCATCGATCGCTACGAGGTCCTCGGCCGCGCCGCCGACACCACGGCGTTCCAGAGCCTGGGTGTCGTGTCCGGTGCGTTCACCACCCTCACCGTGACGAACCTCGCGTCCGACATCGACTGGCTCTTCGTGATTCGAGCCTCCGTCGACAGCACCCGCGTCTCGGAATACTCCGACCCCGCGGTGCTGCACCACACGGCCGCTCCTGCCATGCTCATGCCCGCGCCGTCGAAGCCGACACTGACGAGCAAACTCGGCACGGTCACAGTGATGTGGAACGGGCTCCTCGGCACGGGAGTGCCTCCCGTCCAGTTCGGCTACGTCTACGCGGAGTACCGCGTGAGTCCGGCGACTGCATGGACGCAGGAGGGAGCCATCTCCGGCAAGGGCGGCATCGTCGTCACCAACCTGGCCGTGGGCACCTCCTTCGAGGCTCGACTGCGCGCGATCGACAGCCTCGGCCGTGCGTCTGATCCTTCCGCCAGCACCACGATCGTGGTCAAGGGTGTGGACACGTCTGACCTCGGCCAGGACTTCCAGGACAGCCTCGACCAGATCGAGCAGAACTCCTCCGACGCACAGACGGCAGCGGGAGAGGCAGCAACTGCCGCTCAGGAGGCCCTGGAGGCCGCTCAGGAGGCCGCAGGCAATGCGGGAGGGGTTCTGTACCAGGAGGCCGTTCCCACGGCCGAGCAGCGCCGTTTCCTGTGGATCAGGAAGTCGGACAAGAAGGCGTTCGTCTGGGACGCTACTCTCGCCACGCCTGCCTGGGTGGAGTCGACGGACCCTCGCGTCATCACGGCCGCGACGAACGCAGCGAATGCACTCGATGCCGCCACGCGCGCCGAGAACACCGCGAACGCTGCGGCCGGTCAGGCAGGCCAGGCGCTTACGGCCGCCAACGGCAAGAACCGCGTCTGGTACCTGGCCACGCCTCCGGCAGGCACGGGTCACAAGATCGATGACACGTGGTTCGACACCGACGACGGCAACCGCATCTACAAGTGGGACGGCGACTCGTGGGAGGTCGTCCCGCTCGGCACGAACGCCATCGCGGACCTCGCGATCACGAACTCCAAGATCGGCAACCTCGACGCAGGCAAGATCACCACGGGCTTCCTCGACGCTGGACGCATCCAGTCGGCGTCGATCTCGTCGCGCATGCTCGCTGTCGGAGATTTCAAGAATTACCTGGAGGGCTCCGACTTCGAGGGAGATGCCGCCTCGATTCCGTGGACGAACATCCCGGACGCCAACGCGCTCCTCTCGGTGAACGTCAAGCACAACGGTGCCAAGAGCGTCCAGTTGCTTCCCACGGGCCCCTACCAGGCTCCTCCGGTCACCACGGTGACCACCATCCAGCGCAACATGTTCACCAACCCAGAGGCGCAGAACGACACGGTTGGATGGGCGAGCGTTGCAGGCAGGTTGCTCACACGAGGAAACCTCGCTACGGTGGACCGCTTCCAGGGAGCCCCTACCGCGGTCTGGTTCTACCCCGGCCTGAACACCGGCTCGGCTACTCGACTTCGCACCGTGCCGTTCGTTGTGCCCGGCTCCGTCGTGTCGTTCTCCCTCGGTCTTCGGATCAACATCACCAAGGCACTCACGATCGCAGTGACGTTCATGACGGCCTCGGGAGCAGCGGACGCGGGGGCCACTCGCTACCTCGCACCCACCGTGACGCAGAGCCCGAACGTGTGGCGCGCGTGGAAGATGGAGAACCTCCAGGTTCCTCCGGACGCCAACCGCATGGTCATCGAGATTTTCACCCCCTCGGGCGGAGGCTGGGACAGCGACAACCGCTACATCATCGCCACGGCCGTCATGCTCAACGAGGGTTCAGCCGTCCTGCCGTACTTCAACGGCAACTCGGCGAGCACCACCGTCGACAATGGCACAACCACCACGACAACGACTCATGCGTGGACAGGTACGGCAGGCAACTCGTCCTCGACGAAGACGATCGTCACCGAGACCATCGGAGAGGCCCCCGAGCAGCCCAACCGACTCTACGCAGCGAGCGTGGACATCCCGGTCCAGGTGGACCAGACGTTCGTCCTCACAGCGTGGATTCGAGGCGCGAACCAGTACAACGGCGACGCCTCCGGGGCCTACCTGGAGATCAGAGACGCCGAGACCTTCACCTCACTGGGTCGTGTTCTGATTGGCCGCGCCGCGGTGCCTGCCGACTTTGTCTGGACGAAGGTGTCGTGCACGGTCAAGGTTCCGGCCGGGACGAACTTCATCCGGCCGCACATCCGCGTGAATCACACCCGAGGATTCCTCTACATCGACGACATCGCGTTCAAGAATGGCGCTGGTGTGCTCATCGAGGATGGCGCGATCACGGCCCCACTCATCGCCGCCAACGCGATCACGGCAGACAGCATCGCCGCAGGCGCCGTCCAGACTGAGCAACTCGACGCCTATGCGATCACGTCGAAGCACACCATCACGGGCGCGCTCATCCGCACGGCTGAGTCTGGCGCCCGCACGGAGATGAACGCCTCGGGTCTCCGGGTCGTCGGGTCGGACAACACCGACCTCGTGCGCCTCGGCTTCAACCAGGCCACGGGTATGTCGATCAAGGACCCGAACACGGGCCTGCTCACGCCGCTGGCCAACATGGCCTTCGGCACCTCGTTCTTCTTCCGCACGGCCGGACTGGCGATCCCCACCACCGCGGCGGAGAACACGTGGAGCGCGTACGTCAACGAGACCTTCGGCGGGCAGTACAACGCTCCGTCGTCGCGCGCTCTCGTCATCTACACGGCTCTGGCCGCCAACCAGACGGTGACGCAGAACTTCAACATCGGCGGTACGCTCGACTTCATCCCCTCGTCGAACAACCCGTCGTACGTCCGCTTGAAGGCAGACATGTGGGTCACGTGGACTTCGGGCATGTACATGGGCGTCATCTCCACCGTCCCCGGCGAGACGTACACCGTGCGCAACTCGTACCGGTCCCAGCGGACGTTCTCCGGAACGGGCACCCCGAGCGTGATCGACCGCGGTTGTGTCGTCATCCCGATGTAGGAAGGAACACCGATCATGAGCGTGGAAGTTGAGACCACTCGGCAGGGAATTCGCTACGCCGATGGCACGTACGACTGGAATGCAGGAGCCGCGTGGGGCGACCTCGCGGACGCAGGCACGCAGGAGGCCTTCTGTGCCAACTACGAGATGCGGATGCGCAGCCTCGGCGCAGAGCCGCGTCCGATCGAGTTCGTGCAGCAGGATGTCGTCACCACGTACGGCGAGGTCTCGATCCTCGTCCCGATGTCCCCGACCGAAGAAGGAATCGATGACGGATCAGTCACAGACGCCACGCCAGATTCAGCCTGAGGAGTATCCCAGCCTCCTCGCGATGTATCAGCAGTGGTACGCCGACGAGCAGTTGAACCGAGCCGTCGTCGAGGTGAGGTTGCAGACGGAGCGAGAGCGCTCGGCGGGCCTGGAGATGGAACTCGCGCGAGCGAACGAGGAACTGCGCATCCTCCGGTCTGTCGTCGTCACGGAAGCCGAGACCGAGGTCGTTCAGGAACTCTGAGACTTCGCACAGCGTACCCTGTTCGTGGGGTCTTCTGGCCAATGGTAGGGGGGACGACTTCTGCCAATGGTAGAGGGGACAGGGTAGGGGAATCGCTGTGAAGGAATCAAGAAACGATGCTCGTATCGTTCCCCCGCTTCGGGGAGCCGATTACGCGCGCGCTGCGGCGTACCTGTCGCTGGTGGGATGGGGCATCGCGTTCCTTCTCTTCCCGCCGGTGGCATTCGTGTCCGCGCTCGACGCCGGGACCAGAGTCTTCTGGATCAGCGTCACCATCCTCGGAGCCATCGGCGCCTTCGTCGGGACTCTCACGCGACTCGACCTGAAGTTGGAACTGGGCTCGCTCTACCCTCTGGTGGCAGGCCCCGGCTTCTACGCTCTGAGTCAGGCCTACTACGTGTTCGTGCCGCAGTTGGACGCCAACGGCAATCCGTCCGATCCCACCCAGAGGATCGCACTGACCTTCTTCGCGCTCTTCGCCTTCTTCCTCTCGCTGATGCAGTTGCTCGAACTGCGTCACCGGCGCAAGCAGACGAGGCTGGCTCGCACCACATCGGAAGCGATCGAGACGCTCACGGAGGCGCAGCAGGCGCAGCCAGGGGCGTTCCCGGACGTGGACCTGGACATCGAAAGGGGGCGCTCTCGTGCTGACGGAACTCCTGGTACTTCTCGTAGCCAGTAGTGCTACTCCAGCCCCTGCCCCCGCGGCCCCGGGGAATCCGTTCGACCTGAACACCATCATCTCGGGCGGCACAGGCGCCACGATCATCGGCGCGCTGTGGTACATCGGCAAGTCGATCTTCGACCGTGCTCTGCCGTCTCGCTCTGACGCTCGGGCCTCGACCCAACTCGTGCTCGAAGGCCTGAACAGCATGGTCAAGGTCCTCCAGGAGGACAAGATCGCGGACAGCGAGAGGCTGGCCGCGAAGCAGAAGCGCATCGACGAACTGGAGTCGGCCGCGGATGTCGACTACGACCGTATCCGTGAACTCCGGGACGAGATACTCGACCTCCAGACTCGCCTCAATCAGAAGGACCGACACATCACGACGCTGGTGCGGGAACTCCGCCGGTTCGGGGCCCAGGTGACTGGCCTCGACCTGGAGGACATCGAGATCACGCACGAGACGCGCCGCATCCAGCAGTCCATCCCCGAACTGGACGAGCAGGACACCACGGGCCCCACGCCCGCTCGCTAGAAGATTCCTCACGAAAGAAGATTCCTCATGTCTCACGCACTCGAACGCAAGACGCCCTACCACGCGGTGTTCTCCGCTCCCTGGTGGAAGGCCGCTGGCGTCCGCGCCGGACGCACCGCCGTCATCGTCGCCAGCACCTACCTCCCGGCCGCATACACCGAAGCGGTGCCGTGGCTCGTCCTGCTCTCCGCTGGCCTCGTGGCGGGGCTCCTGTCGATCCTCACGAGCCTCGCCGGTCTCGCTGAGGTCAACTCGGTGAGCGTGCCCTGGTTCGTCGCGATCTTCATCCGCGTCGTCAAGACCGTGGCTCAGGCTCTCGGTGCTGGTGTGCTCGCGAACGTCGTCTTCATCCAGGACATCAACTGGGAGGCCGTGCTCGCCACCACCATCGCGTCCGGATTCGGCTCCCTCCTGCTCGGCGTTCTGAAGACCCTGCCCGAGACGCAGGACCCGGTCGCTCAGGCCGTCGTGCCCGTCGTCATCCGCGACTCGGAGACCGGCGAGCCCGTCACGGCCGCCGCGACTACGGTGAACGTCTTCCAAGCAGGGGATACCACCGCGGAGGGCATCGAGGCCGGTGCGGTCGATATCAAGAATCCCGGCGACCACACGCACGACTGATCCGTGCACATCACGATCGAGCCGCCTGAGGCGGCAGAAGCAGAGGACTGAGAGATGAAGTTGCTCGTCGGCACCACTCCCGTTCGCATTCCGGGCGACCGCGCGCGCCCCGTCATCCAGAACCTGGGCCCCGGCACGGTCTACGTGGACACGGACGGCGACGTGAGTGCCGACGACGGCCTCATGCTCCTCCCCAACGCGGTCTACGAATTCCCGACCCCCAGCGCCAACAGCAAGGGCATCTGGGTGGTCGCTGACCAGGCAGGCACGGATGTCCGTGTCGTCCGGATGGGCTGAGTCATGCCGTTCTATCCCCCTCCCGGCAGTGGCGAAGGCGGCAGCAGCACGCCGGGCACCCCCGGCCGTTCTGCGTACCAGATCGCCGTCGCCAACGGCTTCGTCGGCACCGAGCAGCAGTGGCTCGACTCGCTGGAGGGCCCGGCCGGAGACGACGCGTACGAGATCGCTGTAGCCGAGGGCTTCGTCGGAACCCGCGCGGCGTGGATTAACTCCCTGAAGGGGCAGCCAGGCCCCGCTCCGGTGTACTCGGCAACCTCCGCGACGTCGCTCGCGATCGGTACGGGCTCCAAGACGTTCGCGATCGATGCACCTACGTCGTTCGTCGTCGGCCAGTACGTCCGCGCCACCGTCACGGCGACCCCGGCCAACTACATGGGAGGCGTCATCACGGACGTCTCCTCGACGTCGATCACGCTGAACGTGATCGACACGGTAGGCACGGGAACAGTCGCGGGGTGGACACTCGCTCTCAGCGGCGGCCGCGGCTCCGCAGGCAGCACCGGTGCCACGCCCTCCTTCTCCGGCACGTCGACGACGTCGCTGGCACTGAGCGCTGGGTCGAAGACCATCACGACCCAGTCCGGCAAGAACTGGGTCGTCGGCCAGCGCGTTCGTATCGCGTTCACGACTGACCCTGCCGGGTCCTGGATGGAGGGTGTCGTCACGGCATACGCCACAACGTCCCTCACGGTCGCTGTGGACCTCGTGAAGGGCTCCGGCACACAGGCAGCCTGGACGATCAGTCTCATCGGCGAGCCGGGCGCTGAGGGCTCACCAGGAGATAATGGTGCGGACGCATACGAGGTAGCAGTGTCCGAAGGATTTGTCGGCACTCGCGCTCAGTGGCTCGACTCTCTGAACGGCACTCCTGGTGCAGATGCCGACCCCGCACTCGCTCTTGATGCCAGGACGATCAACTTCGGCGCCGTGCCTCCCTCCAACGGAGTCTGGCTGGAGAGGCCTGCTCCGTGACCAAGCCATTCCGCCGCGGCATTGTCGGCGACGCGAACGGCGGGCTGGAGACTGTTCCGCTCGTCCTTCCTGAGCGCGTCAACGGCGACCTCATGCTCGCGTGGGTGCAGCAGTCGTCGAGCGGAACGAACGTCACCGATGACGCGACGAAGGGGTGGTGGCGGCTCGCCGACATCATCATGGGCACGCGCCGCGTGTTCCTGTTCGGCCGCATCTACAACGCCGCTGATCTTGCGAGCGTCTACACCCTGACTCGCAACGGCGCGTCGAACGCGGTCTTCACCGTGTCGACGATCGGCGACCATGGCGTCGATGACCCATCGGACCTCATCATCGGCTCCCCGTGGCGCCGCGCTGACAACGGCGGTGCGGTCAATCTCATCACGATGCTGTCGCTCACGACGCCCGGCGCGGACTGGCTCGCCCTCGGCTTCACCGGCGAGGCTACGACGTCCGTCAACACGTACTCGGTGACGACGAACGCAGGCTTCACGCTGTGGGGGCAGCGCGTCGCGACCGCGAACATCGAGGAAGTCACGACGTGGTACAAGGAGATGCCCGCCGCGGGCGCCACGGGCTCTCACTCGATCACGTACACGGGCACGGGCGTCGCCAACGGCGCCGGTATTCAGATCGGCATCCCTCCGGCAGCGGCCCCGGTCGCGCCTTCCACCGGCCAGATCGGCGCACGCCTTTCCGCCAGCCCATCCAACGATCGCCTCTCGATCGGCGTCGACCGTCTCGGAGGCAGCGCGGTCACAGCGATTCTCCGCAACGCCGCAGGCACGGCCGAACTCGCGCGGCAGCCGATCTCGGCAGACGCTACGTCGGGGTGGGGGAATGTGCAGTTCGCCAGCCTCACCCCTGGCGGCACCTACAAGGTCGACTTCGAGGTCGACGGCACACCTCAGACGGACGTGTTCCTCACCTACCGGACGCAGCCCCTCGGGGTCCTGTCCTTCCTCGCCATCGCTGGGTCGTGTCAGTTCACCGCATCGAACCACCCTGTGTGGGACCGCATCCGAGAAGAGTCTCCTCTGTTCCTGGCCCACATGGGCGACATGCACTACGGCGACGCGACCGCGGCCGATTCCTGGCGGGGGTACATGGAGCAGTCGCTGACGGCGCCGAGGTTCCGGCAACTTCTCGAAACGGTGCCGATCAACTGGACGCCCGACAACCACGATCGGATCATCACGAACCCGACCGGCACCGGCGCGGGTCTCAATCTCGGTGAGACGGACGCGTTGACGATCTCCGAGTGGCGGAAGATGGCTGGCGACACTGGCTGGCCTACCCCGCTCACCCTCGGTCGGACGTGGGTCACCGGCCGTGTGCGCTTCATCCAGACGGACGGCTGGGCAGTGCGAGATGATGGCGACGGCGACCCTGCGCCGCGTACGTTCCTCGGGGCCGCGCAGAAGCAGTGGTTCAAGGACACCCTAGACGCCGCAACGGAGCCCCTGATCGTGTGGTTCACTCAGTGGACGACACGGAACAACGCGAACGGTCGCTGGAACTCCTTCCCTGAAGAGACCACCGAGTTGGAGGCCTTCATCAACGCCCGCCCGGGCCTGAAGGCTCGCATGGTGCTCATCGGAGGCGACTCGCACTCGCTCCAGGCTGACTCCGGCATCTCGACCAACACGGCACGTATGGCGAGCACGGGGTTCCGCTTCAAGGGGATGCCATCGCTCAACATGTCCGGCTTCAATCGCTCGTCGGAAACGGGCGACAGCGCTCCAGCGGGCGAGTGGAACATCGGCAACGAGTCGCTCCGCACTTCGGGGCAGCCTGAGGCAGACTGGGGCGGCTACTCCCGAATGCGCTTCGACGACCGAGGCGCCGGAGGCATCGACTTCCACTGGGACGCTGTCCGTGTGGGCCCGGACGGATCGACGATGGTCATGAAGTCGTTCGATGGTGTGTTCGGAGCCACGATCCCGCGTGCAATCGAGTTCGACGGCATCATGAAGAAGCCGCTGCGCACGATCGAGTACGTCGACGGGGTCCGGACCACTCTGACGATGAAGGAGAAGAAGTAGGCCCGAATCTTGTTCGTCTAACGCCCCACTTTCCCATTTCGTGGGGTAGCATCCTGCTCATGGCTCCCGCAGTGATCGACCAGTACAAGCCCCTCGTCGATCACTTCGTCGACGCCATCAAGTCCGACTTCCGGGTGATCGAGGCCATCGCCTCTCGTGCGACCTCGATCCAGGCAGCCCGCGGCCCCAAGCAACTGGCAGGGAGCGCCCTCACCGGCGAATAACAGGCAGGAGGGAATCTTCTTGCCACTAGCATTCGACGTCCGAGGCATGCCCGATGAGCGCAGGGAATCGCTCGCGTGGATGGCTCACGAGTCCAAAGACCGCCAACTGCCACGCCTGAGCGTTTGGAACTACGATCCCTGCCCCGTGCACGAGCGCGGCTGGTACGACGAACTCGGAGCCCAGCGTTTCAGCCCCAAGCCGGACTGCCGCAACTGCGCCATCATCCCTCGTGCTCACCAGCGCGTGGGAGCCCTGTGGCTCTACCTCCGCAAGAAGGGCCTCCTCGCGGACACCACGGGTGTCGGCAAGACCACACAGGCGGGCCTGCTCATCGCCATGATGATCGAGTCCGGCGAACTCGACTTCGTCCGAGACCTCTCCCGAGGTGCCAAGGGCCGCGTGCTCGTCGTGCCCACCGCTCCCGCGCTCGCACAGTGGGAGGCGGAACTCCACCGCATGATGCCGACCCTCAACATCGTGGTGGCGTCCGGCGGGATGTCCGCGGCTCAGCGCCGCCAGATGTACCTCACGCCGTGGCAGGTCCTGATCATGGGCCCGGAGATGTATCGCAACGATCACGAGAGGCTGAGGAATCTTCCCCTCGCTGCGCTCATCGTCGACGACGTGGACGCGCTCCGCAATCCGGACACCCAGACCAGCGTCACGCTCGACAACCTCGGACGCCGGATCGATCGCTACATCATCATGAACGCCACCCCGCTCCAGAAGCGGCTGATGGAACTCCACGCCACCCTCGATGCGATCGGGGGCGAGCGCGCGCTCGGCGGCCGCGACACCTTCGAGCGGATGTACATCGATCGCCGGAACGGGCAACTCTCCTACCGCAGGCTGGACGAGGTCAAGCGGAACATGGCGCCTCTCGTGCTCCGGCGCACGGCCAGCGATCTCGACGACGTCGACATGCCGCGCATCCAGCCGCTCAACCACATGCTCGATCTCTATCCGAGGCAGCGCGACAAGTACACCGAGTTGCAGCGAGGCGTCATCCGGCTCCTGAAGGAGAACAGGGAGCAGGTCAAGCGCGTCACGGCCGTCTCGAAACTCCACTACGGAGCCGCCATCTGCGCCGGGCTCGGCTCGCTGGGCGCCGACGACATCGAAGACGGCCCGGGCATGAGTGTGAAGCACGACTGGCTCATGGACCGGGTGAATGGCGAGTTCGAGGAGGACAAGATCGTCGTCTTCGCTCGGCTGAAGAACACGATTCGAGACCTCCAGTTCCGGCTGCGGGATCAGCGTGTCGGCTTCACCACCATCTGGGGAGAGGATTCCTCCAAGGAGGGACGACTGGCCGCCCAGAACCGCTTCCGGGACGATCCGAACTGCCGCGTGCTCATCGGCACGAGCGCGATCGTGCGAAGCCTCAACCTCCAGGTCTCGCGGCGGCTCGTCAACATCGACATGATCATGAACCAGGCGCAGATGCACCAACTCGCAGGGCGCATTGCGCGCATCGGCTCGATGCACCGGACGGTCTACGTGCACAACCTGCTCACTGTCGACACCCAGGAGGAGCGCTACCTGCCCATGCTCGAACGCGAGAGCGCGCTGGCCGGGCACATGTGGGGCGAGGAGTCCGAGTTGTTCGAGCAACTCAGTCCCATGGCGATGCTCCAACTGATCACAGGCTAGGACGCATATCATGAATCCCATGCCGACTCCCCTGACACCGCGACAGCGGGAACTCGTCGCCTCGAACAAGGGGCTGGCTGAGAAAATCTCACACGACTACCTCCAGCGTGCTCCTGGACTGGAGATCGACGAGGTGGTCGCTGTCGCCTACCAGGGCCTCATCGACGCCGCGCTCCGATTCGATCCGTCCCGTGGCGTCCCCTTCGGCGGATTCGCTCGGCAGATCATCCACTTCGCCATCCAGATGTGGCAGCGAGACGAGGACTACCTCCAGCGCAACATCCGCACGGACTACAAGAAGATGCTGGAGAGCGGCTACACCGAGCGCGGCGGCATTAGTCCCTCCCTCGTCGAGCGGACCGGACTCACGATGAAGCGCATGGTGACCGTGGTCCGGGCCGTCGCCGCGAAGCCCACGAGCAGCGAGCATCTCGTTGAGGCAGAGGCGGTGCTCGCCCACCCCGACGTCGATGTCGAATCTTCTGTCGTGGTCTCGGCCATCCAGGGCTCCGTGGCCACCGTCTACCAGAGCCTCCCCGGCGTACAGCAGATCATCGTCGCCATGGTCTACTTCCAGGGCCTCGAACTCCGCCAGGTGGCCGAGAATCTCGGCACCAGCGTCTCCTTCGTCCGACAGTCCCACAGCGAGGCGGTCTCTCTCCTTCACGAGGAGATGGTTCGACAGGCACGCATGCCGGATTGAGGCGTACCACAGGCATGGCACTCAATCCTCCCCAGTACGACCTGACCTTGGAGCAGGCGCTCGCCCGGCTCGAAGCCGAGGTCGAGAAGAACCAGCAGCAGACCGACACCCCGCTCCTCCAGGGCATGACCCCGGACCAGGCGTACAACGTGGGGTACGAGACCTGCCTGCGAGACCTCCAGTCGCTGACCGGGCCCGACCCCATGGAGTTCGGCGTCGTGACCTTCGAGTTCGAGAAGAAGGACGAGACCAATGGCTGAGCGCGGAACACCGACTCCCCCCGAGCAGGTCGAGCCGCTGGACGCGGCCGTCGAGAACCTCCACAAGGACGTCGTGGTCGTCACCGACATCCGCGAACTCCAGACGCTCGCGCACGACAACGCGGTGGCGAAGGGCTTCCACAACTACGGTCACGAACTCCGTCAGCGACTTCAGCATGCACAGGAGCGCCTGGAGTTCGTCGAGGGCGTTATGGATGACGACACCGTCGAGATGGTCCGCAGCGACGTCGCCTTCCTCGAAGGCTCCTGGACGCGCTACGTCGGCAACGCCATCGCGCTGATCATCGGAGAGGCGTCTGAGGCACACGAGGAGGCCCGCAAGGGTCGGGGCGTCAACGAGACGTACTACTCGATGAAGTACGACGCCAACACCGATCTCTCCACCGCCGTCGCGAAGCCGGAAGGCTTCGTCAGCGAACTCGTCGACCTGCTCATCCGCACGCTCGACACGGCCGAGGAGTTCGGTATCGACCTGGCGGCCGAGACGGCGCTGAAGATGCGCTACAACGCCTCGCGTCCGGCCATGCACGGCGGGAAGGTGATGTGAGTGCTCCCCAAGGGACACATCCCCAAGAACCAGTTCTCGCGCCCGTCCATCGACCTCACGCCGCACAACAAGGAGTGGCAGGACCTGCCCTGGTCTGAGGTGCGCGAGGGTGATCTCGTGGCTGACCACGGCCGCGTCGTCATGATCCAGCGAGTGGCGGCCAGTCGCCTCTTCCACTTCCCGGCACAACTGCATCAAGTCGCCGATACGGACACCGATACGGTCAGGGTCTTCGCGGAGAAGCGCTCGTGAGCGTCGAGTGGAAGACCACCCCCATCGAGGAGGTCAAGGTCAACGACACCCTCCGCGGGCTCGGCGTCGTGCGCGAGGTCAACGACTTCGGCACCACGATCGTCATCACCACGGACGGCGGCGACTACCCGGCCAAGAAGGGCTTCGACTTCACGGCGGAGGTCTTGATCCGTGCCTGACGCCCGCGAGCATGGCGCGTTCGTGCTCGGTGCGATCGTTCCCGGCCGTAGGGACCTCCTGGAGAAGGCCACCAGGGTCCTCACTACCGAGCACTTCGTCGCCACCGAGCAGCAGATGCTCTTCGGCCTGCTCACCCAGTACCACGACCGAGTCGGAGGAGTCCTCACCCAGGGCGCCCTCGACGATCTCACCGCGCGCATCGACGTCGGCCGCGCCGCGATCTATCGGGAGGCCTACCTCGGCTACGCCGAATCTTCTGTCGGCGACGAGCAGTTCGAGTGGTCGCTCGATCAACTCCGTGAACTGGCCAGCGAGCGCGCGACGTCCGAGGCGATCGTCAACGCCATGGAGATTCTCCGCACCGGCCAGGAGGTCGACGGAGAGCCACTGAAGGGCGCTGAGGACGCACGATCCTACCTCTCGCTTTCCCTGGGGCAGATCGACCGCCAGATGACCATGCAGGCGGCCCCTGAGGGCGACGTGCGGGCCGAGGAGAAGGACATCCTGTCCGACTACCAGACCCGCAAGGAGATCGCTCTGAGCGGCGCCAGTCGCGGTGTGCTCTTCGGTGTCGACGCGCTCGACCAGAAGATCGGCGGGCTCCAGCGCGGCGAAGTCGTGCTCATCGCGGGCTACTCCTCGGACGGCAAGACGACCCTGCTCACTCAACTCGCGTGGTCTGCGGCGATCGAGCAGGGCAAGAACGTCGTCTTCTTCACCACGGAGACGCTGCGAGATCAGGTCCGCAGGAAGATTCTGGCCCGGCACTCGATGCTGGAGCAGTTCGGCCTGCACGCCACTGGCGGGATCAACTCCTACGACATCAAGAACGGCACGATCCCCGAGCCCCTCGAAGACAGATTTCGAGAAATCGTCTCTGACTTCACGAATAACCCCGACTACGGCACGGTCTACATCAAGCAGGTCCCGCGCGGTGCCAGCCTCACGTACCTGGAGCAGTCGCTCGCGAGCCTGGAGCGGAAGTTCGGGGTCGACCTCGTCTGCATGGACTACCTCGCCCTCCTCACCAGCGAGCGGAAGCGTGGCACCACCCGCGAGGAACTCGCCGCGATCATGAAGGACTCGAAGCAGATCGCGACGTCCTTCGGCGGCGGCAAGGGCGTGCCCCTCGTGAGCCCGTGGCAGGTCAGTCGCGCGGCTCGTGAGAAGGCAGCAGACGCAGGCAAGTACACCAGCGCCAGCCTCAGCGAGACGGCCGAGGCCACGAACACCGCGGACCTCATCGTGGGCCTGCTCGCGCCCATCGACAACAGCGAGCGTCGCGTGCAGGTCGACATGCAGATTCTGAAGAACCGCGACGGCCCTACGGCCAACGACTTGCGCGTGGACGTGGACTACGGCACCTCGTGGTTCCGCTCGCGCGCACTCCTCGGATCGGCTGCGACCATGCAGCCCGTCCACGCCTCCATGGCACCATCTTCGGGCGACCCGCTCGCAGACCTCATCGGCTGAAAGGAATCCTCATGCTGAAGCCCACCATCGGAAACATCGTCGTCAGGCTCGACCCGGCGCCCGAGATCGACCACGTCGGACTCCTTGTGCCGGACCAGGCCAAGGAGCCGAACGACATCGGCACCGTCGTGGCCGTCAGCGATGGCGTGCGCACCTCCAAGGGTGTCGTCGTCCCCCACGGCATCGACGTCGACGAGCGAGTCCTCCTCGCCGTCCGCTACGCCGGGGCCACCATCGAGCACGAGGGCGAGACGCTGGTCGTCCTCCCCGTGTCCGAGGTCGCCGCGATCGTGGGGTTCTGATGACCGACCTCATTCTCCACGAGGACGTCCACGTCGAACTCGTTCAGCATGCCGGAACGGACGCGGGCATCGCTCACGCTGCGCGCGTGAGTACGCTGGCCGATGTGGCGGCCAACTTCGACTCGCCGGAGACGCTGGAGGCGGACAACGGTCTCATCCGTTACCTCATGCGAGAGCGCCACGGCACTCCGTTCGAGCACAACTCGATCACGTTCCGAGTGCACGCGCCGATCATGGTCTTCCGCGAGTGGCACAGGCACCGCATCCAGTCCTACAACGAGCAGAGCGGGCGCTACACAGTCTTCAAGCCGGAGTTCTACGTCCCTGGCAAGGACCGACCCCTCATCAACATCGGCAAGCCCGCGAGGCCGCAGATGGCACCGGCCGACCCGGAACTGCACGACTGGTTCGTCAACGACCTCATCGAGGGCTACGAGGCGCAGTGGGCTCGCTACGAGCGCGCGCTCGAACGAGGCATCACGACGGAGATGGCTCGCATGCACCTCCAGCCCAGCATCATGTCGTCCATGTACGCCACCGCCAACCTCCGCGCGTGGCTGCATTTCCTCGGACTCCGCACCCAGGACGACCGCGCCGCGCACGTGAGTCGGCCGCAGCGGGAGATCGTGATGGCGGCCGAGAAGGTCGAGGCGCACCTCAACGACCTCTTCCCGGTCGCGATGGAACTGTTCAACCAGTTCGGCAGAGTCGCGCCCTAGAGTCACCGTTACTGTGGTAACATGGTTGTATCCCATCGAGAGGAGACCAATCGTGGCCACATGCGGATCATGCAAGCAGTCCGGGGTCGACGTCGCGCACGTCAAGGCCTGCTACGGCAGAGCACCTGAGGTGCAGAAGCCGACCCCGGACTACGATCCTCGGTTCGTCGCCGAGTACGTCCCGGACAGCGACTATGCTCTCCAGGCCCCGGATGGCACGTACGCGTTCTACCGCGTTCGTCGGCCGAAGAAGGGCAAGTGGCAGGGCTTCACGTTCGTCGATCGTCTCGTAGGCCACCCCGGTGGGTGGGCCACGTACCCCGTGAAGGGCGCCAGCAAGACCGGCGTTCTCCAGGGACTCGCCACCGACCCGAAGGCACACGCCCTGGCCTTCAGCCGCGAGCACGGCGTCTGTGCGTGCTGCGGCTCCCCGCTCTCCGACCCGGAGAGCATCGCCCGAGGCTTCGGCCCCATCTGCATCGAGAGGTTCGCCGCATGACCACCCCATACAACAACACCGAGACATCGCAGCAGCGTGCGCAGGAACTCGACGAGAGCGGGACAGCGGCTGAGCGAGAGCAGGACATCCTCGCATACATGGTGTCGCGCGGGGCCGCAGGATCGACCTCGAAGGAGTACGCAGTCGCACGTGGGTTCCGGGCGGATGGTGTCCCGTCTTGGGTCACGGGAGCATTCTCGACCCTGCACAAGGCTAGAAAAGTCACGCGACTGAAGGAACGGCGACCGAAGGGCCGTGGGGCGGCGTATGTGTACGTCGACAACAATCACGTCAACGGTCGGCCCGTCAAGGAATTCAAGTCCAACGAAGGCATCACGGACGAAGACCGCGAGGCCTTCCGCTGGTACGTCGACATGATCGAGGATCGCGGCGATCGTGCCTCGGCCAACGGCCGCAACCTCGCGGATCGCCTGAAGCGGTTCCTGTGACCAGGCAGCGCGACATCGAGGGGGCTCTCTTCGGGAGCCCCCTCGGCGCCGTCGACATGATCGTGGGTATCGTGATCATGGCCGCAGCCCCCTTCCGGATCGGCTACCTGCTTTTCAAGAAATGGAGGCGATGATGCCGCTGATGCGAGTCATCCATTCCTCGGAGCGAGAGGGCCGAGGCTCATTCCTCGGCCCAGACACCACGCGCCGCACTCGCTGGTACGAACTCACTCTGGAGTGTGGACACGTGGTCGAGCGCACGATGAAGTACAAGCCCCGTACGGGCCGCAAGGCCAACGGGTGGCACCCGAGGTCCATCGATGACGCGTTGCCGCCCCCACGGCGCGCACAGTGCTCGCAGAAGCACGAGGAGGCGTCATGAGCCCCTGGGTCGCGTACGCTCTCGGCCTCGTCACCCTGCCCGTGCTCGCGGCCATCTGGTCGTTCGTTCGGTGGGCCACTCGACCCGGCTACGGCCAGGAGGGGTGCTATGTCTGCGACCACGCCCCGGTGGCGAAGATCGGCGAGCATCGCATGATCACCATGCGAATCTGGAGTCTCTGGCACGACTACTTCTGGTCCTACCGGAAGTGGCACCGAGACGCGTGGGCAGCACACGAGTGGAATCCGAGGAATCGTCCAGATCGGGTTCCGACCACAGCGATCTTCCCAGAGAAGAGGAGCCGATGAGCCGAATCACCTGCGGGGCCCTAGTCAACGGGGAGTCCTGCGTCAAGACCAAGTTCCACCGTGGCGAGCACATCACGCAAAGCGGGAAGATTCGCTGGACGGCGGACGGCGAGCCGACCTGCCCGCTTTCGCCCTGCGTTCGAGCCCCCCATGACCCGGACGACTTCCACGACAACGGGTTCGACTACTCGTGGAGGGAGCCCATCGGCATCCAACGCGAGGTCTGGCGGAAGACGTGGCGCGCGCCCGACCTGGGTATCGTCGACGAGCCCATGGCTCTGTCGCTCCTGAAGTACCGGCCAGAGGACGATCGCCAGCCGAGCGACGAGGAGAACCACAACCTCGTGTCCTCGCACGTGCGTGGGACGAAGAAGCACGCCCCGATCATCGACCTCGACTTCGCCCACCACTACGTGGCCACCACGCAGGACGGGCATGCCCATCTCTACCTCGACGTCCCGATCTCGAAGTGGCGCTGGGTCGCGCTCATGACGGGGCTCTACCTGGGCGGCGTCATCGAGAAGGGCTACTTCATCTGGAGCCTGCGCCGTGGCGGCAACTTCGCACGGCGGCCGGGCGTGGCCAAGGAGACCGACCAGGAGCGCGTGACGTACACCCACGGCATGTTTTTCCGCCTCCGCGAGTTCCGAGGGAAGAAGCGATGATCGAAGACCACCTCGCCCGTCCAGGGCCCCTGTACTGGGACTTCAAGTGCCTGGTGTGCGACGGTCTCGTGGACGATCACATCGGACTCTTCCGGTTCTGGTGGCGCCGAATCTGGAGGAAGCGATGAAGAGCGTGCAGTGGGCGCCGGACGGCAACGCTGGCAACGGCATCCCGAGTGAGATCGTCCGCCTCCTCGCGACCGAGGACGGCAAGACGTTCGGCTACGGCTACGGCCCGGGCGTGAGCATGGTCTTCGGCAGCGAGCGTGGAAGCATCACCGTCAACGCCAAGCAGTGGGTGACGCGCTTCTCGGACGGTGAGATCGTCGTCACGGACTTCCAGCCGCACGAGCACCTGTGGGAGTCATGCACGTGCGGCGCTGAGGGCTGCGCTCGCGAGATGTGCGCCTGGTGCGAGGAGGTCCGTAGTGCTTGAACACTCAGACTCTTCTGTTACGGTGTCTCCTGTGACTGAGAAGAGCCCGCTGACGCCGGACCAGAAGATTCTGGTCGATCGGATGCGCGCGCTCGCGGACGCCCGAGACGACTACGACGACCCGAACGTCCGCTGCGGCACAGATGCGGTTCGGCTGGTCGCGGACATCCTCGAAGGCAAGAACGAGGGATGGGGCTGGCTCCCCTCTTGGCGCTGGAGTGAGTTCGGTGTCCCCGAACCGAGCGACGATGACGACCACTGACGAGCGCACGCCGTACCAGATCGCCAACGACATCACGACGATCTTCACGGCCATGCAGATGTGCGACATGGAGGTGCCGGACTTCGACTACGGCACCATGAAGGTCGACTGCCCGTTCGACGAGGAGCGCGCGTTCCGCGTGTACGCCGCGACCAACTCGGCCTACTGCTTCGCCTGCTCGAAGAAGTACACCCCCGTGAGCCTCATCGCCGAGCACCGAGGCATTACGATCGAAGAAGCCGCCCGCACTCTCCTGGAGACTGCCGGGTGGACGCCCCCAACTCCGGACGCGAGATGGGATGCTCTCATGAGCGCATCCGTCGAGATCGACCGTCCGTCAGAAGCCGAAGCGCTGAAGATGTTCTGCGCCAGGATCGACCCGGAGTGGTCAACACGTCAGTTCGAGGAGCGCATCGCCGCTCTTCTGACGAAGTGTCTGGAGCCCTTGGACAAGGTGCACACCACTGAAGACCTCCACCTCTGGAGATCGACCACGCGACGCATCATGACGACTGCGCTGACCCCACAAGGAGCACCACATGGCTGACGCCACCACCCCCAAGACCTCGACGAGCCTGAGCGACCTCGACATCCCCGTCCTCGACGGCTGGGTCCTCATCGCCGAGGCCGCCGAGATGCTCGGTGTGACGCGCCAGCACGCCTACCGTCTCGTGCGCAACGGCGACCTCACCAACGTCCGCCGACTCGGCACGAGTTCCTTCTACGTCGTCAAGACGGCCGACGTCGACAAGCGCATCAGCGACCTCGCCGAGCGCAAGGCCGAGCGCGCCGAGAAGGCCTCCGCACCGGCCTAGTCACGGTGCCGTGCGACACGCCGCTCAGGAGAGGTTGCGTGTCGCGGACGGAGTGATACTCTCCTCAGATCGGGTGTACGTCACCCTCGTAACGGAGCCACACAACCACGCTCCAGAGAGGAACCGCACTGCATCCGAATCTTCTGCTCTGGGTCTGGTAGCATCGTCTCACCTTCGTTGTGTGAGGTGGCTGTCTTGACCCACAGCAGGGGCTCCCCGTCTTCGGATGGGGAGCCCCGACTTACATCCCCTCCAGGAAGGTCAAGACATGCGCACCACCACTCCCCCCGTTCAACTGAACGTCGAGGCTCCCGGCACTCTGAAGGCCGAGATCGACGTCCGGCAGTCGAGGATCACCGACCACTCCGTCCCGGAGTCGTTCACGGAACTCTACGATCGCTACTACGGCTACGTGGTCCGGCTCGTGAAGCGTCGCGGCATCGCCCACAGTGATGTGGAAGACGTGGCCCAGACGATCTTCGCCCACTTCTATCGTCGCGGATCGCTCGAATACTTCGACGCCGAGCGTGTGGATGTGCACGACGGCAGGGAGTACACCGCCAAGTTCACGACCTTCCTCTCTGGATTCGTCGTCACGTACCTCCAGCACCACCTGACAATGCAGGAACGCAATGAGAATCGCATGGTTCGCAGCGGCGGCCTCGACAGCCTGATGGAAGACCCCACGGAGGAGAACTCCTGGGTCAACACCCGCGGACCTCGCTACGACGACGACCACAGTCGGGTCGAGTACGTCGAGTTCGTCGAGAACCTCCACGTCCGGCTCTCCAGCGTCAAGCCGCGCTCAGCACGCACCGTCTGCGACCTGCCCGTGTTCTTCGAGGCCATCCGGAAGCAGATCGAGGTCAACGGCAAGTACGACGCCGACGAACTCGCCGCCCAGTTCGGAGTCGCGAGGCGCACGATCCATAACTGGCTGGGCCTGCTCCGGGCCGAGTTGAACGGTCTCTGAGCCGTGGTCATCGGACACGCCGACATCGTCGCTCGCGTCGAGGCGGAGAAGCCTCCGGTGTCCCTGTTCCTCGGCCCATCGTCAGTCGGCAAGTGGACAGTCGCGGAGTACCTCCGGGGCGTCTGGCGCGTCGACGAGGGCGACACCCTGAGGATCGATCACCTCAACACCGCCACGGCCCGCATGGTGGTCCACTTCGCCTCCCACGCCCCCTCACGGGACCGCAGGCTCGCGATCATCCAACTCACGGACGCCGGAGCCCACGCGCTCCACATCCTCCTGAAGACGCTGGAGGAAGGGCTCGGCTCCACCGACTTCATCCTCATCGCCGAGGAGTCGCCCCTCGCCACGATCGCGAGCCGGGCATCCGTCTACCGCTTCGGGTTCCTCACCGAGCCCGAGGTCGCCGAGGTCCTCACCGGCCGCAACTTCCAGCCCGAGGACGCCGCGCAGTACGCGAGCATGTCCGGCGGCCAGGTCTCCCGGGCCCTCTCCGTGGTCAACAACCGCGACGTCAAGCAGGGCGTCATGCAGGCCGTGAAGGCGTTTCGAGAAATGGACCCCATAGCGTTGGAATCCGCGTCGAAGGAGTGGACCGACGAGCACAGCACGCTCCTGGCGCAGTGGTGCAGAGAATCTCTCACAGGTCGCACTCGAATCTTCTCGACCGAAGAAATCCTCGACTCGCGCCGTATCCCGTTCAAGGTCCTCCAGGCCCTGAATGCCAACGTCCGGCCGCGGCTCTTGCTGCGGTCGAACCTGATGTCCGTACTTCGACAGGAGGCCTGAGATGGGCTACGCAGTCTACGAGGACCGAGCCGCAGCCGATCTCGACGTCGCTCGCTGGGCAGGCTATGGCGTCCCGGCCGTCTGCGACATGCCGGATTGCGAGACGAAGATCAATCGAGGCATGGGCTATCGGTGCGAGCACGTCTACAAGGAGGCGTTCTTCCGCAAGGGCGAGCGCGTCGACATCGAGGATGACTGGGACGAAGAGCGCGTCGAGGAGCACCCCGGATGTGAGTTGCATTTCTGCGAGGAGCACCTGTACGACCACGACAAGCACGAGGGCGTCGAGCCCAAGCCGGACACGGACGAGTGGGTGGCGTGGATGCTCACCGATCCGTCGTGGGGGCAGTGGCGCCGGGAGAACAAGATCGACCGGAACACCCTCTATCAGCAACTGGCCGCCAAGGGCATGACTCTCCGGGATGTCAAGACCCTGGCAGTGGAGGCAGACTCATGACGCACGTCCACCCAGACGATCTTCGCCAGCGCGATCTCGACGAGTACGAGGTCACGCAGACCTTCCTCGCCGTCTACATCGGCCAGTGCACGATGGACAACCAGCATCCGATCCGGCGCAACACGCGCGTCGGCCGGGTGCGCATGATCTCGAACCCGCTCATCCCGATCCCGGGCGTAGCCTGCGCCGACTGCGTGAGGCTCATGCCCCGTGCCGTGAGATGACTCAGGAACTGGTGTCCCTCCTCCCCATCGAAGAGGACGAGGGCGAGATCGAGTGGCGCTGCGAGATGCGCTACGACGATCCTGAGGTGAGGTGCGAGAACGAGCCCACGTGGGTCGCAGCGTTCGCGTGCACCTGCATAGGCGCAGCCTGTGACGACCACAAGAGGCTCTACACGGAGCGTCTGCGGACGATGTCCTTCCTCGGCATGGTCACCGTCAACTGCGCCGTGCACGGACGTGTGCAGTCCACCACCGAACAAGCCGTGACCTGGAGCCTGCTATGAGTAATACTCTCGTCTTCGACATTACGAATGCCCGTCCGGGAGAGTCCCAGTTGGCCCTTCTGAGAGAGCATGGGTTTGAAATCGACATGTCGGACGAGCGCATTCGGGTCTCTACTCCTGAAGGGGCAGTAGTTCATCGGGAGGCGAGGCCCCATCAGTTCGTCTACTGCGTGCACTTTTCCAATTCCCGCGCTCTCGTGTCGTTCGACGGAGACTCTTTGGTGCAGGGGAGCGAGTAAAGAGTGACGACCTGGAGTCAGTGGTTCGTCGCGCAGCAGAAGGAGCCGAAGGCCAAGCAGGTCACCTTCCTCTGCGGTTCCGAGCCGATCCTCATCGACGAGGTCGTGACCCACATCACGACTCTGCTCGGCGTCAGCCCGTGGAACTACGTCGCGCTCGTGGCCGGAGAAGATTCGGACCGTGTGCTCTGGGCCGAACTGGAGCGCCATCCGATCGATCAGTCCTTCCGGCTCGTCGTCGTGCGTGACGCCGAGAAGATCAAGGACAGGGACCGGATCGAGGCCTGGGCCAAGAACAAGGCGGCCAATCCGAAGACCTACCTCGTGCTCATCTCCAACGAGCAGCGCATCCCCACCGTCCCGGCCGAGAAGCGCGGCGAGAAGCCCTCTCCCGAGCCCCACGTGGCCGCTCTCGCGCGTCGGGGGCAGGTGATCGAGTGTCGGCCCTTCACGCAGGCCACAGCCCGTCACGCGATCACCTGGGTGCGTTCCAAGGTGCACATGCCGGAGAACGTCGCAGCCCACCTGCTCAACCGAGCGAACGGAGACCTGCGCCTGGTGCGGGACACGTGCGTGAAGTTGGCCGTGCTCGATGACTCCGTCTCGATCAGCGTCATCGACGCCATGCTCAGCCAGCGCCCGCGGATCGACTTCCGGGAGGCTCTGCTTCAGCGCCGCAAGAAGGACGCCCTGTTCTCCCTCACCCGACTGGCGCCGGAGGAGTACGGCCGCGTGCTCGGACAGATCGATGCCGATCTCGACCTGGCCGGGCTCGTCTACGACCTGACCAACCAGCACGCCACGCAGGGCGAGATCGTGCGCGCCGCGGGCAAGATGGCGTTCCTCGTGCCGCACATGCAGCCGATTGCGAAGCACTACGACCCGAAGCGCCGGACGGCCCTCCGCAGGCTCCTCGCAGTAGCGGACGAAGCGGTCCGCGGCGGAGAGAGAATCGGAGTCATGGAGAGTTTGGTGGCACAGTGGTGATCGAGCCGCGAATCACAGGCATGAGCGTGGTCGGAGACATCCTGGCAGAGCCGCAAGCCGTCATCCTGTACGAGAGGGAGGACGAAGAAGCCGTTCGTGAAGTCATGCGTGACGTCACGACCGAGATGGCCGTCCAGATGGCTGTGTCCGATCCGCTCTTGTCGAGCCTCGTCGTCATCGACAACGAGTCTCAAATCGAGAAATGGCCGGGGTGGCTGGACATCATCGTTCCGAGTGAGATCGATTCGTTGACCTTGCACTCTTCCCAGACGGTGGTGAGCCTGAGTCCTGCGTTCCTGCGGCGGCGACACTCGCTTGATCTCAGCCGCCTCGGCCGTTTCTACGCCATGACTCCAGACGCCGCGCTCGCCGAGCGCATCAGCGTCGACACGATCATCCACCTGGAGAACGCAGCGTGAGCACCCGCAACTACGGCGTCGTCCGAACCGCACGAGAGTTCCTCACCCACGCACGCAGGCTGATGCAGACCCCGGAGATTCCGGTCGGGTTCGACATCGAGGCCGGTTACCGAGGCGAGGACAAGGACGGCGTCTCGCTCCTCCCCCACCACCCCGACTGGCTCCTGGTCTCCTTCCAGTTCACCAACGGCCGCGACTGGGCCCGCATGGTGCCGATCGCTTTCGACGACACCTCGAAGAACGTGGACGACGTCGTCGCGACCGCCCGAATCTTGTGGCGGCTGGTCAACACCTGCAAGATCGTCCCCCACAACGCGAACTACGAACTCACCGGCGTCAGCCGCTGGTTCATGGAGACGCTCGCGGATGACCCGATCGTGGGCGAGGAAGTCCGCGCCGTCGACGGATTCTTCCCGATCTTCACGGACTCGTACATCGAGGCCAAGATGCTCAACCAGTACGACCCGCTGCGCGTCGGCGCCGGTCTGAAGGGCCTGTCGAAGCACGTGCTCGGGCAGGAGATGACGGAGTTCCGCTCGCTCTTCCCCGACGAGGACACGGACATGGGCCCGGCGACGAAGAAGTCGCGCCTGAAGTACATCCGCTTCAACACCCGCAACCCCGATAGCCCCCGGATCATCGACTACTCGTGCGAGGACGCCACGGCGGCCTGGGAACTCAGCGACAAGCACCTCCCGGCGCTGAAGGACTCCGAGATGTGGATGATGTACCAGATCGAGATGCGCCTGCTCCCGATCCTCGTCGACATGGAGTACGAGGCGCTCGTGCTCGACTGGCCCGAGATTCATCGCCGCGCGGAGGAGATCAAGCGGTTCGGCGAACTCTACAACGAGGAGATTCAGCAGGAGTTCGCCAAGCGCACCGGCCGCGCCACGCCTGTGCTCCTGTCGAGCCCGAAGCAGTTGGCCGACGTCCTGTTCAAGGACCCCGCCGAGGGCGGCCTCGGTCTGCCGGTCAAGAAGCGCTCGGACAAGACGCAGCAGCCGAGCACGGGCAACGACGCGCTCCGCGTCATCGCGCAGAAGGACGCGATCATCCGAGACATCCTCACCTGGCGACGCGTGAGCAAGTTGTACGGCTCCTACCTCAACAAGTACGACACCCAGTTGAACTACGCGGGCAACGGCCGTGCATACCCGAACCACAACCAGATCGGCGCAGGCACCGGCCGCATGTCGGTCGACGGCGTCCCCTACCAGCAGTGGCCGAAGCCGTACCACTTCGAGTTGAAGGACGGCACGTCGTTCGACCTCAACTTCCGTGACCTGCTCGTCTCGCCCGAGGGCTTCCGCATCGTCGGCTTCGACTACAGCCAGATCGAGTTGCGCATTCTGGCAGGCCAGGCGGGCGAGGACACCATGATCCAGGCCTTCAAGGACGGGGTGGACATTCACCGCGCCACGGCCGCGACCATGCTCCGTCGTCCGCTGGAGGACATCGACAAGAAGCAGCGTGGCGTCGGCAAGACCTCGAACTTCGCCGTGGTCTACCAGTCCGGCGCTGAGAACATCGCCGACATGCTCACCGCCCAGGGGTCGCCCACGACCACCGAAGAGGCCGAGCAGATGCTGAAGGACTACTTCGCAGCGTTCCCCAAGTTGCGCGCCTACATGGACAAGTTGGTCACGGACGGCTCCAGCCAGCACTACATCATGACGCCGTTCGGCCGGAAGTTCACCATCTGGGAGTACAAGGACTCCCGGCAGTGGATTCGCGCCAAGGGCGATCGTCTGTGCGTCAACGCCCCCATCCAGGGTGGCGCGGCCGACTACATGAAGATCGGGCTCGTGCGGGCCTACAACGCCATCAAGAAGGCTGAGAAGGAGGGGCGCATCCCCCCGAAGAGCATCCGCCTGGTCATGAGCGTGCACGACGCGCTGGAGTTCTACGTGCACGAGTCCGTGGACACCCAGACGGTCATCGACCTGCTCGACCCCATGGTGGCGTTCGATCACCCTGCGCTCGGAGGCGTGCCGATCCGCGCGGACTGGCACGAGGGACACCGCTGGGGACACGTCGTCGAGGTCCAGCGCGACGAGAGCGGCAAGATCACGGGTTACGTGAACGAGGACGACGATCAGGTCTTCGAGAACGTCGAGGACGCCTACGCCCGTGGGCTCGTGCTCGACGAGGAGAAGATGGCCAAGTACGCCCAGAAGATCGCCGACCGGCTCGCCCAGCAGCAGGGAGAGCAGCAGGCCGCGGCCGTCCAGGACAGCGACGACTTCGCAGACCTGCCTCACCCGTTCATCGCCGACTCGACCGAACTCTTCTGCGCCATCTGCGGGCAGGATGAGGATTCCACCAACCTGCACGATCTCGCGCTCGCCGAGGACACCCAGAGCCTCCCCGGGCCTAGTCAGCCGGAGCCTCACCCGGGGCCCCCGTCCGACCCCGTGCCTGGTCAGGAGGAGAAGCCCAACACCGAGGAGGACCTCTTCGCGGAGATCGACGCCCTCATCGGGGTAGCGGATCAGGTCGTCCACGACCCCGAGCCTCCCATGGCGCTCGCGGAAGAAGATTCGGCGTTCACGGCACTGGCCAAGGAGCAGGGCGAACTCCCCGGTCCGACCGTGCTCGATGCCATCGACGACGCTGTCGTTGAGGCGAAGGCGGCCGAGGCGCGCGAGCGCTTCCTGTCCGGCTCCACTACGGGCGGTCTCGACCACCAGCAGTTGAAGAGCGAGTTCTACCTGCGCTACCACAAGGAGGCCGAGCCGTTCGAGAGCCCGAGCGCGTGGCTGAAGCGTATCGGCGTCTCAGAGGACGAGGCTCGCGACGACGCGGACGCTCCCGAGTGGGCGCACACGCCCATGGAGCCGAAGACCGCACAGGAGGTGGATCAGGTCTGGGTGCTCACCGTCACCGAGATGCCCGATGAGGACCTCTACGAGGTCATGATGTCGTGGCTGAAGAAGATGGACGGCTACGTGCTTTCGCGAGTTATCCTCAGCACGCCCGAGGGGGACGTCGAACTGGGTGAGTTCGCGGTCGGCGCGGACAACCAGCACAAGGTCTCTCGTCTCGTGCACGGTCAGTTCGACATGGCGACTCGACCGAAGCGGGTGAACGCATGACGATCGTCGACAACCCCGAACTCGACCAGTACGAGGTCCCGCTGCGTAGGGCTGAGCGGACTGCGCTCGCCTGGCGCGACGAGGCTCTCGCGCTCCGCCGAGGCATCGGTCCCGAGGTCCTGGAGGTCGAGACCGGCGCAGAGGCTCTCCTGGCCATCAGGAGGGTCGTAGCCGCCCAGGACCGGGTAGATGCCCTCTTGGAGGATTCCAGGGCTCTCATGGGCCGTATGCGCCGTGCCAGGGACGACACACGCGCTGCGGCGGAGGAGCAGGTGGACGCCGCCATCGCCAACGAGGCGGGGCGCCGGATCGAGTACCAGGGCGCGGCCGATCGTCGCGCAGCAGCCAACGTGGCGGCCGTGGAGCAGCGCCGCGCGCAGCGTCTCCTCGACCGTGCGTACGACACGCTGAAGGAGGCGTACGACTCGATCAGCGCCTCCCGCTGGCAACTGAACACCCTTCGCGAAGACCTGAGGTCGACCCTCAACGTCTTCCGATTCGAGAACTCGTTGGATCGATAGGTCCAATGTCAGAGGCACCCAGTAGGGTGACCTTGAAACCGTGACTCCGGTCAGCAATCCGCAGGACCGCGTCACCCACATGAGAGAAGAAGAACATGCCTGAAATCGACTACGGCAAGGCCAACGCCAAGGTCTCGAAGATCAACTACGACTACCCCAAGTTGAAGTTGGGCAAGGACGAGAAGGCACGCATCGTGCTCATCGAGAAGAGCCCGGTCTTCGAGTGGGTGCACGAACTCCGGCGTCCCAAGATCGTCGACGGCGTCCCCCAGATGGAGACGAAGCAGCGCCGCGACAAGACCGAGTACCAGGACCACGTCATGGACTTCCTCTCGAAGCCCATCTGCCTCGGTGACGCGGGCACGCTCGACAACGACGGCCTCGACCCGAAGAACTGCCCGGTCTGCGCGCTCGCCAAGCGCAACCCGGATGCCACCAAGGCTCCGGTCCGTCGCTTCGCCACGCACGTCATCCGCTACCAGACGCGCGGCGGCACGTATGACATCACCAACCCGTTCAGCGTCGAGGTGCTCGTGTGGTCGTTCACCGAGCGCATGTTCGCCCAGATCAGCGAGTTCCGCGAGGACTGGGGCGACCTGCGTGCGAAGGACCTCAACCTGCTGTGCACGAACCAGACCTTCCAGAACTACGACATCAACGTCGCGTCGAAGACCGAGTACCTCACGGACGACGCGCGTACGCAGATCGTGAAGGCCGCGTACGCGAACAACCGCATCGAGGACCTCACGATCGCCTGCGGTCGGCAGACGGAGGAGCGCTGGCTCCTCTCGGACATCCAGAAGATCGAGGAGGCGTGGGCCGAGGTCAGCGCGATCAAGCGGGGCTCGCCGTCGACCACGTCGCTCATGGACGACCTCGGCGCCATCGCACAGCAGGACGGCCAGTGGGCCGCGCAGGCGCCCGCCGCCGACGAGCCCGCGTCCAGTGCACCGGCTCAGGCCGTGCAGCAGGCTCAGAAGCCCGCTCCTGCGGCGTCTTCGACCGACCTCGACGCTATGTTCGACGGCATCGACACGGCTCCGGCTCGTGAGAAGATCACGGACGAGCCCGCGGCCGAGGAGATCACTCCGGAAGCGCCCGCGCCCGAGGCACCGAAGTCCGCTCCCGCCGCCCCTGCTCCGGCAGCCGCGGCGAACGTGACCGACGACCTCGACGCCCTGCTCGGCGCGTAATGCGCGCGCTCGTCGGGGACCTGGCCGCCACCTTCTCTGCGTTCCAGATCAGGGATGGCAGCCAGGTCCTCGTCGAGTGGGACACCCGGGGGGAGACTCCCTTCGGCACGGCCAAGAAGATTCGGCGGATGGCCGACGAGTACGCGGTCGACCTGATCTTGCTGGAGACCGTCCCGCAGCGGGTCAAGTTCCATATCGACCGCATCTTTCGGCTCCAGGGCATCATCTTCGCCTACCTGCACCCGTACTTCGAGGGCGACCGAATCTTCTTGGTGTTCCCGCAGACGTGGCAGAAGCATTACCCAGGCGTAGGGAGCATTCCCAAGGGCGTGGACGTCCCGAAGGCCCATCGAGACGCGTGGAGGGCTGAGGAGGCCCGGAAGCACGCACTGGCTCGCGGTTACGCGCCGCCCGACCTCGTCGAGCAGTACATCGCGAGCCTCCCAGAGGGGGCGAGGGTGCTGAAGAAGCACACTGACCCTCTCGCCAAGAGCATGACGGACTACGTCGATGCCTTCCTCATCGGGGACTGGCTCTACTCAATCGGCACCGTTGACGAACTGAGGCGTACCACAGGCGTACAGCCTCCCATGATCTAGAGAGAAGATTCCTCATGTCCGACGAGAAGAAGGTCCGCATCGTTCCGCCCGAGCAGGTCGTGCCCGACTACTTCCAGCCGTACTCGCAGGTGGAGCACGGCTACCGCAACCCCAACGGCGGTGAAATCTGGGGACCTGCCTACGTCGGCAACACGGTTGTCTCCCTCGCGGACGCGGCCGGACGCGGCCGGTTCCTGGATCATCGGCGCCGCGAGGTGGAGCGTCTCGGCGTGCTCTGGGACGCCAAGAAGATGGCTCCGGTGTTCATCCAGCGGACGCGAACGGTGACGTTCGACGAGCCGACCGAGGTGGAGGAGTGAGCCCGGCAGCCAAGGCAGTGGCGAAGGCCAAGCCGGACGAACTCGACGCGCTCTTCGACAAGGCCGAGGCGAAGTACGGCTCCCCGGTCGGCACGCTCGACGCGATCGGCTCGGATGCCCAGTTCATCTCGACGGGCAACATGTCCTTCGACCTCGCGCTCGGCGGCGGCTTCCCCATGGGGCGCCTCGTGGAACTGGCCGGGCCTCCCTCGTGTGGCAAGACCACGCTCGCGAGCATGGCCGTCGCGATCCTCCAGCAGATCATCCTCTCCGGGGGCGACCCCTCGCGAGGCATCAAGCCAGACGACGTCATCCTCTACCTCGACTTCGAGAACGCCGTCGACAAGCAGTACATGCGCAAACTCGGCATCGACACGAAGGACCGCAGCCTGCGCTTCACCCAGCCTGACTTCCTCGAAGACGGCGCCGCGCTCACGCTCGCAGCGATCCGCACCGGCCGCGTTCGCATGGTGGTGGTCGACTCCGTCGCGGCCATGAACCCCCGCGCGGTCGCGGAGGCAGAGGTCGGCAAGCCGCTCCCCGCGATCATGGCGAAGATTCTGACGCCGTGGGCGACCACGCTCCAGAACGAGGCCAAGGAGAACAACTGCCTGGTCATCTTCATCAACCACCAGAAGGAGGTCATGGAGATGGGCGGCGGCAGCAAGCCGGGCGTGAAGGTCTACAACACCCCCGGCGGCTCGGCGCTGAAGTATTTCCAGTCGCAGCGGCTCTCCTTCCGTCAGGGCACGAAGAACTACACCGACTACAAGGACCCCGTGCTGAAGGAGACCGAGCGCCGGGTGACCAGCATCGACATCCGCATGACGGTCGAGAAGAACAAGGTGGCCCCGCCCTACCGCAAGGCGCTCGCGCGCGTGCGAGAGAACCGTGGCTTCGACAACTTCTGGTCGGCCATGTCGATCCTGCTCGCGCACCGTCTCGTCGTCGGCGAGGCCGGAGGCATGTTCTACTTCCACCGCCTCGCGGAGCACGGGCTCGTCGAGGACTGGATGACGATGAGCGCGGCGAAGGCCAAGACCGAGCCACGCCCCTACATCCGCGGCCTCGACAACGTCTACGCCATGGCGGACACCCACCCCGAGTGGCGCGAGCGCGTCATCATGTTCACCGAGGGCATCCTCCCCGACATCATCAAGACGGACGAGGACATGGACGTGGCGGCGCCGATCGAAGAGGCCGACGAGACCACGACCGCAGCGCTCGCCGAGTTCGACGCCATCGAGGACGGCTCCTGAGATGAGCGTGGATCAGATCGCCGCTTCGACTTCACCGGGTGCGGACTGTGCATGCTGCGCTATCCGGATGACTACGACTACTCCGAAGATTTCTCGAATTCTTGATCTCGTAGCCATTTCATGAAATGATCGCTTCAGGTCAAGCACACACGAACGAAGGAGATTCCATGACCATCACCGTCGAGCAGATGCGGGAGAAGTTGATCCCGATCGGCGATCTCGTCGACCGCCTCGGGACCACCGAGCCGCTCAGCACGCAGGACATCAACAACGAGACGCCCGTCCGGTTCCGTCTCCAGCCCGGCTGGGAGACGGACCTCGAAGCGACGTCGGACACCGCGCCGGTCAACGCCTTCATCACAGTCGCCGGGCAGGAGCGCCAACTCACCAAGGAGGCCGCGCTCCAGGCCACCAGCCAGGTCGGCGTTCCCATGGCGCTCGTGAAGAAGACCCCGGGCTCGCTCATCGAGCCGATCCTCAACCACTTCTGGGACTCGGGTCTCGGAGGCACGGAGTACAAGGCCCTGTCGGTCGGCGACACCGTGTCGGCGTTCACGAAGGCCACGATCACCCCGTTCTCGAACCTCGAACTGGTCGAGCGCATCACGTCGGCCGTCGAGAAGCGCTACGGCGCCAGCGCTCGCGTGTTCGCGGACTACAAGTTCTCGCACACGCTCCAGTCGACCGACGTCCGGCTCATCCTCCCCGACATCCAGGAGACCATCCGGGACAGCGGCATGGGCGACGTGCCGGACAGCAGCGAGGACATCTGGCTCGGTGGCATGCACCTGCACAACTCCCTCGTGGGCAAGGGCCAGACGACGATCGAGCCCTACCTGTTCCGCTGGTGGTGCACGAACGGCTGCACGACCGAGCGCCGTGCCGGGATGGTCCACAGCCGCCTCGGCAACGCGGGCCAGGACGCCGAGGGCGCATACGCGTGGGCGGCCACGGCCGTCGACGAGGTGCTCGGCGGCATGGAGGCCGAGTTCGAGTCCGTGCAGGCCCTCACGAGCCTCTCGGTGGCGGGCAACACCGCGGACGTCCTCGCGGACATCTTCGGCCGCTACGACCTCCCCGTGTCCCAGCGTGACGCGATCCGCGAGAACGTCGAGAACCTCACCGGTCCCCTGACGCTCTACTCGATCATGCAGTCCATCACGCAGGTGGCCAACGATCCCAACCTCGACCAGCGTCGCGCCGATCGCCTCATGCGCATCGGCGGCGCGATCCCGAGCACGGAGTTCGACCCGCTGAAGGCCCGAATCTTCCGTGAGGGTCAGTCCAACCCGTCCGGCCCCAACCCCTACGAGATTCAGCCTCTCTAGGGCCCACAGACGCCAGGGCCGCGTGCTTCTTCCCCGTCGCACGCGGCCCTGGTCCATACCCACCAGAGTCCCCAGGAGGACCGTATGACCGTGCAGTTCCAGGCTCCCAAGCCACACGCCCTGTTCTGGATCGACATCGAGGCCACAGCCCTGTCGAAGAAGAACGACTTCAGCGACGTGCATCCCCTCGAATTGGCCGTCATCGTGACGGACTTCGACCTCGAACCCATGGCGGGCTACGAAGCCGTCATCACGCCCACAGCGGAGACAGTGGCCTCCCTGCGCCGGAACCCTCAGGCGCTGGAGATGCACCGCGCCAACGGGCTCGTGGCGGCGCTGAAGGGCACCACAGAGACCGTGGAGGAGGTCGAGCAGAACCTCATCCAGATGCTGAAGACGAAGACCGCCCTCCAGCCGGGTGAGTTCATGATCGCGGGCTCCGGCGTCGCCCGCTACGACTACGGTCTCCTCGACAAGTGGATGCCCGCGCTCACCTCGTGGTTCGCCTACTACCCCTTCGACATCGGCGTCATGCGCCGGACCGCCAAGATTCTCTCCGGCGGCCGACAGATCGTCGAGCCGAACACGGCGTCGTATGGCGACGAGAAGTTGCACCGTGCTCGTGCCGACGTCGAAGCCCACCTGGCCGAAGCGCGCCAGTGGCAGGACTGGTTCCGGAGGGCGTCATGAGAGCCTCACATGTGGTGTTCCTCGCCAGCATGGTCACGATGGCCGCCGCGCTCGCCGGGCTCTGCCTCTACATCACCGTGGAGCGCTGGACGTTCTGATTCCGCAGGGGTCATGGTATTGACACCGTGACCCCTGTAACGGTATCGTCGGGAGTGGTCAAGACAGAGAGGATTCCTCGTATGGACTCCAACAAATCATCGCGTGCCAGTCAGGCGCGCATCACGTATCTTGCGCTCGCCATCGCCGCTCTGCTCGGCGCCGCCCTCCATGTCGAGAGCGGAGACGCCGGTCGGGTGATCCTGCTCATGGTGCTCGCAGCCGGGTTCGTCGCGCTCGCCGTTCGAGCGGGTCAGGTCGCACGTCGGGAGGACGACCGTGGCGAGTAGCGTCCTTTCCCAGATCGCTGAGGACTTCGCCGAGCAGAAGGTGATCACCTCCAACGTGCGAGGCACCGATCCCGATCTCCTCCGCAGCCTGTGGAAGGCCAACGCCCTGGAGGTACTCGCTTTCGCAGTGCCACGCCTCGGCATCGAGGAGGGATCGTGAAGAGTCCCATCTCGTCGAAGACGACGAAGATTCTCCTCGACGGGCTCCGTCTCCAGGAGTGCTCCGTGCGGCCCACCACCAACGGCTGGCACATCCTCTTCCCGAACGGCGCGGGCACGTCGCTGCACCGCACCCTGTCCGACTGGCGGGCACTGAAGAACTTCCGCTCGATCGTGCGACAGCAGGGTCTCGTGTGGCCGCTCGACAAAGAAGAGTTCAGCCAACTTGCACAGAAGTCCCGCAGGGGCGTACAACAGGCATGACGTCGCAGTGCTTCCCCCCTGTCACACGACGTCAGGAGGCCCCTCACTCCCCCTGAGGGGCCTCCACCCACAGACTCGGGACGTCACCCTGGAGGGGGACGTCCCGAGGGCAGAGAGCGGAGACCTGGGGGCTTTCGCAATGACCTGCCGGGGGCCGGAGAGGTTCGCTGTAATCGCATCGGGTGCGAGCAGCGACAGGGACTCTACGGCCCCCAACTCCCATTTCTCGAAATGACTGGACACGACACCGTGACAGGTGTAACGTAGTTCATGTCAGAGAGTCCGCTTCTGGAAGGAGCACCCCGTGCCGATCATCAAACAGCGATCCCGCAATCGCTTCGCCGCCCCTCTTCGAGAGAAGACGGTGGACGAACTCCTGTGGGCCATCCGCAACGGCCGCGGTGACGCAGCCGAGGCCGCTCAGGTCCTGCGGGCTCTGGGCTGGACGGACGAGCAGATCGCCGTGCAGGTGCAGCGATGAGCCCCGCACGTCAGGTCGTGAAGGCGCCGTCCTGGATGACGGGTGATCCCTTCCAGGGCCACCTCGTCGAAGTCGAGGCTCGCCCCGATCCCGGCATCTACGAGTCTGCCTACGACGTCTACATCGACGGCCGCAAGATCGCCCGCGTCGTCAGCGACCACGTCGAATCCAACGTCCCCGCCGGACGTGGAGGAATGCTTCGCCGCGTTATCGGCCACCCGAAGAAGTGGTGGATCGATTTCGTGTACCACAACCCCAGCCACGAGGCAGTGCGCGGCCACCGACTGAAGACCGACACGCGCGCCCAGACCGTCGTCCGCGTTTTCCGCAACCACTTCGACCCCAAGGAGTCCTGAACCATGGCACGAGAACTGAAGGTCTATTCCTTCATCGGAAGTCGCGGCAGGATCGTCCGCGAGTGGCTCGGAGAGGAGTTCCGAGGACACGACCAGTCCCACGAGGTCATCGCGGCCCACTCGGCCGCTGAAGCCGTTCGGATCATCGCGCAGAGCGAGCGCTACCGCGGCATCAAGCGACCGAATCAGTTGCACAACTTCGGCGAGACGTGGAACGACAGTGACACGCAAACGGCTATGGCAGAGCCGCTCACCCTCCTCTGGGCGCCACTCTCGGAGGCTGGACTGGGAGACTTCTTCCGTCGCATTGATCTCACTCCGTCCGGCCAGGCTGAGCCTCGACTCAATCCGCTCTACATCGAAGACCCCGAGGAGCGAGCGGCTGCGATGAGCGCGAAGCGCCGCGCTGATAGCGAGGCCTACCGTGCTCGCGAGGCCGAGAAGATCGCACAGGAACGTCGCGATCGAATGGAGGCGGCCCGCAATGCCCGCTGAGACCCCCGACTTCAGCAAGGCCCTCCCAGGCGAGTGGCTGGTCAAGAAGACGTCCCGCTTCCCCGCCGTGTACAACCGCGTGCAGGTCGTGCGGCTCACCAAGACACAGATCATCGTCAAGGGCAAGCGCGACGTCGAGCAACGCTTTCGTCTCGACGGGAGCGAGGTCAACAAGCGCTCACGCTGGGACCTGCCTGACTGCCTGCTCTGGCCCTCCGACATGGAGGCGCGGGAGGGTCGGCACCGCCAGGGCATGGCTCGCTACAAGGTCGAGGTGATCAAGTACGCCGAGCAGTTCGCCGCGCAGCCCACGGCCTGGAACGCCACAGAGTTGAAGAGGATCGTCGGCGAGATGGCCGCGTACAACGAGCAGAACAATCCTCACCCGGAACCCTAGACACGGCACCGTCACTCGTGTAACATTAGTGATGTGGCCGCGGGTGTCCTGTCTCCGCTAATCCACCTCATGAGCCCCTGGTCTTCCCTGACTGGGGGCTCTTCCAATGCTGGCATCGTGGGTAAATGGGGGCGTATCACAGGCATGAGCCTCCGACCCGTGTACGTCATCGACGACCAGAAGCGGGTCACTCTGGGCTCTCTGGCCGAGCCGGGCGCCTACTTCGACGTGGAGGTCGACGACGGCTCGCTCGTGCTCCAGCCGAGCCCACACGGCCGCGTGAAGGTGGACGCACGCCGGAGACTCGCTCTGGGCCGGAAGGCAGCAGCGGGTGCGATGTTCCGCGCGGACGTGTACGCTGACGGCAGGATCGTTCTGGCACCTCTGTTGCTGATCGATCCGAGCACGATGTCGCCGGAACTTCTGGCTGAGGTTAGGGCTCACATCATTTCATGAAATGAGTGATGTGATGCAGGGTAGTAAGGTTTGTGTGACCTGCACGCCACACAGCACCCTGGAGAAAAAATGCCCCGCCATCCTGAGTCCGGTATCGTCTTCACCCTGGCCGTCGAAACGGTGCGAGATGCCGTCGCCAACAGCGAGACCAAGAAGCAGGCCTACGTCGACAGCCTGGCCGCTCGTGACGATGTCATCCGTGACGCAGCGAAGTACCTGCCCTACCCGAGGCTGATGGAGATCACCGGCCTCGGACGCGAGACACTCAGTCGCATCGTCAACAGGCGCAAGTGACGATCCGACGCGTATCACAGGCATGCTGAACGCAATCGAGGTCAGGCACTTCCAGAGCCTCCACCATGTCGCGCTGGAACTGGCGCCCTTCACGGTCATCGTGGGGCCCTCCTCCAGCGGCAAGAGCGCGCTCGGGCGTGCCGTGCGCATGCTCACCTCCAACGCTCGCGGATCGTCCTTCATCACCCACGGGGAGACCGTGTGCACAGTGTCGGCTACGACCGAGCATGGCCAGGTCACCCTGCGCAAGGGCAAGGAAGATTCCTACGTCGTCGTGCCCTCCGATCCCGAGCAGACGCAGCGCACCTTCACCAAGTTGGGTGGCGCCGTGCCGGAGGAGGTCAGCACCTTCCTGGGCATCCCGCCGAAGGACGCCATCAACTACGCCGGGCAGTTCGACCGGCCGTACCTCCTCGACGACACGGGCAATGAGGTCGCACGCACGCTGGGCGAACTGACCAACGTCACGATGGTCTTCGAGGCCGCACGCGAGAGCCGCCGAGCAGGACTCGCGCAGTCCTCCACCCTGAAGACCCGGCGCAGTGACCTCGCGGCCGACGAGGCGCGCGTCGACGAGTACCGCGGGCTGAAGGGTCAGCGCGAGGCTCTGGACCGAGCCGAGACAGCGATCTCGGAGGCAGGCCGCATCCGTGCACGCATCGAGCGACTCACACACCTCACGACCTCCCTGGCGTCCGCAGGAGCCGCGCTGAGGGCCATCGAGGACCTGCCCGCCGTACCGGACATCCAACGCGTGCGAGAGGCGCAGAAGGTCGCACAGCGCCTCGCACGTCTCCGCGACCTCGTGGCTGGGCTGAAGCCTCTCCCGCAGGTGCCAGCCGCTCCGCCGAGCGCGGACGCAGCCCGAGCGATCGTGGCTCGCATCGATCGCTTCCAGACTCTTCGCGAGCAGATGCTCGCTACCGAGGAGATCGCCAGTGCAGCGGACGACGCCTGGCAGGCAGCCATGGAGGCTCGTGCTGACGCGGAAGCCGATCGGCTCCGAATCTTGTCTGAGGCGGGCACCTGCCCGACCTGTGGTCAGAACACCAAACACCTGGAGCACGCATGACCAGCATCAACGACATGCCATGGAACGGAAAGCCCGTGATCGAGAGACTCGCCGAAGAAGGAATCCTCATCCCGGCCCCTGAGCCCGTGAAGCGCCCCTGGCGCTCCCACTGGCCCTACGCCGTGTTCGGCTTCCTGTTCTCCTGTCTCATCGCTTCCTGGTACATCAGGCAGGACCACGACCTCATCGTCATGGCGATCATCGGCATCGCGCTGTTCGTGATGGGAGCGGTCACGCAGCGTGTGGCAGGCAACACCATCATCGCCATGGCCAAGGAGCGTGCGCGCCGACAGGACGAGCAGGTGCGAGCCATCGCACAAGCCGCCATGGAATTCCGCAGAGAGAACGGCCGCTGGCCGGGAGAGGACCACACATCATGACCATCCTGGAGACCGTGATCCGGAACCAGAGCCCCACCTACAACTTGGCCATGCCCGACCTCCTGGAGTTGCTGAAGGAGGTCGAGGAACTGGCGCCACTCGTGCACGTCGAACTCACGATCGAGACCAGCATCCAGGTCTCTCGCGCTATGGTGATCGACGGTCGGACCGTGGGCGGCACCTCTAGCGTCCAGGCCTCCGTTCGCGCATGCTTCGCGTCCACCGGGCACAACTGGGACATCCTCGCCGAGGCGGTGCTGAACGCATGAGCGAGCCGAGTCTCCCCATCGTCGGCATCGGTGGGCTGAAGGAGAGCGGCAAGGACGCGTTCGCGAGCCGCCTGGTGCGGGCGCACGGCTACCGCATACGAGGGATGAGCAACGTCCTCGACGAGATGCTCTTGGCCGTCAACCCGCACATCGTCATCCGAGAGGGCGAGCCCGCGTTCGACATCCCCACCGGCGCCGACGTCGAGGGCAGAACAGCCGCGGTCGTGCAGTATCGAGACCTGCGCGCCTACATCTCGTACGACGAGTCCAAGAAGATTCGGGACGTACGCGAGCGCCTTCAGGGTCTAGGCACCGAGGGCGGCCGGGAACTCATCGACGAGCAGGTGTGGGTCGACCTGGCCAAGCAGAGCGCTGGTCGCATCGCAGACCGCAACTGGGACGAGGGCTACCCCACCGTCATCACGGGCATCCGCTACCCCAACGAGTGGGAGATGATCCAGAAGCGGAACGGCGTGCTCATCTGGGTCGACCGGCCCGAGATCACCGAGCGCCACCGGATCGCACAGGCCAAGGGCGACTCGACCGCGCTGCACTCCAGTGAGAACACCCTCACCGCCGACGACTTCGACATCGTGATCACGAACGATCACGACCTGGAGCACCTGTATGACGAGGCGGACGTGTTCGTCTCCGAGGCCCGAGGGGCACAGCAGTCGCTGGAGTTCCTCGCACGTGCGCTGACCAACTACGACCCGGAAGACATCTGATGGCCAACGCACCTACCTGGACGATCGCAGGTACGCTCACCATCGAGTCCGGCAGCACCTACGAGGACGGCACGTCTATTCAGGCCACGCTCGTGCTTCGAGCAGAGAGCGCTGTGGCGGCCATCGTGGCCTTCAAGGACTCACTGACGTGCGGCGCGGACTACGCCATCACGTCCGTCGTACAGGCACGCTGAGCGCGGAGAGGCGTACCACAGGCATGACTGAGCAGATCACTGACACCACAATCGAGAGCCGCCCCGGCGACCTCTACCGCATCGAGGAGCCCGACTTTTCGTTCTTCGTCCGCGAGTGGCGGGAGGCCGACCCGAGCGCGCCGGTCATCATGTTCTCGATGATCGACAAGAGTCACGAGCCCCCCATCTTCGCTCGTGAGAAGCGAGTGGTGGGAATCCGTGACGGCAACGTCGACGGCGATCGAGCGAACGCCCTGAGCCGAGCCGCTCTCGTGCTTCACGTGGCTCTGCTCTACCGCGGCGTGACTCAGGACGTCGCGAGCAGTCGAGCGCAGGAGGTGCTCGCTCTCTGATGGACGCCATCACACGGCCCAACGGCAAGGTCTACCGGCCGCGCAAGCCTCCCGTGGCGCAGACCCTCTGGTACGAGGACGAGGGCATACACGCAGTCCTCGTGTTCGGCACTCATGATCCTGTCGTCGCACGTCCACTCGCCGAGGCAGCCGTGCAGGCCGCGGTCGACGAGTTCTACAGCGGCATCGCCGTTTCGTTCACCGACATCGAGGCACCGCGCCTGGTCTGGTACGGCACACAGATCGCTGGCACGAACGACGATGGCTCTCTTCGCGTCACGTACGGTCCCGATGCCGAGCGCGGCCGACCCGCTGTGCTCTGGGACGTGCACGAGGAGGATGCGTAGTGAGCGACCTCGACGACCTCATCATCGACGCGTTCGAGGAGCGCACGCCCTACCCCGAGCCCGTGTTCCGTACGGTCAGTGAGGCATGGGGCATTGATCGACACGGCTACATCAACGCGTACAGCGATCAGAGCACCCCGATCTTCTTCGACATCGTCCAGAGCCATAACGATGCCGTGATGTCCCGACTGGTCGAGGAGTTCGGCGTCGAGAACGAGCCGAGGACGTGGTGACCTACACCGACCAGAGCATCATGCTCATCGGCGACCTGCACTTCAGGGACACGCCCCCGCGCAACGCCACGGACACGTACGTCGACGACCTCTTCGACCTCCTCGACTGGACGATCGACTATGCCGTCGACAACAAGATTCGGACGATCGTGTGGGCCGGGGATATCTTCGACCACAAGCAGCCGAGCCGCACTAGCCATGCGCTCGTGCTCCGTCTCGTGTCACGTGTGAAGGAGATCATCGCCGCGGGTATCGAACTCATCATCGTCGTCGGCAACCACGACATCTCGAATGACGTGGTCGAGAGCGCGTTCACCAAGCAGCCGCTCGCTCTCCTCTACGCCGCGGGCGCCAAGGCTCTCGATGGCTGGCACGACACGCTCCCCCTCTACGGCATCCCGTGGCAGCAGCGCTGGCACGCGCCCGGCGTCCTCGACACCGTGTTCGAGCGTTACCGCACAGCGTTGGGCCGAGACGAGACCGACACGCCTGGCGTATCGAGCATGGAGGAGTCACCCGAGCAGACACTCGTGGTCACGCACGCGAGCATCTTCCCCGATGACCTGCACCGAGACATCATGTACGAGGCCTTCAGCGCCTCTGAGGTGGCCGAGGCCATGTCCGGAGCAGGGAACCTCTACCACGGGCACATCCACGACGACCACGGCGTCTACGAGGCCGGTGGAGTGCAGTTCTGCAATCCCGGCGCCCTGAGCCGAGGCAGTGCGAGCGAGAGCAACATCACGCGCACCATCCACCTCGCCGTCTGGACACCACCGCGGACGTACGACGCTGACGGCTGGACGGATGGCGGCTTCGACATCGTCGACATCCCGATCGCCAAGAGCGCCGAGGAGACGTTCCGACTGGAGAGCGTGCGCGAGCACCAGAGCAACCAGAAGACGCTGGAGCGGTTCCTCGCCGGGCTGGGCTCCACCGTGTTGGACATCACCGACCGACACGCCGTCGTCCGTCACATCCGTGAGAGGCAGGACATCAGCCCTCGTGTCCGTGAGAGAGCCATCGAGATGCTGGAGGCGCAGGATGCGTAACCACCGAGACGACGCCGTCAACTGGTTCGCGCGCATGGACGGCGTCGTGCACGCAGCCGAGCAGGCTCTACAGAAGCACGGCGCGGATTCTCCTCAGTATCGAGCCACCCTCGCCCACTGGACGGAACTTCAGTGGGAAGAGCCTCCTATCCCGCGGAACGTCATCTGGCAGACGTTCCGAGCCGAAGAGGAGCCCCGACACGGACTGACCTCGATCACGTTCACAGCCAAGCGTGTGTTCGGCTACTGGCATCTGCCCGGGCGCGGCTTCCTGAAGCACGAGCAGCACGTTCGAGACCTGTGGGCGGCGCTGGCAGCGCGAGAGTTCGAGAAGGACCGAGAGAGACGAGAGCAGCGCGCATGACGTACGACATGAACAACCCCGACCCCGCCAAGTCGATTACGTGGGTTGCTGATGGTGATGGCTACCGGCAACTCACCTGGCAGGAGAAGTGCGAGCAGTTGGAGGCCGAGAACCGGCGCCTCCAGGGCTTCGCTCGCATGATCCGAGACCTGAGTCGCAACGAGTACGGACGGCATGAGGGTGATGCCGACTTCAACGACCCCACGGGAATCAGCCAGGGGAATCCTCACATCGGTGTGGGTGAGGTGTTCGGCTACTCGATCGGTGGTCATCGTCGAGCGTACGCACGGCCGATTCGAGAACTCGAAGGCGACCCCGAGGCGTGGATCGTCGAGGCTACCGACCCAGCACCGCGCTCCGCTGACAGCGTGGAGATCGTCACCCTCCACCGGGAGCAGCGCGTGGACGTGCCAGGAGATGGGTTCCTCTACGCCGAGGAGGCGACAGGGAGCCGGATCACGATCTTCGTGAAGGGCAGACCGCTCGTGTTCAACACGCGCCCGGGTACCGTCACCGTGAGGTACGAAAGTGAGTGACGAGGCGCCGCTCATCATCGCCCCAGGCGACGTCAAGATGACGCGTGAGGCTCTCGCGATGGCGCAGCATCTCCTGAACCACGACGGGCAGCACACGCGCGCAGATCGGCTACAGCACCTCATCGACGAGTGCGATCGTCACCGGCCGCTGGGCAGCGATGGCAAGCACGGGAACCTCCACACCTCCACGTGTGGGTGCGAGGACGTCGAGCCTCAGGTGAAGACCACTCCGTGCCGTTGCGGACACGACCACGATGGGCCTCATCTCTTCTGAGGCACAGCCGACCGTTACAGGCGTACCACAGGCATGACTGTTCAAAGCATGCTCAACGACGTCGTCGGTTGGGAGGAGGGGCCGAACGGGCGCACCGTCACGGTGTATGCGCGCGTTTCTGGAAACCGAATCTTCTTCTCTCGCGACGAGGCCATGGTCTACCCCGAGCCCGGCACAATCATCCGCGCGTTCCCCTCCACCTATCTGGTCCTAGGACTGGAGCGGATGGTCAACGCTGACGTCCTCCACGTCGAGAAGGTGATGCCTCGTGGCTAAGGTCCCCGATCCATTGCCGCAGCACTCGCAGGCGGCCCGCGACGAGGCGTACAAGCGCTACCACGACGACGTGAGCGACGAGACAGGCGCGAGCATCGACGACTACGGCTACAGCGAGACAGCACGGTCAGCGTTCCTCGCGGGAGTGCAGTGGCAGGCCGAGCGCGTGCGGGCTCTCAGTCAGAAGCGGGACAGGCTTTGGCTGAAGGTCAACGACCTTGTCGCCGCGGGCCCGGACAACATGGAGGAATACCGCGCGACCTGGGCTGAGTGGATCGCAGCCTCCAACGCACTCGACGAGGCGCAGCGTGGCTAGGTTCACCGACCCTCGCGCGATCGTTCTGCTCATGGCTAGGGAGATCGACCCGCAGCCCGAGGCGCCTGAGGACGAGGAGTACATCACCGAGTGGGTCCCCGACCACACGTGCGGGGGTCACGGCGATCCAGGGTGCGCGGCATGCTGGGTGCAGACCTACGACGACACCGTCGAACGGCAGAACAAGATTCGGAGCACCTGAGCATGGAAGCAGTAGCCATCGCAGCCGTCACCGTCGTCCTCGTGGCGTTCGGCATCTGGCTGGACAACCTCAGTCGACGCGTGCAGGCACTCGAACGGGCAGCAGAGCACGACGACGAGACCGAGAAGGAGAATCCCTCATGAGACCGATCGAGGTGTACGCCCTGGCGATCACGATCCTCCTGGGTATCAGCATCATCATGGGCATGCGCGGCGTCATCGGCAGACGATGCAGCGCACGGACCTACTACCGAGCGTGGAGCAAGACCCTCAGGTGTGAGAAGTTCCACAAGCACGAGGGACCCCACCGATCCGGTCGATGCGAGTGGTCCGCAGACATCAAGGTAGACGCGCGGCCGCCGTTGGCAATCGCGCCGGGTGTCCCCGCTCATCTCCTGAAGAACACCGAGCCCGCCGAGCAGCCGATCGATCCGAACAACACGATCACGGCCAGGCTGAAGCGCATCGAGACAGCGGTCAACGACACGCTCACCCACATCACGAAGGCGGCACCCAGGCTTTTGGACGACGAGCCTGGAGCGCCCAAGAGCATGTCCAAGCGCCTCTCCCCGGACGAGGTGGCCGAGTGGGCGGTGAAGCGCTGGAACAACAGGCACTCCATTGGCACTCGCGTGCACCTGAAGTCCGAGCCGCCGACGCCGAGGCGCACACAGTCCAGGGCCTACGTCGATCCCACGGGCAGTGCTCTGGTCCGCGTCTCGAACATCGCCGTGCCGGTCGACATCGACGACCTCATCGTGATCGAGAAGCGAGAGGAGCCGGAGAAGTTGTCGCAGCAGGAGGACGCCAAGCGCTGGAATGAGAAGTTCCCCATCGGCACCCCCGTGCGGATGGAGTCTGACCCGCACACGGTCAGGCGCACGACCACGCTGGCTCACGTCGCTCTGAGCGGACGAGCAGTCGTGCACATCACGGACTACCCCCACGCCGTGATGGTTCGACGACTGTGGGTCCAGCGTGAGCAGCCGGAGCCCTACCGGCCGTCCCCGTTCGCGGCCAGAGTGCTGAAGGCCAAGCGGGAGGGCACGCCCCCGGCCTATGCGCGTTTCATGAATCGAACGCCCAATCCCTCACAGGGACAGGCAGGGACTCTGTTCATCCCACCAGGCCTCGTGACCGCGCACGCTCACAACCCAGCCACGGAGGACCCGCGCTACTTCGACGGGACCACGCCTCCCGTCGTCAAGCCGTGGTACGACCAGAGCATCGTCCGTGCCAACCACGAGGCAATCAAGAAGATTCTGGCCGAGGGTCCCCTCCGTCCCGAGATCGACCAGTGCACCAGCACCCTGGGTAAGAACCAGAGGTGCGTCAAGCCAGCAGGCCACTTCGACCACAGGCACAGGGCAGCAGAGGGATGGGAGTGGACAGAGGTATGAGCATCAGAACCCTATTAGGGCAACTCTCTCCATTTTCCCATCGTCCCCATTTACCCATGATCACCCCTGCCGACTCAGTAGCAGCGATTGAGAGGCAGTTCGGCCTACCCCAGCGGCAGCCTCACTCGATTCATGAAATGCAGCCAGCCCTACCCACCCCGGGACCTCATCCCAGGTGGTTCACCTCCCCGGGTGACTTCTCCGTCATCACTCCCCACAGCACCTATCGCCGCAAGCAGTGGACCACCCACGATGAGTCCACGTGCCAGGTAGACCACAGCATCCCTCTCCAGCCCACCCATACCGTACGGACGGGAGACTACGGGGTCTCTGTGCCAGCAGCAGAGTTCTCCCCGGGGGCAGAGGGGATCACGGAGTTCATCGAGATGCTCGCCGAGCGGGACCTCACGGTGGACATGGAGCCCCAGCAGATCGAAGAGAGACTCAGACAGGAGCAGACCCATGGCGGACCCCACACCCAAGCCGATCGAGGAGATGACCACACGGGAGGTCATCCAGATGATCCGGGACGGGAAGAAGCGACTGGAGGAGAACGGCGCAGCGAACCGAGAGCCCTGGGAGCAGCAGCCGGGGGAGGACCTGTCGCTGTATCTGGTGAGGCTCAGGATGAACGCGGGGTACTGGGCCAGTGGGCCGTACAGGATGCAGCCGGACCGGGAGAGCATGCCCGACGAGGTGGCAGCGATCCTGAGCCCCGGGGTGATCGTGGTGGGGCCCAAGCGTCCCTGAGAGGGCACAACAGCCCCAGCCACACAGGCGCGTCCCTGAGAGGGCACAACAGCCCCGATCATGATCGAGCGCCCCTCACAGGGCAGAACCGGTCCGAATACAGGCAGCGGCAAGACAGCACCCCCGCAGAAAAAGTCGAGGCGCATGCCGTCGTCGACATGCAGAAGGTGTGGGACCTGAGCCAGCCCGGCTTCACGAGATTGACCACAGCAGCCCGGGCGGTGTGCTGGGAGCACCCTCAGACGGATCGGCTCATCGCCCCCTGGCAGGGAGAGCCTCACCTCATCCGCGAGAGCCCGGCCTACGTCCTCGCAGCGCTGGACGCGATCGAGCACGACTGGGAGAAGCACTCATGAGCAGGCCGGACTTCGACGAATCCGTGATCGACCCCGAGGCAGCAGGAGAACCGCACATGATCGAGACCATCGTCCTCGTAGGCACCGGCGCTCTGTGCGCGCTCGCCGGATTCGTCATCGGATCACTCACCAGCGGGCGCAGGCGATGAGAAGCCTCAGGAGCGACTACGAGGGCTTGGGGTGGGTCAGCGTACCCGAGAGTGCGGAAATCGTCTCAGACAGGCCCACAGAGCCTCCCACGTGGGGATTCACCCACCGGACGCCCCGCAGTCGATACGTCGAGTGCATCGTGTGCGGCAGATCGGGCGCAGGGTGGACCACAGCGACACTGACGCCTCCCGTGCCGCTTCCGCAGACCGGGTTCTACCGCTGGCAGCGGAAGTGCATGGTCGAGCACACCTGGGAGTGCGCGTGCGGAATCTTCTTCCCGAGTCAGCAGGCGCTCGCCGTCCATGTGGTCAAGAACTGGCAGTACCACAAGCCCGGACACGGCCGGATGGATCGAGTCGGCAACAAGAAGCATGGGTAAATGGGGAGTTCCCTAACAGGGCAGATGTGTGTTACAGTAGACACGTACCAACGGCCAGCCGGTCGAGCGGAGAGTCGTCCATGGACAGGGCGGTGAGATCACCAAAATCCGGAGACCGTTGGGAACGTCCAGAGGAAGGGCCCTAGGCCGCTGAGCGTCCCGTGACGGGCTCTTCCTCGCCCCCTTACCCAGAGGCCTCAGGGCTGGAGAACTCGCGGACTTGATTGGCCGCTAATGACGTCTCCGTCCTGAGGCCTCTGCTTTGCCCTCTGAGGGAACTCTCCATTGTGGGGACTTCCCTCAGAGGGCACCCTTATGTGGGTATCCCTGCTAGGGTAAGCGCATGCAACGAGAGATCAGCCGCATCGACGGCCGTAGACGAATCAAGGTTCCCGACCTGGCGCCGGGCACGCGCGTACGCACAGCAGAGGCCAATGGCCGCATGGCCGTCGTGCCTGACGAGGCCGGGCCCCTCCGTGCCGACTCCCAGAGCCGCATCACCATCCCCATCGGCAGCAGTGTGGGCATCCCCGGAGATCACCTCACTGTCGAGCAGCGCCCCAACGGGTTCGTCCTTCAGCGCGCGATCGTGGTCACGTTCCAGGACATCGGCCCGGAACTCTGGGCTACCCTCACAGGGCAGAGCGAGCAGGAGTGACCCCCTACCCTGTTAGGGTAAACACGTGCACCTCAGGCAGGCGCGCAGGATCGTGACCGGCCTGTCTGAGAACAGATGCTCACTGCGACAGATAGTGGGGCGGCGTAAGCCCTGAGGTGCACCTCTGTCGTCGGCGCCAATGGTCGATTCTCGAATTCGGCGAGCGCCACGACAGGCCTGGGAGGGGGAGCATGCCGGGCGGTGGGATTTGAACCCACGGAGCGCTACGCGAGCGCTCACCGTATCCCGGCGCGATCGTCCGGGGGCTCACCTTAGGCCGCTCAGACACGCCCGGCATGCGACCCCGAGTGTAGCAGGGGGGGGGGAGGGTTCCCCGCGCAGGGTGGGCCTGTCAGACCCCTCATCGCTGGTTCACCGTCCGGACTCGGGGCCGGAATCCCTGCTAGGACCTCCTCTCTACGTTACTATTGTAACACGTCACTGGTGTAACACCTAATCCTGAGCAGAGTAGAGGTTTCCTCTGTAACCTGTTACAGTAGACACGTACCGAGGAAAGGACACCCCATGGCCTACTGGAACGGCGACGAGCCGGAGCCCGTGAAACCCCACCCCGTCTACCAAGGCGGCCCGTGCCCTGAGTGCGGCGCCCCTCGCGGCCACCAGAACCCCTGGTGCTACTCGTACGATCTGACCTGAGAGGACAGACCAATGAAGCGTTTCGCCGTCATCAATACCGAGACGGGCAATCTGAGCCCGCAGTCGTTCGACAGCCAGGCTGAAGCCGAGGCCGTCCGCGACGAGTGGAATGCCGCCTACAAGCCGCAGTTCCAGACCAACGAGGTCGTCGAGTTCGTCATCCTCCCCCGCAAGGCGGCCTGACCATGGCAATCACACTGGAGATTCTCCGAGCCGCCATCATCAAGGAGGACATCTGCCCCGTGGAGGAGTTCGACGATCTCATCGCCGACATCCGCACGCAGGCCCACGAAGGCGGCATCGACGCCGCACATGCCGGGTTCTGAACGCGCCGCGGCCGACCTCCCCCCCCCGATCGACGAGAGAGAAGATTCCTCATGACCATCCACAACGATCCCTACGCCGACCTCCCCGAGGGTATCCCCACGGGGGACTACCTCGATCGCAGCGGAGGCGAGCCCCTCATCGTCGGCGGCCCGTACGACGCAGAGATGGCCGAGCGAGCCGCGATCCAGGCGGATGCTGAGAACGAGCGCGATGGGTACCGTGACTGACACCGTCCTGTTCTTCATGGTCGAAGGACCGTTCGACGGCGAGACGCGCATGCTCCCCAAGGACGTCTCGCACCTTCAAGTGACGCGCATGACGCAGGAGGGGCACCTCACCCTGTCCGGGCTGTATCTCCCCGCAGTGCGGATGCCGTCCGGAGATCGGGCCATGCTGTGGCTAGCGGACGAGGATTAGAGAAATCCTCCAGTCACGTGTTACACTAGACACGTAAGGAAGAGGAGGCCCCAAATGGTCCAGGTAGCAGAAGCCCCAGTCGTCAAGATGGTCCACCACTGCCGCGAGTGCGGCAAGGAACTGGCCTACGTGCCCTTCTACGGCCCCGAATACGGTCACATGATGCCTCACGACCTGCCCGCCGAGTTCGTCCACGCAGACGGCCCCCAAGGCCACCCCGCTGAGCCCCGCGCCTATTGCCGCGAATGCCAGATCGAGGGTGTCGGCGCCTGCCAGCACTGGGGAGCAGGACCGTGGCACTGACCGGAGGCATGCGGGTCCACTACAGCGACCGCGCCGACACGGTCACCCGCTACGGGATGACCTCCATGGCTCAGGTGATCCTGGCCATCCACGACGACGAATCTTCTGTCGTCGGCTACAGCCTCGAAGGAAGGGACTACTGATGGACACGTTCAAGCCCGGCGAGAAGGTCCGCATCGGCAAGGGCATCCGCGAGTGGGAGGTCGTCAACGACTTTCGCGATCGGGATATCCCCCTCGTGGTTCTCCGCACCCACGCTGTGCGCCGCATGACGCGCACCCTGCTCGGGGACAGGCAGATCGCCCGTCTGGGGAGGGTCCAGTGACCATGAGCATCACCGAGGCGCCTGTCCTCCTGACGATCGCCAGCGGCGGGCACTGGATTCCTGTCCCTCGATCGACTCTCCTCGCAGCCGTGCGTACTGCCAACGCGATCGACACGCGCCCCTCGACCTTCGACCGCGCGCCCCGCTTCTGGGTGCCCGTCAAGCGCTACCGTGTCGCCCAGGAGGCCGGGAAGGTGCATGTCACGAGCGAGGGCAAGACGCTCTACACGAGCGACACCCATGCGGAAGCGTGGGCATGGCTGAGCGCAGGAGGAGTGCTGTGAGCGACCCCACACCCACCCCCCTGGAAATCATCCAGAAGTCACTGGACCGGGCGCCGTCAAACGCGCGTACCGCACGGCGCATCCTGATCGACCTGGAGCGCGCGGGCTACGTCGTCCGCGAGCAGGCGCCTACGCCCCTGAATGAGCGCATCGTCCTCATCGGCCGGGACATGCGCGAGTGGTTCACCGCGAAGTCCGACGCGATCCTGGACCGCATCCAGACGAGCACGACTCAGGACGTCATGCTCTACCACGACGCAGTTGGCGTTCTCGTGGCCGCACGCCAACTGGTGGAACTGACGGCTCAGGGCACCCTGGAGGGGGAACTCACCCCCGAGCAGCAGCGTGCCCTCTCAGGGGAGCGCGAGGTGACCGGGTGAGCAGGCGGCGCCGAACCCCCGCAGAGATGGCCGTCGTCCACCTGGGGCGCGCTCTGAGTAGCCTCATCCGCAGCGGGCTAGGCGAATCGTCTCCCCAGTACACGAAGGCCATTCGACTGGTCGCTGAAGCGAGCGATGCTCTCCTGGACGCGATCGAGAGCGGCGAGCCTGAGGACTAGAGGTTTCCTCTGTCACGTGTTACAGTAGACACGTACCGATTCTCCGCTTCTGGAAGGAGCACCCCGTGGTCACCACGATGGACAAGTTCATGGACTACCGCGTCTCGCCGTACAGCGACAAGCCGAAGCAGGACGTCGAGGTTCTGGACGAGCCGTTCCACTGCCGGGCCGATGGGGAAGTCATCACCCTGATCCAGAGCAGCAACTACGACCCCTCCAAGTGGGTCCACGAAGCCGGGGTCGACTGCACGAGCCCCTGGCCCCGTCCCAAGTGCGCCTACTGCGGCACCGACGAGGTCGGAGTCGTCGTCGATCGGCAGCACGCCTACCACGACGCCCGTGAGTGCAGCCGCTGCGGTGGCGTCACTGGCTTCGCGATCGGAGACTGAGCCATGGCCACCGACTTCAGCGTCAAGACGCAGGCAGCCGCCTTCCAGGACGGTTACCAGCGTGCACTGGGCGACATCGCAGCAGCCTTCGAGAGCGGCGGCTACCATGCCGCTCTCGAATGGATTGCCAACAACCACACCCAGAAGGGGGCCTGAGATGGCCGCACACCACGACCACGAGCGATGGATGCTCCAGGAGAGCGCCCAGGGAGGCCTCTACTGCGCCCCCTGCGGGCAGCACATCCCCTTCCGCACCCCCGAGCAGGTTCGGCGCCTGGAGACGCTCAGAGCCCACGAGGAGGGCCTCTCCGAGGACATCGCCACCTACCGCGCCGAGGGACGGGACCGCAGCGAACTCATCGCCCTTCGGAATGAGGTCCGCGCCGAGATGCGCGACATCGAGAACAACACGGCCGTCCAGGAAGGGACCCCCGCATGACCGGGACACAGCGCCGCATCGAGACCCTTCGCGCGCATCAGGTCCTCGACGACTACGCCACCGAGGACGAGCGTCAGAGTGACCTTGTCGAACTGCGTGCTCTGGAGCGCCAGCAGGCGATCGTGATGGACGGCCAGTCCGTCCCGCTCCCCGAGGCCGCCGAGCGCATCATGTACTGGGCCATCAACGAGGGCCCGCATCGACAGAGCACGTTCGAGGAGTGGCTCGAAGCCGAGCGCGCGAGGGCGTGGGAAGCGGGCTACCAGCAAGGGCATCGACTCGGCCGCAACCTCAACCCCCACGCACCGAAGAAGGTCCGCTGATGAACGTCTGTTCCGAGTGTCACGTCCTCGACGGTCACAAGTTCTCCTGCTCCCAGCGCCCTGGCAAGGGGGCCCGCATCCCTGTGCAGCGCGTCAAGTGCCCGACTCAGGGACCACACGCCCCTCATGCGTGGCGCATCTCTCCTGAGGTCTCGCAGCACTGCGTCGGTGTGCCCCCTCAGGCGGGCCTCCTGACAGACGACGAGAAGATGGTCGCCGATCTCCTCCTGACGACCCAGCATGAGATCGAGCGGAAGCAGTCCGAGCGCATTACGTCCCTCCGGCCCAACGATCCGGGCTTCGATCACGAGGCATGGGAGCGCGAGCACCCCTTCCCTGGGTCGGTCACTGATGCACAGGCCCGTGCGGTAGCAGCGTTGCTCCAGAGGGAGCGCGCGAAGGCATGGGAGGGCGGCCGTACGACCGACATCCCCAACCCCTACAAGGAGGCTTGACCCGTGACGAACACCGAGAAGATTCGGGCCGCCTACATCCGGTCGTTCGCTAGTCACGCGGTTCTGGAGACCGCAGCAGCGAAGCAGTTCGACGAGTGGCTTCAGCGCGAGCGTGCGAGGGCATGGGAGGAGGGCAAGGACGAGGCTCTGGGCGCCGGAGATCGGGATGCTCTGATCAATCCCTACGACCCTCCCAGGGAAGCCTCTCCTGTGGACCTCGACCTGCCTGAGGGTGGGCTCGCTGTCGGCACAGTCGTCTCGTACTACCGTGATCCCTCCATCCGCGGGAAGGTGAGTCTCGCGCAGGTTTCCGGTGACCACTGGGCCTATGCAGTGGCCTGGGACTACGCCCCCGAGCGCTCCACAGGCTGGTACACCCGCTCCATGCTTCGACCCGAGACCGAACAGAAGGACTGACCATGGCACGCATCGAGCCCGACTACACCCCCACCACTGAGGAGGTGAAGGACGCCTATGGACTGGGCGGCGACGGCGCTGACTTCAAGGCCGAATACTGGGCCCGCAGAGAGGCGTTCGATCGCTGGCTGGCTGCGCACGACGCCGAGAAGGACGCGGAGATCGCGCGCCTGTCGCAGCGGCCGACCGTCGAAGAGGTGGCGCGGTCGGTGGGTTGGCAACATCCCCGAGTCCCCCATGACGAACTGAGGTCGATCGTGTCTGCCGTGCTCGCCCTGTTCCCCACCCCCAAGGAGACCCCCCGTGGCTGAGCACACCCCCACCACCGAAGAGGTCCGGCAGCGGTACGCCTACGACGAGTGGACAGACCCACAGGAGAGCGACTACGCAGCGTTCGACCGCTGGCTGGCCGCCCACGACGCCGAGGTACTGCGCGACGGAGGCTTGGTCCGTGTCGAGACCGCCGAGAAGTACCGCCAGCGGTGGGAGGATGCCCAGGCTGAGGTGCGTCGCCTGTCCCAGCGGCCCGCCATCGAAGAAGTCGTGCGAAGGCTTTGGACCGAGAACGCGAGCCTGACCAACATGCAGGCACGGAACCTCGTCGAGGACGTGCTCGCCCTGTTCCCCGCACCCAGGGAGACCGCCGATGAGCGCACTCGTTGCCTGTCCGTTCATCGGGGTGTGCAGTGTCAGGGGTACTGGGAGCACCACCTGGACGAGACCACCCACTTCCATCAGGGTGACGAGGAGTACGGCGGCCCCAGCCACAACCACCACTGGGAGGGCCCGTCCTGGCGCTCTCTCCGCACCCGCTTGGAGGAGACCCATGCCTGAGCACGTCCCTACGAGGGAAGAGATCGAGACCGCGTACGCCGGGGGGTGGAGCGAGGACTCGATCCCTGGCAAGAACGCCCGTGAGGAGTTCGCCGCCTGGCTGGCCGATCACGACGCTCAGGTCTTGGACATCGCTCGCCGCCCCCGCATGATCGCCGCCGAGAGAGAGGCCAACGCCGCCGATGAGAAGACCGTGATCCGGGACGTCAACGGCGACGTCTTCGAGAAGGTCTCAGGCCGAGGCTGGGAGATGACAGGAGAGTCCGGACGCTGGGGGCCGACCTGGATCAAGTACCCCGCCACTGTGCTCTGGGCGCCGCTCTACGGCCGCATGGAGGTGGCACCCGTCGATCTCCAGCAGCACCCCACACAACCCCGTCCTGAGGGCTACCAGGGAAGCCCCGCGTGACCGAGCCCCTGAGCCCCCTCGACAGGGAGGTGAGCGATGGCACGCGCTACCTCCTCTGGCCGGACGCCGAGATCGCCTGGCGCTGTCATTGGTGCAGGCTGGTCTACTCCGACCCGAAGGCGCACTTCCGCTCCTATCCCCAGTGCCGATCATGACGTGTCCATCGTGCGGGGGTTCTGTGGCCCCTGAGAGCCTCTACAACGGCTCAGGGACACCTGTGGCCACCGTCGACAGATGCGTGCGCTGTGGGCGCATGGAAGCCCGCTGAGGGCGTATCACAGGCATGACGAGCAAGAAGACGACGGAAACGGCCTACCTTCTGGGCATGAAGCCGAACTCCCGCACGGGGTTCTATCACGTTCACTCCGCCTCGTACGAGTGCGGGATGGCCTATCGAGGACACGACGAACTCTGGTGGCCGTGCTCACGCCTGGTGAATCACGAGGGGCCGTGCGGGTACGAGGACAACACGGCGTACTGAGTTTCTCGATTTCTCTGTAACGTGTTACAGTAGTAACGTATCCAGAGAGAGGATGGACCCCATGGCTTCCATGACCTGCCCCGGATCGGGCTCCCAGCCCGTCGTCCCCGCCAACGTCAACATCGGCGAGAACGACAAGGGCCTGGCGTCGACCTGGCCCCACTACCGCGGCCTGTGTGGCCACTGCAACGGCTTCTACGCCCCCAACAGGGACGGCAGCCTGCGCAAGCACGTGTTCTACAGCGGCCCCAGCACGGAGTACGAGGCCGAGCACCGGAATGCCTGGTTCGCCCAGCACGGCGTGAAGGAGGTGGCCTGAGATGGCTCTCAAAGGACTGAAGCCCAGCGCCGAGCAGGTCAAGCGCGTGCGGCAGAAGCAGCGCACCGAGAACACCCTGGCCATCGAGGCCCTGAAGCGCGGTGACGCCGAGGGCTTCCACCGCCACGCCGACGAGGCCGCTGTGTGCGCCTCGTGGATCAGGACGTACGTCTGATGGACATCACGTTCCAGCCGTCGAGGTTCTCCCACCGCATCTTCGGGGTCTTCATCGACGGTAAGCCCGTCGGCATCGTCCGAAAGACCGGACACGTACTGTGGCGCGCTCGCGTCTCAGTCCCCAACATGATCGGAATCGGTGTCGGCTACGGCCTCACACCCAGAGCAGCGGTCGAGGCCGCGTGGAAGAAGGTGACCCAGTGAGCATCGATGAACTGCCCGACATCCTGGAGCGCGAGGCCCAGAAGCACTCGACCCACGTCGCCAACGGCACTTCACTGGGCGGGGAAAGCCCAGCCTGGAACGAGGGCGCTGCGGCCGGACTGCGAGCCGCAGCGTCCCTGGTGCGTGGCGTCATCGCCGAGCGCGACAAGTCTCAGACCCCAGCCGAGCACGCCGCTGAGGCGTTCCTCACAGGACGCGTTCCCTCCACACACCCCGATCCTGGCTACACACACGCCGACCTCGCTCTCGACGAGTGGGAGGAGAAGTCATGAGGAAGTACACACGCGGGCAGCGGGTCCGCATCATCTCCACCGGAGAGGTGGGGATCGTCGACTACGTCGGCGACGACAGCAGAGCCGTCCGCCCCTACTGCGTCCGCCTCGACGGCCGCACTCCCTGGCATGCCGAGGATGAGTTGGAGGCCATCGAGGTGGCTCGCACTCTCCTGTACGAGGACCTCCCCCGCAGCGAGGCGGTGCAGTACCAGATGGCCGTCGAAGCCGCCTGGGCCGACCTCGCCATGGCAGAGGCCCGACACGGCCGCGTCGCCACTCCCGCCCAGATCATTCAAGCCGTTCTGTCGGCACTCCCCGCGATCTTCCCCATCGAGAAGGAACTCCAGTGACCAAGACATTCACCGCCCGCACGGCGCGCAAAGCCCCGACCGACACCAAGGGGTCGGTCATCACGGTCTACGCAGAGGGGCGCCAGCAGACGGTGCCGTGGGACTACAACGCCGACGATCCCCACCGCGCGGCCGTCCTGGTCATGTTCCCAGGCGCCACCCTGAAGCACCGCGGCACCACCACGTACGGCCACCTCTACGTGGTCACGATCGAGCCCGAGAGGAAGACGTCATGACCGACATCGACGCCCCGTTCTACGACACGCACCTGCGCGACCACCCCACGACGCTCACAGGCTCTGTGACGCCGGGGGTGAACGTCGACCCCATCGACGTCTCCGCAGGGCTCCAGATGGCCGCCACGATCGGCTACAGCGACTGGCAGGCGCAGATGGTGGCCGAGCACGCGCTCCTCCGCTGGAAGCGCGGCGAGGAGACCAGCGGGCAGCGCCTCTGGCTGAGCGAGTACCCCAACGACCTCACGTCCTGGACCATGATCCTGGCCGCCGCGCAGGCAGGAGCGACGAACCCCTCTGACTGGGATGAGCAGCGAGAAGATGAAGCGAATCGTCGTCTCGACCAAGACACGGCAGGAGCACCGCTGTGAGCACGTACTGGTACTTCGAGTGCATGGAGCACGACCCGCCCCTTCGGAGCGATGAGGAGTTCACCCAGCACACCAACGACGCCTCGTTCGAGCGCGCTGTCGCCCTGGCATGGATGAGGCCGCTCGTCGAAGACCCCGAGGTATTCGGAAGTGTCGCTGCGGACTACTTCGAGAGGAATGCTCACGCCTTCCTGGTCAAGCACCCGCACTGCCGCGTCGAGATGGTCTCCGAGTACGGCGTTCGCCAGGCACTGGAGGATCACACGTGGACCCTCTCTGGGCCTGTGCGGGTGAAGACGCCCGAGCAAATCGCCAACGACTACATCGGGACCATCCCCGGCATGGCGCCGACCGATACGGCCGTGAACCTCAGGATGGACGTCGACAATCTGCGCGCGGCGATCGTCAGCGCGATCGAGGCCGACAGGAAGCAGCGAGATGCCGCCATCGCTGAGGTGCTGCGCATGCCCGACCGACACGAGGCCGTCCCCGTCGAGGAGCCCCAGCGCCGACACGACTACCTGCGGGGCTACCGCGCGTTCCGTGACGAGGTCCGCGCCATCCTGGGGGGCGACCCCAGGTGACACATCAGCGTGTGCGTAGTAGGCAGATCACCTACCTGAACGGCTACGACAGAGACGTCGAGGCTATCCGTGTGGAGCGCTGGCACAAGGGCGAGTGGAAGTTCCTGTTCGTCCGCGTCGCCCCCGAGTGGGATGTTCTGACAAGGAGACGATCGTGACTGAGTACGTGCCTACCACCGAAGACGCGCTGCGCGAGTTGCGATACGCCGCCACTCACTTCGACGCCATGATGCCCCCCGAGGGCTTCAACGCAGCGCTTGCCGCACACGATGCCGAGGTGCTGCGCCCCTTCCGCGATGAACTCGCGACACAGGGACTTCCTGAGACCGCCACCCTCGCCGACCTGATTCGACACCACCGCGGCAACGCAGCGGCGGCTGCGGCATTCGACTCACTGGCTCAGCAGCAGCCGAAGGGGAAGTGGGTATTCGACGGCGACGTGGACGTCTGGGTGCCGGAGCAGTGACGGCTTGCGAGGGCTGCGGGCACGGCGAGAACTCCCACCGCTACATGGCCGGAATCCTGGGGTTCTGCGAAGAGGGTCGGTGCTCCTGCCCCTTCTACACGATCACTCTGCCCGACCCCGGCGATTTCGGAGGGATGAGCACGTGAAGTTGGTGGTCTGCGACCCTGACGAGCCCACCCCTGAGGAGAAGCGCCGGGAGGAGTGGGATCGGAAGCACCCTCGCTGCGGCGAGTGTGGGCAGTTCCTCCGCAGGCGCAAACCCCGACACCCGGACGCGCTTAACTTCGGCCTGCGCGAGGACGAGTGGATCGGGCATCACTTCCAGGACTACTGGGGAGAGTGGGACCATGTCTGACCCCGTCAACCTGTCCGACTACCGCAACCAGAAGATCGTCGAGTCGTTCCCCGAGGGTTCGGTCGGTGCCATTCTGAGAGACCTGCGTGCGTCACAGGGGCGCACGCTCTACGTCGTTCCCGAGGAGGAGCAATGAGTGAGCGCGCTCAGCCGAACCGGCGCCGGTGCCTGACGACGGGTTGCAACCCCGTGCTGCACGGTGACGACCAGGCCGCAGCACACACGGCCGAGACGGGGCACCGCACGGCAGCGTGGCCGGTGCGCTCCGCCGAGGGGAAGCGCCGGGCGCGCGCGCGGAACCGGACAGGCTACTACGACCGCTACAACGTCGGCGCCAAGTCCCCCGAAGCGCGTGGACTTCGACGCGGCGGGGACGGCTTCGGCGAGTGGGACGGCCACAAGACCGATTAGGAGAAATCCTCTGTATCGGTTACACTGGTAACGTACCGCTTCTGGAAGGAGCATCTCATGGCCGCCAAGCCTCGCATCTTCGCTAGCACTCCACACGGCAAGGTCGTGAATCCCATTCTCCGCGAACTGCGCGAGAAGAAGCGGGACGTCTACGATCTCCTGATGGACCTGGATTCCATGTGGGCCGACCAGTTCAGCGATGCCCAGGTCTGGCACGCACGCGAGGTTCTCTCACTCTTGGGCTCGCTCCGAACCGTCAAGGGGGCGTCGTGAACTACGCGATCGGCGTCTGTGCCCTGATCCTGGCCTACGTGCTCGCAGCGTGCGCTCTGGTCTCCGTGGTCGGCGCCGCCTTCCGCGGCACATTCCCGGCCGAGGAGGTCGCGTCCGTGGTTCCCCTGGCCGTCATGGCCGCTCTCGTCTGGGGTGCAGGACGCGCCCTGACACACACGAAGGAGTCGGCCGAGTGAGCAAGCAGATCGAGTCCATCCGCATCTGGACGGACGCGGACTGGCATGTGCACATTCGCCTGCGGTCCGATATGCGGAACACTCCGCAGAAGTTGCAGCGCTTTGCGCGCAGCCTCATCGTCGATCATGTCGCCCGAGCCGAGCAGCAACTCGGAGAGCGTCTGGTTGTCGCAGCCAGGCGCGTCACCCAGAGCATCTATGTCCCCATCACCCCGGCGATCGTCCACGAGGACGGCACTGTGGAGTTCATCGAAGGAGCCCGCCCATGACCACCTCACAGCCCGTAGCAGCCCGTCTGACGCCCAAACACGGCTGGAACATCGACCAGCACCAGGACGGCACGTTCACGTGCTCACGAGGCGATGTGTCGCTTCGCGTGACGGTCATTCACGACTCCGTGCACTTCCAGGACGCTCGCCCCGGCACGGTGAACGCAGACCAGTACACCTACCTCGCCGAGCAGATCGGGGAGATGCAGAACCAGCAGATGATCACCGCCGCCATGCAGGAGAAGATTTGATGGTCGAATCAACTGAGCGTCGTCGCGAGCGTGCACGACTGAAGGCGCGGCTCTTTCCTCACATCTACGGCACAGACCCCGTCCGCCGAGAGGCCGCCACCAAGGCCATTCAGAACTTCGACGCTGAGACGCGGGAGAAGGGTCTGTGAATCCGGAGACGATCCCCGAGATGCAGGTGCACGGCTGGCTCATCGATCACGCAGGCGCCGACACGTTCCGAGCCACCAAAGGCGACGTGACCGTCAGCATCGAGTACGAGGACCCGACCACGTTCGTGCACACCCCGGACGTCATGCCTGCGGATGAGCGAGCGACTGTGGAGGACGCCATCGTCAACACCTGGCCAATCGAGTCATGGTGAGAGGCTTCGACGTCCCCTTCGGCTGGGAGGACGAGCACCTGCGGATGCCCCGTCCTGTTCCACATCGGCGTGTGCGCTTCATGGAGTACGTCGAGTCGGTCACTGAGGACGGCCGCCGCAACGTGGCCATGCGCGCGCTCGTGGTGCCCAACGTCGCGGTCCTTCAGTGGGAGGTCGTCAGCGGCGAGATCGACTACGTGCGCGTGTACGCCCCGTACCAGCGTCAAGGCATCGCGACTCGGCTGTGGTGCGCGGCGAATCTTCTTCAGCCGGTGCTGCACTCGGCCTGGAGGAGCACGGACGGGGACGCCTGGGCTCGCGCAGTCGGCGGCGACCTGCCGAAGAACGAGTGGCACTGAACCATTTCTTGAAATGAGTGTAGACACCGTGACTACTGTCACGTATACTGAATTCGTGAGACAGTTCAGCGCCCAAGACATCGTTCGGGCCTTGCGCAAGCGAGGCGCCGAGTTGGTCCGTCAGAAGGGCAGCCACGCGACCTACCGCGTCGGCAACTGCCAGGCCACGGTCGCCATGCACAAGGGTGACGTGCCTCGTGGAACTGTCCGAGCGATCGAGCGGGCCTTCGAGCCCGAGTTGGGTGAAGGGTGGTTGAAGTGAGAATTACTCAGGCAGACCTGGACATGAGTCGGTACTTCGACGCGAAGGTCACGAGAGAGGGCGAGCGCTATCTCGCCGCCGTCGACGAGTGCAACGCGTTCACGTACGCCGACTCGGTCACGGAACTCCGCGCCAACGTGATGGAGGCCGTCGAGGCCGCCACGGGCGTTGCTCCTCTCCACGTGAGCCTCCAGTACCAGTGGACGGACGACTCCGGCGAGGTCTACGGCATCACGGAAGAGAACGAGCAGGTCGCTCGCACGGTTCTCTACCACCAGGGCGCCGACTACGCCTCTCTCCGGCCGGTGACCTCGTGACCGCCGAGGAGGTCGAGCAGAAGGCTCTCGACGCCACGGCCGACAAGATTCTGCGGGACCTCGAAGGCTTCCTCCAGAGCGCCTACTCGATCTACGACGTCGCCAAGGCGATCCCGCATCCCTACGACGCGATCGGCGACATGGGCCAGCGGTTCCTGCACGACTTCCGCGGCTTCGCCTTCACTCTGGAGACGTACGTCGAGAGCACCCGACCCAAGCCTGAGCCCGAAGTGCCTGAGATCGAGTGGGAGTACGGCTTCTACGACACCGACGACCACCAGAGTCCGGCACGCGTGTACTGGTCGACATTCGGCGGCCCCGTCGGGTTCGACACACCGGAGTCCGCAGCGGGCACCGCCAGCAAGAGCGTGACAGGCCAGGCCGTCATCGTTCGCCGCCCCAAGGGCAGCGACGGGGGCTGGCACATCTATCAGAAGGAGGCCTGACATGACAGGAGCACGACGGCAGAAGGCGCCCATGCGCCGCGCGCACCAGCGATCGTTCGAGAAGACCGAGCAGGCTCAGGCCCGAGCGGATGCCCTTCCGCGAGTGCGCGCGTCTCTCGAACGGCGCCGCCACCTGACAGCCACACAGATCGTCGACGCGCTCGTGACCTACGACGTGCAGCGGTGGTGGGAGCGATGAAGGAGCGCCCCTGGGTCGAGGTTGCGATCAGCAAGGGGCTTCTGAGCCCCGGCGCCCGCGGCATGACCACCGCCGACATCCTCTGGCAGTACGCCGAGATCAACATCATCTCCCTCAACGAAGCGATCGACCAACTGGAGGCTCGACTGTGAAGCGCACGCTCGCAATCCTGGCAGGGGCCCTGCTCCTGCTCACGGGATGTTCGTCCATCTCGGAAGGCGAGATCGTCGAGAAGAACCACCGGGACGCGTACACCTACCCGGTGCAATACTGCGCCATGTTCAACACCAAGACCGGTGGGTGCTCGATGCACATGACGCGCTTCGACACCATGCCGGAGTCATGGTGGTTCAGCATCGAGAAGGGCGGCGACGAGGGCTGGGTCTACGTCGGCCCGGCGACCTTCGAGAAGTACAACGTCGGCGACTGGTACAACGAGTGAGGACGCGATAGGCTCCTGAGATCGGTACATTCACTCGCCTGTCATGACCGGTCATCCTCTGGATTAGATACCCAGAGCAGCGCGCCCCCTCGATTCGGCTCCCGCCACACTGAGGGGGCGTTCTGTATGGGGGACAGCGGACACGGTGGAGCATCGCGTACCATCGTGGTGCATGGAGACCGTGAAGACAGCCCTGGCCCGCATGCGCGAGGAAGTGCTCTCGTTGGCCGCCAATGGTGCCTCACCGGCCGACGTCGCCGATTACTACGAGCAGGTGATCCTCACCCGGCTGGAGCGCGTAGAGCATCGCCTCGTGACGGAAATCTACGGACTGGACGGCTGGCAGCCCTACCACCACGTCCCGCTCTCGTCTCGGGAGGTGGGCCTCCTGCCGAGTCTCCAGATCGCTGCGACCCAGCGACAGAGACCTGAGAATCCCTCCATTGGGGACTACGGGTTCTCGTGGCTGGAGATTCGACTCGTGACCGGCTGGGAGCGCGAGACGCCTCTCCCCCGCGCAGAGCGCGAATTATCCTCAGGTGTTGCATTGTCACGGTGACCTGTGTAACGTGGGGTATGTCAGAGATACCGCTTCTGGAAGGAGCACCCCATGGCTTTCAAGCACACGGCAGTCACCCCCGATGGCAAGCAGCACCACCGGACGTCGCAGAACCGTCAGTACCCCTTCGCCGTCGCAGTCGGACCGGTTCCGGTGGACGAGATGATCGATCGCATCGAGCACACCATCGCCTACGAGCAGTCGAACGTGGACCGCTACGACGCCGTCGTCGCCCACTTGCAGTCCGGAGCGGGCCTGGTCGAGCGCATCGATCCCGGCCGAGTTCGCTACTTCGCTCTGAAGGAGGACTTCTCCATCTGGGTCAAGCGCGACGTGCCGGAGGGCGTGGAGTCCTGGAACAGCAGCAAGTACCGCGCTACCCAGGAGCAGCAGAACGCAGCCATCGAGCAGCAGATCGTGGCCTACCAGGGCTACGCCGACTCGTCTCGCGAGAGCGTCGCCCGCAACGAGGCCCGCATCGCCGAACTGCGCGAGTCCGGCCAGGAGTTCGTCGGGGAGTGGCACATCGCCGGGTGGCAGAGCCGGGCGGACCTGTCCTTCAAGTTCGCCAACACCGTCCGCGGTTATCTCACCTCCAAGGGCTGTGAGGTCAAGGTCATCGAGGCCACGTTCGTCGAGACCGGCCGCAAGCAGAAGGTCGAGGCCTGACCCGTGCAGCAGACGCACCGCACTCTCGTTCTCGTCGCGGTCGGCGACAAGGTCGCCCTCTGGGACGAGGACATGAATCGACTCTTCCACGGCACGCTCGTGGCCCACTCGCATGACAGCGAGTCGGCTATCGAGGGCCGCCGTGGTTCGTTCACCATTCGCCAGCGCAGCGGGCATCTGCTTCGCGGCCACGGCACGATCCGGAAGGCCTGATCGTGTCCGACCAGACCCCCAAGACCTACGTCGCTCGCCCTACCGAGGTCGAGGCGATGGAGTACCGCAACAACCTCGACGTTCAGCCAATCCTCGCGTGGGTCAACGCCGGTCTCGAAGAGCCCCTCGCTGAGTACCGGAGTTACTTCAACGCTCCGATCTACATCGAGGAGGAAAACGGCGAGATCGCGACGGCCGTTCAAGGAGACGTCATCGTCAAGTACAGCAGTCGAGACTTTCAGGTGATGCTGAGTAAAGAGTTCTCGGCTCGGTTCGAGGAGAGGCGATGACGAAGCGCTGCGAACTGCGCAAGGTCTGGGTTGGCCCCGACGTCGCCGATCGCGACATGCGGTGGGCCTTCGAGTGGAACTGCGACGGCCAGTGCGATGCCGACGAGAGATGCCCCAGCGTGTGGCGTGAGCCCACGGTCTCCTACGGTGCCGTCGCGCGCGGTGAAGCCCTCGCTGCGGGCCACCCCGACTGGATGCACGTCACGCAGTGGCCGCTTCCTCCGGAGCCAGAGGTTGCTCAGGACCCGCTTCCGTGGGTCTCGTGGGGCGTGCGCTACCCGGCCGATCTCGGTCCCACACGCTACGAGCCTCGCTCGCAGGAAGACCTCAGAGCCCGGAGCGCAGATCAGGTGCTCCGGGATCACGAACGCGCGGAGAAACTCCGCCAGAGAGCGTCTCAGGGCTCCTGAGACCACACAGAAGGAATCATGACCCACACCAACCAGAAGGCTCGATCCGTCTCGACGATCGTCCTCTCCTCCTTGCTCGCCCTCGCGGTCATCGCCGGTGCCGTGCTTGCTCTCGTCATGGTCAACACGATCATCGACCGGGATCGAGTCGTGGCCTCTCAGAAGACCACCATCTCCAGCCTGGAGGACGAGGTCGCCATGCTCGACTCCTCGGTCCTCTCGCTCACCAGCGACCTGGCGGACTGCCGCGGTGCCGCACTTGCGTGGCAGAGCGCGGGCAAGTCGATCGCCGAGCACACTCGCTCATGGCTCGACACCTTCCCGTATGGTGATGACCTCGACCTGTCCGAAGCCACCGAGTTCGCCGACGAGGCGCACTCCTTCAACTGCATCTAAGGAATCCTCAATGAAGATTTTCGACCTCCCCCGCGCGGCGGGCAAGACGACCACCCTGGCGAAGATGATGCAGGAGAACGCTGACCTGATCTACGTGTGTCCGACCATGGGGCAGGCTCAGAGGGTCGCCTTCGTCATCTCAAAGCGTCTCGACCCCAACATCTCGTCGCGCCGTTTCATGTCGGCCCAGGCCTATCTCGATCAGTACGGTATGGGCGCAGGATTCTCAGGGGATCGGCCCCCTATCGTCGTCGACGAACTCGATCGAGTTCTCGAAACGCTCTTCCAGACCAAGGTCGTCGCCGGAGCCCTCACATCGGAGCCGCTGTGAGGAAGATTCCGACCATCCACCGGGACGGCACGTTCGTCTACAAGGGCGTGAAGTACCGTGTCGGCCGCGGCAGCGATCGTCCCGAGCGAGACGGTAGCCGGTTCGTCGAGCGTGTGGACGACCTGAAGGTCGTGGCGGAGGGCTTCGGCTACCTCGAAGAGGTCCGGGGCTGGCTCCTGCGGGCCGTCCGCGAGGACTGGGACGATCTCGATGAACTCAGTTCGGTCGAGGACATGTACAAGGTCAAGCATTATGGCCGCTGAGACGCCCCGGTGGCGGCAGGACATCGTCCCGCCTGGAATGCCGGACGACGAGACCGCGGAGATGTTCGCTGCGGCCGAGCGCGTCTACCCTCCGACTGAGGGGTACGTCGAGCGCGTCATGAACGCGCAGAGGCGAATCTTCTGTGAGGGCTGGGTGCACGCCTGGAGGCGCCAGCACCAGTACCTGGACCACTCGCCGGGGGATTCGAGAAACACAGAGTAATTCTCACATCGATCTTGCGTAGGTAGGGTGACAGGAGTAACGTTACCTACGTGGGAAAGACGATGAAGCGCTTCTGGGGCCGGGTGGCCATCGAGGCGGGCGACTACGTCGACAAGGCCAACAACGTGTTGGGCTGGATCACCTACAACATGGCCTAGGAGGCCTCGTGCAACTCTTCAGCAGCGGCAAGCATCACTCGCTCACCCGCGATCCGTTCCCCTACCGCACCGTCACCGGCACGCGAGGTGGCAGGCGGCTCCCTGGCTACACCCTGATCTTCGAGCCCCGGCCTCAGTTCGATGAGGTCCCCCTCACCAACGGGATCAACCTGTTCGTGGCAGAGTTCCGTGACAGCGTCAAGACGGCCCCCACGCCGCGTGATGAAGTCAGGGGCTGGATCGAGTACCTGGAGGCCGTCATGGCGCATCCGAAGACGAAGCCTCACGACTCCCGTGAGCACGCTCTGCGAGTCATCAAGCGCTACGCGAGCCTGATCGAAGAGAAGGACCAGACCGAGCAGACCATCGCCGCGATCCACCGAGCGGCGGGCACGAGCCTGTGACCCGCCTGCTCGGGGCTCTGCTCCTCATTGCGGCCCTCTACGTCCTCGTTGGCGCCCCGGATCGGCCACGGTCTCGTCCTAGTGCATGACCCTCGTACTGGGGTAGCCTGAGCACACACCCAGCCGAGGAGAGCCATGTCCCTGTACGACACCGCACTGGAAGAGCACCGCCGCATCATCGAAGAGGGCATCGCCGACCTGGAGGCCCAGGTCGCAGCGGAGCGGCGCAGGGCCGGAGAGGCCGAGAGCGCCCTGGAGACGGAGTTCCAGGCGCATAGTGCCACACGGAATCTTCTTGACGAGCGCACGACGGCTCTGGGAGACGAGCAGCGCGCGCACAGCGCCACCAAGAATCTTCTCGCTGAGAGGAACACCAGGGTCATCTCGCTGGAGACGCAGATCGACCTCTTGAAGCGAGAGATCGTCGCGCTGAAGGAGCAACTCGGTGGCATCACCCAGCCCGGCCTGTTCGACCCGATCTCGTACAAGACGATCGAGGAACTGCGGAAGGGCATGGGAATCCCGGACGACGTCAAGATGGTCGAGTGGCGCTTCGGAGACGACGTCATGCTCGAAGAGGCCTGCATGCAGTTGGCCGCCGACGAGGTGCTCGTGCTCCCCGAGCGCAAGGGCAAGCCGTACTACGTCGACACCTCCCTCGGCTTCCGCGCTGCGGGCGTCACGCACCTCCAGAACGGCCCGGGCGAGGCGAACAAGATCAAGATCGAGAACACGTACAAGGGACGCAACGCGCGGACGTGGTTCGCGATGGTGCGCGCCAACCGGGGCATCGTCGCCATGGGACCGGACGCGGTCATCTCGATGTCGGACTCGCCCTTCCGCATGGGCCAGCAGGCTCCGCAGGGGCAGATGGGGTACTGGACCACGCCGAGCGCGGGGCGACCCAGCGAACTGAAGACGCTGTCGAGTGCCACCATGCGCGTGATCGAGACCGACTCCCCGCTGACTACCTACTTCGCGAACCTCACGGTCATCGGCCGGGACCTCGGCGGAGTGGCGTACTCCGGGCTCGTGCAGAAGAGCGGCGTGGCCAAGCGCATCCGTCCCATCGGCTTCCACCGTGGCTTCCTCAACCGCCCGAACGGTGAGACCGGCGCCGTGACCTTCAACGGCCGCTACCTCGTCGAGAACATCGACATCACCGGCCGCGACCTCGTGACGGGCAAGCGGGTCGGCACCAGCCCGATCATGATCAACTCCTCCCCGGGCGGCAAGATCAAGGACTGCTACGTGCACGACACGGTCGCGGGCCCCGGCATCACCACCTGGAACTCCAGCGGGAAGCACACCTGGGAGAACGTCCGCACCGAGTCGGCCAGTGGGATCAACCTCGAAGCCAACCGGGAGGGGTTCGAGTTCGAGTGGATCGGAGGCACCGACTTCGTCGACTACCACAAGGGCGAGAATGGCCGGAACGATCGTCCGGAGTTCCCCGACGCGAAGCCGGGCGGCAACACCTCGCTCCACATCGGGGTGCGCAGTCCGTACGGCTCGCAGAAGATCACCCTGAGGGGCGTCGAGATCGACCAGGGCCCGTGGCCGGGATTCCTCTCCGTCCAGATTTACTGGGCGAAGGACGAGAAGACGGGCCTGCCGAGCGAGCCTCGTCTCCAGAAGGTCTCGGACATCCAGGCGTTCGACAAGAACGGGAAGCCGATCCCCGTGCGCACGACCGAGGGCGCCGCGGGCGGGGTGTGAGACGCGCTCCTTCCAGAAGCGAGAATTTCTCTGTAGCAGTTGCGCCGACACGGTGACCCGTGTAACGTAGACCTTGTCAGAGAGACCGCTTCTGGAAGGAGCACCCCGTGAGCAAGTACATCACCGTTGCCGACACTGCCAAGGAACTGCGCAAGGCCCTGAAGGCCGCGTTCCCGGACCAGAAGTTCTCCGTTCGCTCCCACTCCTACGCTGGTGGAGCCAGCATCGACGTCCGTTACGTCGACGGCCCCGACGAGGGTGCGGTCAAGGCCGTGGCCGACCAGTTCTCCGGAGCCGCCTTCGACGGCATGATCGACCTGAAGTCGTACCACTCCAGCCACCACAACGGCGAGGAGGTCCACTGGGGCGCCGACTTCGTCTTCGTCACCCGTGAGTTCTCCCAGGCGGTCGAGGAGAAGGCCAAGAAGATCGTCGAGGACGCCATCTACGCCGAGCACGGCACGGTCAACCCGGGTCGCTTCTACGACGTCCCGCAGGAGTTCTTCTCCCGGGCCAGCATCGCCAACGGCGGCAAGAACGAGTTCGGCTCGTACAACTTCTCCTGGCGTGAGACCTCGACCCACAGCCTGGTCCACATCATGTCCTCGTGGATCGCCAACGAGGCGTGGTTCGACACTCACCAGGCGGTGGCCGCGTGAGCGCCCCTGTCGTCCACTACCAGAGCCTCTACCTCAACGCCATGCTGAAGGCGCGGGGTACGGACCAGGACGCACACGAGGCCGGTCTGGCGGCCGTGAAGGTCCAGACGGAACTCACCCCCGAACTCCTGGACGACCTCCGCGAGTTCTTCCCCGAAGGAGTCGACGCATGACCGCCAGTAGGGAGGAGACCCGGGTCTGCCCGCGGTCGCACCCCAGTGCTCCACACAACATGTACCGCGACGAGACACACGACTTCATCTGGTACTGCCCCATGGAGCGTGCCGCAGAGCGCGCAGAGGCATACCGCTTGGAGCGGGAAGCGATCGAGCGCGCGGAGCGCATCGAGACCCTCGCCGCTGCGATTCGAGAAATCGACGGAGCCCACGACATGGGCGCTGGCGCACTCGCCGAGGCTCTCGTCGATCGGGGGTGGAAGCAGTGACCGAGTCCAGCGTCGACCACTACATCATCGTCAAGGTGAGCGACATCCCGGCAGCGGAGCGTCCAGTGCCGTCGAGATCGAACCTTGGCCGGGTCAGCGGAGCGCTCCGAGATTTCACAGAGGAGTACCCGGACATCCCACTCTCCTTCGTGCCGTTCAACGCCGAGCGCAGTCGTTCTGTCTTCGGCACGCCGAGCCAGTGGACTCTCGTGAGAGACCTCTTCGAGTTCGAGATGGCCGCCGCCAAGAGGGTGTCGAGGCCGCGGCGACAGCGTGCTCCAAAGCAGCAGGCGCTGATCGAGCGATCGAGGTACCGGGGTCGAGCCATTCGTGCCGCGTTCGTCGTTCTCGGCTACTTCGAGAAGTACGGGGAGGACGTCATCGAAGGAATCCTCGTTCGAGAAGAGCGCCGACTGGCCAAGGCGGCCGAGAAGGGCGAATCACAGGCATGACTGACATCGAGCAGGACATGAAGGACGACGCGCTCAACGAGTTCATCATGGACGACGTCCGAGATCGTCTCGTGGCGAGCGGGATGAATCAGTGGACCGCGAACGAGTGCCTGAGCAGTGTCGTGCCACCCGTCCAAGACGCCATCCGCGAGGCCATGCAGGATGCACTGGCCTCGGCCGTTCGCCGGACGGTGATCGACATCTTCACGCTCGTCGAGGGTCTGGAGTCCTACCAGCACGCTTCCTACTACGCGCAGCAGATCGCAGGCAAGTACGCGATCAATCGCGAGAGTGGCGAAGACACCGTGACTAGTGTAACGTAGAGAACGTGAAGACGAACCTCTGTGCCAAGCACCGCAGCGATCGAGACAAGTGGCTCGACGCTCCCCCCATTCGCCACGAAATCGTCATCGACGCCCGCACCGGCCCGACCGGCAACGCGCGGCGTCTGATGCAGCAGCAGATCGCTCTCATCGAGTCCTTCTGCGCCAACCAGAGAGGATGTGCCGTGTGAAGACGTCAGAAGCAGTCGCTCGGCTCACGGCCTATCTCGACGAGATGGACCGCATCAACGCGAAGAGCACCCTCACCTACGGCGACGTGGTGCACGGCATCAACGATCTCGAACTCCGGCGCAGCGACATCCGCGCAGTGCTCTCCGAGGCGGCGAAGTGACGCGCCGACTCGTGGCCAAGGGCCGCAAGCGTCCCCCGTACGCCACGCAGACGTGGCAGTACGTCCTGGAGGACCCTCTGTGGCGCCCTCAGGCCCCGAACGAACCCGCCCCGGTAGACGGGGACCTGCGGCGAAAGATCGCCCTGGAGAGCCGCGATCCGGAGGACCTGCGATGACAGACCCCACTCTCGAACCGACGCAGCGCTACTTGCTGAAGACCACCCCCGCCGGTGACCTCATGCTCGTCGTGCCGGACACTTCTCGAAATCGAGAACTCATCACCGACGTGGCCGCCCACGTGGAGGCTGCGAAGTGATCAAGCAGCGCTTCTACGTGGACGCCACCGCGCGTAACCCGCACGAGAAGAACGCCGTCTACGTGCGAGGCATCAACGCCCCCATCTGGGTCGGCTACAACGAGACCGTGGCCAAGGAGGGCGCCCAGCGCCTCAACGACGCGGAGGCCATCGGCGCTCTCGTGGGCTGGCCCTGGGAGGACAAGACCGGGCTCGGACTGCCGCTCCGCCGGAAGGGCTGGACCGTGGACGATCTCATCTCGGCCGCCAAGGGCGGGGAACTCGACCGCGAGGCAATCCGGCGCGCGGGCACCCTCATCCAGGCCATCGCGGTGGTCGCGAACGGAAAGGCGAAGCGATGATCGTTCTCCTCGACCTCGACGACACCATGACCGACTGGACCGGTCGGCTCGACAAGGGCCTCGACGTGACGCCCAGCCTGGCTCACGTACCCCGCGGCGCCGACCGCACGGCGTTCGACCTCATGCACGGGCTCGACAAGGACCAGCAGAAGACCATGAGGGGTCTGCTCGACGAGGCGGAGTTCTACCGGCACCTGGAGCCGCTCCCGGGCGCTGTGGAGTCCTTCCGGCACCTGATCGAGGCAGGACACGACGTCTTCATCGTCTCGACGCCCTGGCGGGGCAACCACGCCTCCCCGGCCGAGAAGACGATGTGGGTGGACGAGCACATGGGAGACGAGGGGGTGAAGCGGCTGATCCTCACCCACGACAAGACGCTCGTGCACGGCGACGTGCTCGTCGACGACAAGCCCGTCATCACCGGCGTCATGCGGCCGCACTGGACGCGCATCATGTTCAACCAGCCCCACAACGCCGCGGTCGACTACCCGCTTCGTCTGAACGGCTGGGACCGGCTCACCCTGGCACTGCACTGGGCTGCCCACTGCCGCACGCCGTGGCACGACCAGAAGAACCAGCCCGCACTGAGGTCCTGTGAGGGCTGCCGGGGCTATGAGAGGGAGATGAACTCATGAACGACAACGCGCTCATTCCGACTGCGCAGGCCATCGCCACGATCGCGCACCGCGGCCAGACCGACAAGGCGGGGGCTCCCTATATCGAGCACCCGAAGCGCGTCGCCGCCCTCCTGGAGCAGCAGAACAGCAACGACATCATCGTCGCGGCCGGGTGGCTGCACGACGTCGTGGAGGACTCCGACATCACGCTGGACGATCTTCTGGACGCAGGCATCCCCTCTGCCTGCGTCCAGACTGTCAATCTCCTCACTCGTCGGCCGGATGTGCCGTACGACGAGTATTACCGGGCGATCTCCCAGAACGGCTTCGCTCTCCGGGTCAAGGTCGCCGACATCCGAGACAACACCGATATCCGGCGCCTCGCTCAACTCGACCCCCAGATGCAGACCCGTCTCATCGCCAAGTACGCCACTGCGCTCGACGCGCTCGGCGTCTGATCACGAAAGAAGATTCCTCACATGGCACTCTCCGACCAGGACAAGGCCCGACTCGACCGTATGGGCTACCCCGAGATCGTCTTCATCGGCGCCGTCTCCGGCCAGTGGCCGAAGCAGACGTTCATCAACGAAGGCCAGGCCATGTTCTGGCTCTCCTCGCCCGAGGAGGAGAATCGGAGCAAGTACATGATCCGCGTCAACCTCCACACCGGCGAGGTCGTGCAGGTGCGGCTGAAGGCGCGCATCGTCGAGCAGGAACTGGTGCCGGTCGAAGATGAGTGATCCCGACTACGTGGTGATCCGGGTGGCTACCGCCTTGCGAGGAACGGTTCCGCCTGACCTGGACGGCAAGTGGTTCGACCTCAGCACCATGCGACAGGCGCCGGACTCGATCGGCGCAGGCACGCACACCGCAGTGCCCGCGGGAAGATTCGAGGTCCGGGAGGATGGCGCGGTGGCAGAGGTCTGGGAGTTGCGTCGAGATGAGTGATCTTGGGCCCCTCTTCCACTGGAGTCCGCGCGAGCGCCTGAAGTCGATTCAGCGACTCGGCCTCATGCCCGGGCGCCTCAACGTCAGCCCGCACTACCACTGGGACGAGGACGGCAACGAGACCAAGCAGCCCTACCGACAGGACAGCGTCTCGTTCTCGCTCGACCCGGCCACTGCCTGGGCCTACTCGCACGGCGCGTGGCGCAGCGAGGGCACGTTCGACCTGTGGATGGTCATCCTCAGTTCCGAGGACGAGGTCCACGTCAACCCGATGTGGGGCGGCCGGATCACTGAGGTGCGCGTCCACAACCGAATCATGAAACGGCGACTCATCTGGATCGGTGAGCGCACAGTGGCACCGAAGGCCGTTACCGGCGTAACACAGGCAACTGACAAGGAGGACCCCCATGGGTGACAAGTTCCCGAAGTCCTATGTGCTCGATCGCATCGAAGCACGTAAGGGCTCGCTGACCATCAAGATCGACGCCGACGAGCGCCGCCTCGCGGACTGGAAGCAGCGCCAAGAAGCCGCCCTCGACAGCGCTTTCGAGCAGAACAAGGCTCACGTCGAACAGGCCGCCTCGCGTCTGAGGAAGGCCGAGAAGGCCTACGCCAAGGCAGACGGATACGACGCCAAGCGACAGGTGCTCACCGACCACTTCAAGTCGTGGTCGCCGACGTACACCGTGGGCATCGATGACCGCCTTAGTCGCTACGACGACGAGAACTCCCCGGGCAAGGTGGCGAAGCGACTGAAGGAGTACCGCACTGAGTACAGCGATATCGAACACGCGCGACTGCACCTCCAGGAGATGCCGGTCGACGAGTTCACCATGGCCACGCTGCGCAGCCTCGGACTGCTCTCCGTCCTGAAGTTCGACCTCGCCTCGGCCCGGGAGCAGGAGAAGGGCCGATGACGACTCCCGTCCCGGTCAACACCCCCGAGGCGGCACGCTACTACGGCGTCCCGGAGGGCTCTTCCTACCTCACGGAGGAAGGGCTTCAGGGTGCTGGGCTGCGACTCATCACGGCAGAGTCCTCCGTCCCGACCGAGGTCCTGGAGAGGTTCCTCCAGACGTCGAAGACGCGCAGCAACTCGCTGCGCTACGACATCAGTACCAACCTGAAGCGCGCGATCGACGCTGCGGATGCTCTCTCACGGGAGCAGCAGGCCATCCTGGAGTTCGAGGCCGTGCTCGCTGAGCGCAGGTTCGCGGCGAAGCAAGCCCGTGACGAGCATCCGAAGGAGATGTCCCTCGACGCGCTGCGTTCTCGTCTTCTCGATCTCTCTGAGAGGATCGGGCTCCGTTCAGACCAGGAGGCGCTCTCAGAGGCTCTCAGTCGACTGGGGAGCCTGGACGAATGATCGAGATACCGCTCTGGGCGGCGTTCGTGCTCGTGGGCATCGGAGCCATTGCGCTCTTCCTTCTCGTCGTCGCGATCGTCATCATCGTGATCGCAGCGCGGAAGGGCGCCAAGCGCCGCCGTGAGCGCCTGGAGGCGGAGAAGTCATGAACAAGCACGCAGCCATCCGGCGGCTGAACCTCGCGCAGAAGGAGCGCGGCGTCCAGCGCAAGAAGGAGAGCCTGGCCGAGGCGACTCTGACCAAGCAGAAGATCGAGGACACGCTCGCGAGCCTGGAAGCCGATCTCGGGCACTTCAAGACCATGATGCTCCTGGAGGGCACCGACCCTCTCTACGACGCTCTGCCGAGCGCTGAGGGCCCTCTCCGGACGTTCTACGCCACCTTCGGCGCAGGATACCGTCAGGGGAATTACACGGAGGACGGCCAGGTCGCCAACAAGCACTCGATCTACCCCGACTACGTCACAGGCCTCGGGTGGCTTCAGGTCGAAGCACCCTCGCACGCCCACGCGAGTGCTCTCATGTGGGTCGTCTTCGGCAAGGAGTTCTCGTCGGTCTACGACCACGACCCCAACGAGAAGGCGATCGACTGGTCGAAGAACTACGCGCAGTGGCCGCTGGGGCCCTACCCCCTGCGATCGTTCGGGCTCTTGTCCTGGTCCGGCTCCCTGGAGTTCTACGTCCTCGACTCGTGGGGCAACACCCTCAGGACGGTGAAGGTCGCATGACCGGCTACGTCGTTGTGAACGCGTCGGGCTCCTATCGGCCGACCTGGAACCCGTTCGGGAAATTCGAGCCCTCGAAGTGGGGAACGGTCGACGAGCAGATCGCCGAGGCCACCGCAGCGAATCTTCGAGCGCACTCCTCGATCGATCACACGTCCCAGGACCTCTGGACGATGGCTTCCGACTGCGGCCACACCGACCCCTGTGATGACGACACTCGCTTCAGGGGCGTCGAGGAACTCATCGACTCGACCTGGGAGCGTGACAACGTCAACGGTCTCTCGTGGAAGGACGGCGATGCGTTCTACGACGCCAGGCGGGCCTCTCGTCGAACCATCTGGAGCGCCGTCTTCATGGACGAACTCGACAGCGCCTACCACGACATCCACGACGGCGGCGTCTGCCTGAAGAAGTATCAGGGCACGTGCTGCATGGGCTGCACCGAGGGAGATGAGGACTTCGGCTTCGAGGTGGGAGCGTGTCAGCGACAGGAACGCGCTCGTGAGTCCTTCGACGAGTTCTGGGACGCCTTCAGCGTCGACGCAATCGAGTACCTGAGGAGCAGACGATGATCCACGGAGGCATCGTCCCGACGCGGGGTACGAGGTCGGAGAGCATCGTCATTCCGAGAGGATTCCTCCTGTCTGCGGAACAGAAGGAACTCTCTGAGATTCAGGACGCTCTCTCCATGCTGGGCGGATTTCACAACGTCACTCTGTGGGAGAACAAGGACTACCCGACGCAGGGCCAGATCATCGAAGTCGAGTACGGCGTTCCCTGCATCACCACACTTGTGCGGTGACCGTTACTCAGGTAACGTAGTAGACACAGACTAATCCTGGAGAGGATTCAAGAAATGACTGAGACCAAGGTCCAGCGCAGCGAGTACGTCCCATTCGTCGACCACACGCTCAACGACGAGATCATCCAGCAGGCGTGCAAGAAGGTCGGCTACTCGGGCGACCAGCCCCCCGCGGCCATGCGAGAGTTCGCATGGGCTCTCATCGAAGCGATGCGGGAAACCACGGACTACCAGCGCGTCGTCACGTACACCAGCGGAAGCGGCTGGAAGGACCCCGACTACGAGCACAGTGCTCTGCACTCCTTCCCCATCGGCGCCGAGGTTCGATACTCAGACACCGCGTTTGAGTTGTGGCCCAAACTCCCCCCGAGGACCTACATCGTCACGGGATACCCCACTCCGTCTCTGCATGACGTCTCCTTGGAGGGAGAGCCTCGACCGGTCGGAGAGAACTGGCTCACCTGGGCCTCCGACGAGGAGCGCGCGAAGTGGGTGCCGGAAGCATGAGCGCCTTCATCGACTGTGTCGTCTGCCGCAAGCGCATCGTCTACACCGACAACTACGGTGACGATCGCGGCATGAGCGATGCCGACCTCCGGAAGTGGTTCCGCGCTCGGGGCTGCACGGTGGCTCCCACTCGGTGCCCCGACCACGCGCGGGACAAGGGCGTAGCGGCCGCACGGCGCTCTCTCGCGGCCTGCGCGGCCGAGCACGACCCCACGCCCTGGATGACCTACCAAGGGATCGCTCTCGGCGGCGGAGGCGTCTTCAACGCAGGCGGCTCCTCCAGCGGCAAGCAGACTCTCTCGCCGCGGAAGGAATTCTGCCAAGAACCCTCGCACTACTGGTACCTCCCTGAGCGGAAGAAGGTCGAAGCATGAGCCCCAATCCCTACGCCGCCGCGCTGGAGGAACTCCTCGGCAAGGTCGACGGCACAGGGTCCAACGACCAGGGCCAGCGCCGTGGCATTCGCCGGGCCATCACAGAGGTAGAGCGAGTCTGGGAGGAGCAGCATGCCGATCAAGCCGCTGACTAAGCCTCAGTTCGAGTTCCTCGTCCATCTCTGTCGCCCGGAAGGTAGGCACACCGGTGGCGACTGGGGAGAAGAATCCTATTGGCTCTGTGATGGCTACGAGCGGCGATGGCTCCTGAAGTTTGAGGAACTCGGATTCATGGAGCGCGGGCTGAGGCGATACAGACACAATCCCGAGTCGTACGAGGTGTTCCGCGTCACTGAGAAGGGGCTCCAGTACCTCTACTCGAACGGCATCGAGAGCCGCAAGCAGTACCGAGCGCGGCGCCGTGCTCAGGGCAAGGCCGAGCGGGAGGAGAGCGCCGCACGACGTCAGGTCGCCGTCGAGAAGAACCTCGGGGAACTCGACGACTTCCTTGCGCAGATCGAGGCGGGGGAGCGATGAGTCGCGAGTGGGTCGACGACATGAAGCCGCGGCCTCGTCGCGGGCCAGACACTCGCGATCGTCGCTGGGTGATGCGCTGTGACGTCGGCGTGTTCGATGGAAAGCGGTGCCAGACAGAGAGCGAGCCGCCCTCTCGGAAGCAGCCTGACCTGCTCGCGTTCGTGCTGGAGGGCTGGTTCATCGCCAAGGTGCACGGGGACATCTGTCCGGCCTGTCTCGAAGACGGTGTCAAGCCGAAGCGAGAGCCACATCGCCTGATGCAGTTCGCATGATGAAGGCCCCGGTGCCGAAGCACCGGGGCCTTTCGTCCGCCCAAGCCGGTAGGCGTGGTTAGAACGTACCGGCGTTCAGTCGCTTCTGCAACTGCGTGACCGTCTTGGGTCCCCAGACGCCGTCCTGCTCCACCTTCAGGTAGCGCTGGAGGGCCTTCCGGGTCTTGTCGCCGATGATGCCGTCCTGTGCGACGCCGACCTTCTTCTGGATGGCCTTGATCGTCTGCGGGCCGACCTTGCCGTCGACGTCGATGAGCATGACCGTCTGCATGCGTCGTGTGGTCGCCTCGCCCCACACGCCATCGACGACGAGGCCTTGCACTGCGGGCTTCGGCTTCGAGGCGGTGGGCTTCTTGACGGCCTGGAGCGCTGCCCAGGTCTTCGGGCCGACGATGCCGTCGTCGTCCAACTTCCGACTGCGCTGGAATGCCTTCACCTGAGCACGGGTGTCCGGTCCGTAGATGCCGTCGCTGTCCGTCTTGAACCCGGCCGCCGTGAGCAGGGACTGGATCGTGCGGATGGCGTAGCCGTTGAACGTCCCGCTAGGGGTCGAGGTCGCCTCGCCGCCGGACTGGATCGGAGTCGCGACTCCGCCCTTCCCGGCCAGTTCCCGAGCGCGTGTGACGATCCAGTCGAGGTCCATGCCGCCGGGGCACGCCGTGGCGTACGAGGCGCCGTAGCGGCTGTAGACCTCGCGGTGACCGATGACGTGCTTCCGGTCGATCGGGATGCCGTATCGCTTCGACCAGTCGACGACGATGCGCGCGAGCATTTCGTGCGTCTTCGGGCTCAGCGGCCAAGAGCCACCGGCCGAGGAGTTGCACGCCTCGATCGTGAGCGAGCGCGAGTCCCACTTCGGGCTGGAGAGCGACCAGGCCCGCATCTTCTCGTCGACGACGGAGGCGAACTGAGCGTCCTTCACGACGCCGTGCGCGGAGACCTTGCGGCCGCCGGGCATCATCATCGCGACGACACCGGAGAACGACGTCGACGCGGCGTGGTGCAGGATGATGTGGTCGAGGGGCTTGAACGTCCGGGCGCTCTGCTCGGACGTCTTGTTCACCTGAGTGGCGAGACCTGAGCGCGTCATTCGTCTTCCTCCGTCTCGGTCGGCTGGCCGTCCGCGGCGTCGTCCTCGTGGCTGCCGTCGTACGGGTCGTTGGGGTCGAGGGCTCGCTTCTGGAGTTCCACGACTTCGAGTTCGCGCGCCAGTTCCTCCGCGCTCACCGAATCTTCTTCCTCGATGCCGGAGACCGGCTCTTCCTCAGTAGTCATGCGCACAGAGTAACGGTTCCCGCCGACATACGGGTGACTGTGCGACGATGATCCTGTGCACCCGAGCCTGGATCGTGACGCAGCGATGTGCCTCACTCGTATCGGCAATCGTGTGTGCACGGCTGGTGCAGGTCATCCGAGTCGACATCGACTGACTCCCCTCGCCGCTCCCGGCGTGAAGACCTACCGCGACTTGGCTGACCGAGGGTTCCGCCGCGGCACGATCGTGCGGAAGATGGCGGCCACGGGCAACCAGGGGAACAAGATTCGGGGCGTGGCTCTCCGCCTGGAGTTGATATACGACGACGGAGTGGTCATTGCACGCTCGATGACGGTCGGTCAGGTGCGTACGCTCAACGCCGATCAGTTGCTCGCGGACTACGTCCTCGACATCTAAGCATGGGAAAATGGGGGGTTTTCCGGTATGCTCCGGGAGCATACCGCTTGACCCGATGATGCGCGCGGCACAGTTACGGTGGTAACCTCCCCTCATGAAAACTCAGGCCTTCACCGACACGCTCACCGTCCTCTCGTGCTCGAACTGCTCGCTGCCGTTCGGCATCTCGAAGCATTTCGAGACTCAGCGTCGTCGAGATCACGAATCCTTCTACTGCCCGCGCGGCCACAGTCAGTATTTCCCTGGAAAGTCAGACGTCGAACTGGCCGAGGAGCGAGCCGCCGCGGCCGAGCGTCAAACGAAGTTCGCCCGCGCGCGGGCAACGGCGGCGCAGGACCAGGCCGAGGCGCACCGACGCACCTCGATCGCGCTGAAGGGCCACCTCACACGTGCTCGGAACAAGATCGCCAACGGCGTCTGCCCGGTCGCTGGCTGCAAGCGCCACTTCGACAACGTGCAGAACCACATCGCTCGGATGCACCCGGACTGGCACCTCACCGACCCGGAGACCGGCATGGCGGTCAAGCCGTAGCGAATCACAGGCATGCAGAAGGAATTTCTCGGAGAGATCATCGGCGGACCGCTCGACGGCCAGACGATGACTCTCCTCTTGGAGGAGAGCGCCACCCACTTCTTCGTGTTCGAGCACGAAAGTCCGAACGTGGATAATCGTATGCCGAGGGTGGGGAAGAGGCGCTTCGATATCGAGGTCTCGTTCGACACCCACACTCTCCCCTACCGCTTCATCCCCACCGACGACGTCCAGGAGGTCCTCCCGTGAGCACTGACACCATCGAGCGCGAGAAGGTGCTCCCCAAGACGGCCGAGCCCGGCGACCATGAGAAGTTCTCGCACTACGTCCGGCGCGAGGACATCCTGCGCAGCCAGGTCGACGGCGTGCCCGCGGTCGCGCTCTGCGGCAAGGAGTGGAACCCCACCTCCGACCCCGAGAAGTACCCGGTCTGCCCGGAGTGCAAGGCGGCCTGGGAGGCTCTTCGCGACGAGTAGTTGCACTAGGCACCGTAACTGTAGTAACCTAAGGACATGACTACCATCCTCGAAGACGACATGACGCAGACCGACCAGGAGGGATATCCTCCGGCGACTGCCACGATCACCCTGCGTAAGGGTGAGTTCGTCATCCGCGACGACATCTCGGCGCCGGTGAACCTCCTCGATCTCAGCGTCGCTCACCTCATGAAGCAGGGGCTCGACCACGCGTTCGCCTTCGCGATCCTCAGCGAGCGGCTCCGGCTCTACGCCAACGGGTCCGCCAGCCTCGGCTACGGCATCACGGCGACGATCGAGGGCCACCTCGGAGGTCACAGTGGCTGAGGACGGGCGGGCCGTGCTCTTCATCCAGCACGAGGACCTCCGCGGCGGCTTCGCGATGGACGTCTTCGACGAGAAGGACGACGACGGCCGCGATCCTCACCTGCGTGCCGAGCAGATGTGGGACATCGTGAAGAACGACTGGCCGGGCGCGATCCACGCCATCGGCATGAACGATCGCGCACGTCTCCTGATGCGGAATCGCCGCATGCGGGACATGGGCATGACCGGACCCGAGTGGCAGGACGAGAACATCGGCACCCCGGAAGGAGCCCCCCTTGCCTGAGGACACTCGCATCGACGCTGTGATCGGCTCGGGGCAGTCTGTCGTTCCGAAGCCGAGAGTCATCCCGGAGGAACTGCTCGAATCCTCGGAAGGAGAGCGTGACCTCTACACGTGGCACGAGCCCATTCCAGAGGACGACACCAGTGACCTGCTTATCGGTCTGACCGACGCGATGTTCGACCGGCGACAGACCCAGTCGCACATGACGGGCGTCTCGACTGGCCGCCGAGCACTCGCGGAAGAGATTCTCGAACTCATCCGCACGGAGTCGTCGAAGGAGTTGATCGTCTCGGGCGGCCGTCTCACTCTGAAGTTCGACGCCGAGAAGGTGCTCGGCACCGTCGTTCAATCCCTCCAGGACCGCAACAAGCGGTAGGTCTCGGAACGCACAGCGTGGTAGAAACGAGTCACCACACTCCGAAGGGACCACCATGGACCTCTACATCGACCACGTCTTCGAGACGAAGGACAGCCGAGACGAGGGGCGCCAGATTCGCATCGTCTCTCGGGAGGGCGAAGACGACCAGGCGCGTCCGCGCTACCAGTACGTCACCGTCAAGAACCCGTCGAACCCCGACCGCGTGGGCAAGACGGGGCTCATCTCTCAGCACACGCTCGACTCCTCGTGGACGCGAATCGACTGACATGGATGTGCGCTCCCACGCTCGTCAGTGGTTCGAGCGACTCTGCTTCTACTGCCACGTGCTCTGCAACAGCCCTGAGGGCCTGCGGGAGCACGTGGCACTGTCGCACCCGGACTCGGCTCGTGAGGGCCGCTACCAGGCGCAGGAGGCTGCGCAGTGACGCGTAAGCATCCGACCCCGGCTCAGCAGTTCGAGAGTGCCTTCGAGAGGCAGAATCGCCGCAACCGAATCGAGAATCGCATCCGCATTGCTCGGTATCTGGTCGTTATCGCGATCCTGATGGTGTCCTCCACGGCTCTCGGTTGGGGATGGGGCTACAACTCTCGTGTCGCCGAGGAGTGCACGTCCCGCGATGGTGTGTGGAACTCCACCACTCAGACGTGTATCGGACCAGATGGAGAAATCTCCATGGTGGGTGCTCCGTAGCGATTCAGCGGCGTATCACAGGCATGACTGATTCACAGAACAAGAGCGCCGGAGAAATCCTCGCAGAACTCGGCACGGACGCAGCCAAGTGGTCCGCAGGCCTGAACGCCCAACTCCTCGAACAGCACGGCCTCGTGCTCGGCGACGAGGTGCAGCAGACGATCCTGGAGTGGTTCGCCAACGCCATCGAGTCCGGTCGATCGGCCGGAGTGTCATCGCACATCGTGATCCCGGCTCCTGAGAAGGCTCTCGGCGCCTACGACATGGGCGACGCCGTCGAGATCAAGGTGCTCGGCGCCTGGACGCCCGGACGGGTATCCTCCGTCGATCGCATCTCCAACCGCGTGCACGTCGACACCGACCTCGGCCCGAAGACGATCGCGAGCACGCGCGGCATCCGGATTCGAGTGGCGCAGTAGTGGGCGTCTTCGGAGAGAAGGCCTCGGCCGAGGAGCAGACCGCGATCAAGATTCGTCCGGTGTTGGCCGAGTCGCTGAAGGGCTACCTCAGGGGCCGGGCGATCACCGAGGAGATCGCCGCAGAGTGGGCCTCACTGGAGGTGGGTCGACACGTCGCGCACCACGAGAACCACGTTCGAGAACTCACCTCGGCCGACACGAGCGAAGAGAGCGACGACTACCAGCGTGAACTCTCACGCCGGTCGATGACTCGCTGGATCGTCACCGGCTCGGTGATCATCGCGTTCTTCGCGTCCGTGAGCGTGCAGTTCTTCACGCCATGAGCAAGCGGTACTACGACGCCGACAAGGTCGACATCTACTTCCGCTCGGTGCTCTCCGGGCTCTCCGACTCGGTCAATGCTCGCCTGGCCGTCGTCCAGAGCACCGAAGACCCCGAGGTCAAGCGGCTGAAGGAACTGGGCATCATCGTCCGGCGCTTCTCCACGGACATGCGCCGAGCCGAGGTGACGGTCCTCGACGAGGACGACGTCGCGATCGAGCCGGAAGGCGAGAAGTCATGAACAAGCAGACGCGCGCGCTGGTCAACGAGATCAGGCAGGCGCTGGAGGCCCGCGGGGTGCGCGTCCATGTGCACCCCGCGGTCACGACGTCGTCCTGCTACATCACCCTCGACAACGGCGTGCTGAAGAAGATTCGGGTGGGCGACCACAAGGGCCGCGGCTACCAGTACACCTACGAGATCGGCCCTCACGTCAAGCCCCCGTTCGTGGTCGAGAACGAGTACCAGGGGCACTCCTACACTCGATATCGCTACACCGAGGGGCAAGTCTCCGCGCTCGTGCACCAGGTCCTCAGCATGCGCTCGAACCTCCGCGGGAAGTACGGCCGAGAGGCCTACCAGCGGTACGTCGAGAACGGCGGACACCAGGCCCAGAGAGCGCGCAGGAGCGTATCACAGGCATGACGACAGCACTCGTACTCCGCACGACCGACTCTCGCGCCACCGACTGGTGGAAGGCGACCCGGGAGGCCCTCGAACAAGATCGACTGAAGCGCGTGGCGCTCATCGACGAACTCACCGAGACGTACGGTCCCGGTAGCCGCGGTGGTCGACGAATCCTCTACGTCTTCACCGACTGGATGGGTACGGACACTCCCACCGGCATGGAGGCCGTGGGCACCGAGTGGATCGAGTTCCCCGCCGGGTGGCGCTTCGACCCGAAGAAGCGCCATCTCGTTCCGGCCCTCCGCACCGAAGAGGGCAAGGCCCTCGCACGGCGCCTCGCGGAGGCCGCAGGACACCCGTGGCGGCAGTCCTCGCCCACGGTGGGAATCCCGCACGATCTTCGCATCGAGCGCGCTGACAAGGGCGGAGAGCACGTCTACAACGCAGGCATCTCCTACGACGTGGAGAACGAGATTCTCTACCAGTTGTGGGGCTCGGCCAAGGTCTACCCGGCCCTCGCTGACGCGCTGGCCAACTCTGGCATCGAGTGGACCGAGGTCCCGCAGTCGGAGTGGGTCGCCATCGACGAGCGCCTGTCCCAGTCCGATCAGGGCTGAAGTACCATTTCAAGAAACGAGGGGGACCATTGCCAGCAGTGAACATGAGCGCTCGATGGAGAGACGAAGGCTACTGCGTTCAGTCGATCGCTACCGACCCAGAGATGGCGGACGGGATGCTCTCGAAGACCTCCCCCAGCCACACCCGCGCACGACGCGCGTGCGAGGAGTCCTGCCGCGCTCGCATCGACTGCCTTCTCGACGCGATTCGGGACGAGAAGGCCGAAGGTCTCCGCGGAGGATTCTTCTTCGAGAATGGCGGCGTCAGCAGCAAGGACGGCCGGAAGATCGCCGACGAGTTCGGCATCAAGGTGCGCATCGGGCGAGGCAAGCGACAGATGAGCGCAGCGTGACGTGGCCCGTCGCGGGAAGTACACGACATGCTCGGAAGGACACATGACGCTCACAGTGAGTTGGAGCCAACTCCGACTGTTCGAGGAGTGCCGCCAGAAGGTCACCCTCCTGCGTGCCGGGAAGCGGAAGAGCGGCGCCGACGCGCGCGTCTTCTTCCCCGGCACGGTCGTCGACCGAGTGGTGCGTGACTGGCTCCTGACGAAGCCTGGCGACAGCGACCTTGGGCAGATGCCGGACATGGTTGACGAGATCATGGAGCGCGAGGAACGCCTGCTCACCGAGGACGAGGATCGCATCGTCCGGTGGAAGGACGCATCCGACAAGGCGAAGGTCCGTGCGGACTGCGTCGAGGCTGTCACGAAGATCGAGCCCGCGCTCGTGCGCTACGTGCTCCCCTACGAGTATCAGGTCGATTACCGCTTCCGCACCGCTCTCGATGTCCCCTACCACGATGAGATGGTGCGCATCCTGCTCATCGGCGCGATGGACATCACCGTCCACAACCCGGTCGCCGATTGGTGGATGAACCTCGACGTCAAGATGACGCGCGACAACCAATACTGGAAGAAGACTCAGGGCCAGTTGACCTTCTACGATCTCCAGACCGAACTGGAGCACGGCAAGCCGACGAAGGCCACGGCTCTGCTCCAGCCTCTGTGCACGCAGCAAGTGAAGCCCATCCCCATGACGGCGCAGGGGCGGCAGGAGATGTTGGCCCACATCTCGACGTTCGTGACGGCGATCCTCGACAACGACATGCCCGTCACGAAGAAGCCGTCCCAGTGCATCTACTGCGACTTCAAGCACGCCTGCCCGAAGTTCGCGCCCGTGCTCGACGACCGTGGGAAGAAGACGATCGCGTACTGATAGCGTTGTCCTCCATACGACCGACAAAGTGGCCCTATCGCTGCGGCAGGTTACGGGAGTATCATCGCACTCAGTGACCCCCTGAATGGGGCCTAGACGGGGTTGGGGATATGGCCGATATGCGTGTGCAGGAACTGTTCACGGAGTCTTCCGTCGAGATGCGCAGAGTCATCCCTGGTGACATGAGCGTCGACCTGCGCGACCGGCATATCGAGCACGTGGTGGCCGACCTCGCATCCAAGATCGTCCGCACCCCCGGAACGAATCCACGGGGGATGACTGTCACGATCACCAGCGACCCGCCCACGATCGAGCGCCCTCAGCCGGACCTACTCGTGGTGGCCTCGGCGCCGATGTACGTCTAGTAGATCAGGCCGAACTGCGCCCTGAGCAAGTGCTCAATGCGCGCACCATGCTCTTGGAGATCGGTCGCCGTCGTGAGCGACAGCGGAAACCCCACATCCTCCTTGGGCATCAGCGTTTCCTCGACGATCGCACGGTCTCTCTCAGAGAGCGTGATCCGCTGGAGTCTGCCGCGATCGTCCTCGTACGCGATCGGGATGCCTGCGACGTAGAAGATGCTCTCGGTGGTCATGGCCCGGAGCCTACAGGTCGATGCCGATGGCCTCGATCGATGCGCGGGCACGACGCACACGCTCGCGCGGGTTCTGCTCCTTCACGTCGGTGAGGGCGGTGTAGGCCTCTCGGATGCCTGAGCGGATGCGGTCGACGCTGACCACGTCACCCTCGGGCGGCATCTGCTCGCGGTTGGGGTAGAGGTGGTCGAGGATGTCCACCCGGTCGCCGAAGTAGCGGTAGAGCGCGCCGATCGTGACCCCGGCCCTGTCGGCCACGTCCTGGGTCGTGAAGCGGTCGCGGCCCTTCTCAGCGATGACCTCGCGAGCGGCCGTCTCGATGCGGTCGAGGCGCTCGCGAGAACGCTCGATCTTGGGGGTGGTGCGAAGAGCCATGAGAATTCCTTACGGTCTGACTGGGGGATGCGCCGCGGCTACGGCGCCATAGTGAGAATATATCACACGTGACTGGTGTTACCCAATCCAATCCATGCGCATCTGCGACAGCACGGCCCTGAAGCCGGAGTCCTCGATGAACAGGGGGCTCTTCTGCGTCTTCGTGTCGTCGCCTACCCGGACGATCGTGTAGTCGCTCGGGACCTGATTCAGCACGTCCGTCAGGAAGTGGTGATTGACGGCGAACTCGCGCGGCTTCGTGCCTGTCCACTGGACGTCGACGATCTCCTGAGCCTCGTTGCCGTTCGAGTCCCGGCCGCGCAGCGACAGGCCCCACTTCCCGTCGACCATGATGCGGACGCCGAGGTAGAGCGTCGAGTAGTCCGGGTCGGAGTTGACGCGCACACGCTTGACTGCCGCCTTCAACTCGTCTGTGCGCACCGTGAACGACTTCTCGTTCATCATGCCGACCCCGATCATGATGCTCTCGATGTCGGGGAAGGGCAGCAGGATGCGCTGCGCGATGATGCGCGCGTCCTCGATGTGGAAGTGGATGCGGCGCTCGTTCGCGCCGAACCGGATCATCGTCTCGGGCTGGAGTCCACTGAGCAGGTCGAGGACGCGCGCGATGATCTTCACGGGGATGTCCACCGCGATGGTCGGATCGAGCCCGGGGATGACCTGACGGTGCAGCCGTGCTCCGTCCGTGGCGGTGACTTCTGCGTGGGCGACGTGCGCCTGGAGGAAGGCAGAGCGCGCGGTGCTGGTGTTGGTCGCCACTACGACGGCCTTCAGTGCGCTCCGGAGGCTCTCTGCGGGCACTTCCGTAGTCTCTACGTCCTCCTGTACCGGAGTGACCGTCAGGCGGTCGGAGATGGGCGTGGCGAAGGTCCACTGGGCTCGGCCGGACAGGAGGCGGGCCTCGCTCCCCACGACGGAGAACTTCGTCACGCTGGCCGGAGCGAGTTTCAGCGCCTCCAGAATCTTCTTCGCAGGCACGACGACGGCGCCGGGCATGAAGACCCGCAACTGGCCGGTGGAGACCACCTGCATCCACTGGTCGCCGTCCGAGGCCGAGATACGCACGTGCGGGACGGTGTCGCCGCTACTGATCGCCTCGATGAGCATCATGCTCGTGCCGGGCACGACCTCCTTGGAGGGGACCAGAGCCGCGATTCGAGAAACCATCGAGAGGAACTCGCTGGTGATCATCCCGATGCTGAGGCGTGAGTCCACCGGCACGATGGACGGGATCATCTCGGGATCGGCGTCCTCGCGCTCGACGAGAGCCTGGAGATCGCTCACGCTCCGGCGGCTTCCAGTTCCGTCATGATGCGCTCGACCGCGGCTGCGAGTTCCGCTTCGAGTTCGGACTGGACCCTCTTCACGTCCGTGCCCGTCGAGATGCCGAACTCGGCCTTCAGGGCTTCCTTGGTCTGCGCGAGCACGGCCTGGGCCTGCTCCTTCTCGACCTCGGCGCGGGCGATGCGGGAGTTCTGTGCTGAGATGCGCTTCTCGGCGTCGTTCAGCGTTGCGAGGTGTTCGTCGATGGGTGCCATGCCTGTGATACGCCAGAAGCCCCCCGCTGCGCCTGTAAGACGACAACGGGGGGCTCCCAGTGTGGAAGGAGGATCAGGCCTCCTGGTTCTCCTCACGACGACGAGCGAGCATGAACACGAGGGCTCCGAAGCCGACGATGAACGCGGCCCCGAGGGCGATCGGCAGCGGCTCCACGGTCGCGCCGGTCACGGCGAGGTCATCGCTCGGGCCGGAGGTGTTGTCGCTCGGGACGACCACGACGGGCGTGGGAGTCGGGGTCGGCGTGGGGGTCGGCTCCTCGGTCACCGGGGGCTCCTCGGTCACCGGGGGCTCCTCGGTCGGAGGCGTGTCGATCGGGCACTCCTCGTTGGTGAAGTCGTAGCCCTTGCTCAGCGGGATCGATCCGTCGAAGACGTAGCCCGGGTTGGCCGTGAAGTCGACCTGGACGCGACCGACACCGTCGACGCGCTGGTCGTCGATGTTCGCCGTCCACTTCTCCGACTCCTCCGGGGTGACCGCGTCATCCGCGATGCCGCAGGAGTCCTTGAACTGGACGCCGGGCTCCGTGGTGATCAGCGTGACGCAGGGCTCCGTCGTGCCCGACTTCGTGAAGTCGTACTCGGTGCCATCGTGAGCGTCGACCGTGACCGTCCACTCGTGCGCCTCGTAGTTCGTGTACGAGAACTCGTTCTCGTACGACGTGCCGAACGTGGTGTCCTCGACCGTCTCGCCGTCGATGGTGACGACGATGGTGTTCGTCTTCGCGGGGACCTCGGGAGTGATGACGATCGTCTCGGTGACCGCGGGGACTTCGGGGGTGACGAGACGCTCCTCCGTGACAGCCGGGATGGCGGGAACCGCGGGAGTGACGATGCGCTCCTCGGTCACGGCCGGAACGGCGGGCTTGCCTGGAATGGCCGGGACGTCCACGACGACACGGGTGTTGCCGGTGGCCTTCCATCCCTTCGAGTTCGGGTTGCCCTCGGCGTTCCAGTTCGGGTTCGAGTTCCAACGGGTCTTGCCCGTCTTGTGCTGCACGAACTCGTACTCCGTGTGCGTGACGGCCGGGACCTCGGCAACGGCCGGGACTTCGGGGGTGACGACGACCGTCTCGACGACAGCCGGGACGCCAGGGACCTCGGGAGTGATGACGATCGTCTCGTAGACCGCGGGAACCGCGGGAGTGACGATGCGCTCCTCGGTCACGGCCGGAACGGCCGCCTGCTCGGCTGCGTAGTTGGTCAGCACGACGCTGAGGTCCGTACACGTGGCCGAGACCTCGTTCGTGTGTGCCGAGGCGGGCCCGGCTCCCACCACCGCGAGTGCGGCGGAGGCGATGAGCGTTGCGGCACTGAGACCCAACGCCCTCTTCAGTCGATTCATGATTTCCCTTCGTTCGTCAGGTGATGTACCTGGCCTGTGATACGCCAGACAAAGTGACTGGCGTTTGGATGGCGACCCCCCAGTTGGAGGGTCGCCGGTGGATCAGTCTTCGGGGGAGTCCTCGGCGAGGACGTCGACCGACAGCGCGAGGGTTGTGCCCAGGAACGGCTTCTTCTGGCGCTCCGAGAGAGCGTCGAAGTTGAAGACGGGCTTCGTCTCCCAGAACTGCGGGTACTTGTCCTGCGGGTACTTCTCGGCCGCCGACTTCGTGTCCTTGGAGTTCCGCTCCGACACCGAGATGATGACGTCGCCGACCTTGCGCTTGCCCTTCGAGTTGTAGACGCGTTTGATCTTGGCGTTCAATTCGTCGAACCGATCCTTGTACTTCTTGAAGACGCGATCGATCTTCGCGTACTCCATGGCCTCGTCCTCGGTGAGAACTTCTCCGGTCTGCTGGTTGACGGCGTCCGACATGTGACCTCCTGGGATCGTGGGCTTCTTGACCTGTCTCGAACATACCACAGGCACCGTTACCAGTGCAACGTGTTACTATGGACACATGACTGAATCCGCATTGCGAGCAATCTTCAGATCGCTCTCCCAAGATGAACTCGTCCTCCTCGTCGTCGCCCTCGTTGCGATCGTCTTGGCCATCGCGGCGGCCGCGACCCTCGTGCATGCGCGCCTCACCCGCGGTCGCTATCACCGGAAGGTCGACTACTCCCCGGGGTACATCCAGGGGCCCCTCGAAGAGCCCAAGCCGGTGACCCTGGAAGTGCGCGTGATCCGCCCCTCGGAGCCAAACTCCCCATCTACCCAGCGCAAGAAGCCCGGACTGACGGCGCGAGTTGCAAAGCCCTCGAACGATGACTTAGAGTCACCGGCACGGTAGTAACCGTGGGGCCTGCGACTTCGGTCGCCCCAGCCTCTCCGTAGCCGATGACGAGCCACAGTGCTCCTCGAAAAGGCCCGCGATCGCTCCAAGTGCACACGTGCAACGGACTCGCGGAGGATGCGCTGGGTCTCCTGCCACAGAGTGGATTTTTTCTCACATTCTGGGGGTAGGGGGCCTATGCCCAGCATCCTCCGCTCCTACTCCGTTGCAGGAATATCTCCAATCTCAGCATTCAGATCACATAGATCAATCTCATCGCGTGACGTGCGCGTTCTCTGCGCCTGCGTTCCCTTCACGCATGAATCGTGCGAGGATGCTCTCGTCGACGGATTCCGTCGTGCTACAGGCCACAACAGAAGACGCATCGAATCCAGCAACCACTCGATCGGAAGGACCCATCATGGTCACCAACATCACGCGCCGTCTCGGCGCCGTAGTCCTCTACCGGCTCTCGGAGCAGGACGTGCAGCAGATCATCCAGCGCCGCCGCTCGGCCGGACTCATCACCTACGCCGGGAACGATCCCCACGAGGGAGACGTCTTCCCCGCAATGATCGTCCGCGACTGGGCGGACCCTGCCATCATCAGCGCGACCCCATCCACGATGAACATCACTGAGTACGTGGACGGGCAGCCGGTCAACCTCCAGGTATTCCTCGACGGCAACGACGTCTTCTGGTCCACCAGCCGGAAGCGCGGCCTCGGCAAGGGGCACTGGGAGTTCCTGAGTGTCGTGGTGCAGGATGACGAGCAGTCACGCCGGGAGGTTACGGAGTAGGCTCTTCGGAGTCACGGCTGATCGTTCAATTTGGGGCGGCCCGACATATCCGCTAGCGGCAGGCGCCTGCGTCGGCTAGGGAATTGCTGGAAGGGTCCAGGACGTCACCCATTGGGGTGGAGATGTGGTTCGAGTCCACGACGCCGACAACAGGCACTGACGTGCCGCTCATGCGTAACACAGGCATGAGCAGAATCAGCATCACCGCCGAGCACGCGGGCCGCACGATCGAAGTCATCGTCGAGGAGGACCTCCAGGAGGAGGTCCTGTCCAACGACACCGGTGTCGAGCACATCCGGACCTTCCCGTCCCCCGCAGGATTGATCGACGCCGCCGTCGACGGACTGAAGGCAGCGATCTGATGACGAACTACTCCGAGAACCCCGGACACGTCCGGATCGACTTCTGGAAGCCTGAGAGCGGCAACTGGTACATGACCGAGATGCTCGACATGTCGGACGAGTACGACGCCACTCACGTCTACGCGGCCGTTCGGAACGCGCTCGCGAAGACGCGCCATGGCCGCCTCGCTGACAAGCGCTGGATCATCACCGTCGCGGAGCCGTACCACGTCAACGCCCACCCGGTGATGCTCTCCCCCGGCCGCGCTTCGTACGAGGACTGGCCGACCCCCTCGGAGGGCTCACGAATCTTCATGGGCGAGGTCCCCGCGGACGGCCTCTGGAACCTGCCCGACTGGGCGGCGATGTACCACATTCGCGTCTTCGATCCGGACGGCTGGCGCAACGAGGGCATCGACCCTCACACGCCCATCAGCCAGGACGACTTCTTCCGCCTGGTCTCCGTCTCGACCGTGGGCGGCGAGGGTTCGGAGCAGTTCACTGTCGAGATGCGCGCCTGGGCGGCGCGGAAGTGATTGACCTCGACGAACTCGCGCTGCGGGCAGCACGGCGACGCCGGGAACTGGACGCCAAGCAGGGCGAGGCGCGTGCTCTCGTTTCTCGAATTCGATCGCTGCGTGAGGAGGTCGAGATACTCTCGACCGACGTCACCGAGTTGGAGCAGGTTACCCACCTGCTCAACACGATCGCCGAGGACAAGCAGTTGCGCGCGCAGCAGGATATCGAGGAACTGGTCAGTCGCGGGCTCCAGACGATCTTCGACGACAGCCTGTCCTTCCACATCGTCCAGAGCGCTCGCGGCAAGACCTCCATCGTTGAGTTCATCGTCCGCACGACTCTCGCTGACTCGGTGGTCGAGACCCCGGTCATGGACGCCCGCGGCGGAGGTCTCGCGGCCGTCATCGGCTTCCTGCTCCGCGTGGTCGTCATGCTTCTGCGCGGAGGGACTCGACAGGAGAATCTTCTTCTGCTCGACGAGACGTTCGCGATGGTGTCCGCGGAGTACCTCCCCGTGCTCGGAGAATTCCTCCGCTCGATCGTCGAGGAGACCGGCATCCAGATCGTCATGGTGACGCACCAGACCGAGTTCATCGACTCAGCGGATAAGGTGTACCGATTCAGCCAGGAAGACGGCAAGACGAGGGTGGTGAGCACATGAGCGGGGCCAAGGCTCGTTTCTACGGTCTTCCCGAGGTCGTCGTCGATGCCGCGCTTGCTGAGGGCGCTCACCCGGACTGCCTCGTGGCGAAGCCGCAGAACACCACCCAGGCCTGCCTGGAGTGCCGCAACATCGTCGTCGCAGCGATCCACATCCACTACCACCGGTACGGAGGCGTCCCGGAGCAGATGATGCGTCTGGCCGACGACGTCAAGCGGGAGCAGGCCGGTGACTGAGCCTGTCGAGGACGTCTACGGTCGTGTCCCGAAGCCGGGGGACATCGTGCTCTTCGTGTCTGGCGACTACCGTCTCCGAGAGGGCAGGGTGGTCGAGCCTCCCAAGGTGACGTCTTCGAGGCCTCGGGTGGCTGAGGAGGGGACGTATATCCTGCCCCTTCAGCGTTCAAGGAATCCTCGCGCTCGCCCGTTCTCGCGACTGGCGAGTTCAGAGAGGTTCGTCATCACCCAGACAGCGGACGGCAAGCAGGTGGGCAGGCCGTGGTGAACTTGGCCCTGAAGTACCGTCCGCAGTCCTTCGACGACATCATCGGCCAGCGCCTCGCCGCAGTCGTGCTTTCTCGGATGGTCGAGAAGAGCAAGGTGCCCGAGGGCATCCTGATTGCGGGCCCCTCGGGCACGGGCAAGACCACGGCCGCTCGCGTGCTGGCCTCGAAACTGGATGCCGACTCGATCGAGGTAGACGGCGCGTCCAAGGGAGGTGTGGCTGAGGTCAGGGCGCTCGTGGAGAGCCTGCGCTACGGCCACGCGGGCGAGCATCGGGTCGTCATCATCGACGAGGCCCAGTCCATCACCCGGGACGGATTCAACACCTTCCTGAAGACGCTGGAGGAGCCTCCCAGTGGCACGATCTTCGTCTTCTGCACCACCGAGCCCGAGAAGATTCCTGAGACCGTCAAGGGGCGCCTGATCGAGTTCGAGTTCCGGAGGGTGACGCCGCAGGACATCTACGATCGGCTCATCTGGATCGCGGAGCAGGAGGATATCGCCCTGCCGACCGACATCCTCAGCGACATCGCTCAGCGCGCGGACGGGTCTGTGCGCGCAGCCATCATGCTCATGGATCAGGTCGCGCGTGCAGAGGTAGTCGACCGCGCCGAGTACGAGGACCTCCTGGGCATCCACGACTCCGGTCCGAGGCTTCTGGCTGCGATCGTGCTCGGCAACCGCTCGCGCGCGTTCGAGATTCTCGACGCGGAACTCCAGGTCGTGGGCTCACCGGCCGTGGTCGTGTCGCAATTGATCCGGGTCATCCGAGACATCACCGTGCTCCACGGAGGCGGCGTGCTCGAACTCACCGGCCGTGCTCTGGAGATACGCCAGAGCCTGGCGGCACGCACTGATCCGGAGCGGGTGTACCGCTCCGCGCGCACGCTCTGGGAGTTGAAGACTCGCATGCGCTTCAACGACGATCCGCGAGGAAATCTCGAACTGGCGCTCATGCTGATGCTCGACACCTACACGGCCGGGCAGGATCGTGCCAAAGTAGTGCCCAAGCCTGTCGAGGAGCCACAGCCGCCCAAGCGCAAGTTGACCATCGACGAACTGCGACAGAGGAGTGCCTCGTGAGCACCGTATTCACCGCCGGGACGTTCGACCTGCTCCATCCAGGTCACGTCTGGCTCTTCGAGCAGTGCAGGCGCATCGCCGGTCCGGACGGCGAGGTCAAGGTGTCGGTCAATACGAGCGAGTTCGTCGCGCAGTTCAAGGCACCGCCCGTGCAGACTTTCGATGAGCGCTACCAGATGGTGAAGGCCATCAAGTACGTCGACGAGGTCCTCCGCAACGACAGCGAGGACCTGACGGACCTCCTCTACGCGGTGCGGCCGGACTTCCTGGTGATCGGCTCCGATTGGGCCCAGAAGGACTACCACGCCCAGATCAGCGCTCCTCCGAGGTGGCTGGCCACCCACGGCATCACTCTGCTCTACATCGACCGCTGGAGCCCGCACTCCAGCACCGAACTGAAGGAACGAATTCGTGAATCCTGACTCTCCCGACCTCTGGTTGCTCACTTGCGCCCCGGCAAGTCGAGCCCATGAGGTCCGTGCCCTGTTCGCTTCCCTCGACGTCCCTGCCGCTCGGCGTGTGGTGGTGACGACGATGCCTGATCCGATTCCCTTCCTCGACGATGCGACTGTGCTCCTCTGCCCCGACCCGACCATCAACATCTCGAAGTGGTGGACGCTTGGTCTCGACTGGATCGCCGACTACTACACGCAGGGGGAGCAGTGGGATGTCCTCATCGCCGAGAGCGATGCGCGAATGACCACGGCTGACGTCGAGACGGTGCGAGGCGCTATGCGCCACCACGGCACTGTCATGGCGGGAGCGGATCGGTACGGACTCTTGGAGCCTGGTCAGCATCATCGACGGACGGACAACCGTTCGTGGTTGCCTCCAACGATCGATCGCGCTCCTTCCGGAGCCGACTCGCGCATCCCGGGAGTCATGTGCGTGATCGCAGGCGAGACCGGCATCCGGCACGACCCCGAGTTCCGCTGGTGGCTCGCCGACGACGACTTCGAGTGGCAGCATCGCGCCAATGGCGGCACGCTCCTCGTGGGAGGCACCACGGTCTGGCACGAGGGCACACAGGGCCCGCTCACCGGCGAGCGCCTCCAGGCGTGGCAGGAGGACGAGCCGAAGTTCCGCGCGAAGTGGGGCGGCGTGCCCGCGGACGGAGGAATCCTCTCGTGAGAAGGACCCTCGTCTTCACGGCCTGGAATCGGCCGAACTACTGGGCGCAGACCTGCGCTTCGTGGAGCGACGTCGACATGACCGGATGGGACGTTCGCCTTCGTCTGGAGCCCTCCGAGTTCGAGCGAGAGCAGATCGGGTCATTTCTCGAAATGATTCGCCTGACCACACCGAGTGACGTCGGCATCTCGGTCAACCCCATGCCGCTCGGGGTGCTCGTGAACCCGTGGAAGGCCTTCGAGAGCGCGATCGAACTAGGCAGCGACTTCATCGTGCGCGCCGAGGACGACCTGCTCGCGAGCACGGACATCCTCCGGTACTTCGAGTGGGCCTCCGAGCGCTGGCAGGACGACAAGAGCGTCGCCACGGTCAACGCGTACTCGAAGACCCAGGGTGAGGACCCCTTCCACGTCTCGGTGCGGCAGGGTGCCTTCAATCCCCTCGTCTGGGGCACCTGGAAGGACCGCTGGCTCGACTACATCGGACCGACGTGGGACAAGGACTACTCGACCTTCAACGACTACCCGGGCAATCAGGCGGGCTGGGACTGGAACCTCAACACGAGGGTCCTCCCCGCGCTCGGAAAGAGCACGGTGAACATCGATCAGTCGCGGGTGCAGAACATCGGGGTGTGGGGCGTGCATGCGACCCCGGAGAACTTCGAGCAGGCCCCTGGCTGGGAGCACGACTACGGAGCAGGGAGGTTCTGGACGGATGACTGATGTGCAGTCTGCCAATGGTAGGGGAGTGACGATCGTGATGCCTTCCGGTGGGGAGGACGATGGCTTCGACTACGAGGACAGCGTCTTCCAGATTCCTGAGCGCGTGCGCGCCGATCCTCGCTACGTTCTCATCCACGAGCGGATGGTGCAGAACCTCCGCCAGGAAGCAGCCGGGCTGGAGATGAACACGCTCCAGATGATCCTCGTCGAGCGCATCGCCAACGGCTACGTCCTCATGCGCTGGCACGAGGACCACCCGGGCAACTGGGCTGGCGTGAACACCGAGAAGGACTTCGTGCTCAACTGGCGCTCGCTCGTCAGCGAGTTCAACAAGATTCTGGCCGCAGGCGAGGACAAGCGCCGCACAGCACTTCGGGACGCCTACGAGCGGATCATGATCGAGGGCCTGAAGATGATCGACGATGTGGAGTCTCGCGCGAAGGTCAAGAAGTTCTACATGGACGAGTTCGCCGACATCGGCGACTGAACAGGAGGAAGATCATGGCACCACGGCAGGTATTCGATTCCAACATCATCAAGATCGACAAGGACGGCAACCGCGTCCTGTCGGACTACCTCGAAGACGGCGAGGAACTGGCCGACTCCGGTCGCGTCACTCACCCCGTCGTGAAGCAGTCCACGGACAGCCTCTCCCAGATGGACGAGACCGGCGAGAGCCCGGCCGAGGCCGCGGGCTCCGAGAGCCTCCAGAAGCCCATCGACCTCTCGCACAGCGACGTCGGCGGCGCCGGGACGATCGACCCGTCCATCCTCGAAGACGCAGGCGCCGCGGGCGTGCGCACGGACGACGACGGCATCAACCGTGTCGCCGATGAGTCCGCCGCCACGAACGAGGGCCAGGGCACCGGCGAGGAGGACTCCGAAGAGGCCGCCTCTGGCGACAATTCGAGCGTCGAAGGCTCCGCGGAGGGCGACTCGAACGACGAGGGACAGTCCGAGGACGACACGCCTCAGGCCCCCGCGAAGTCCGACAACAAGCAGGCGTGGTACGACTACGCCGTCTCCAAGGGCTTCGAGGGTGAGCAGGACAGCATCACCAAGGAAGCCCTCATCGAGCAGTACGGCGACAAGTAGTCGTCAAGGGGGCGGTGGAGCCATTCCACGGTAGCCGCCGCCCCCACCCACCATCTCACTCAGGGAGCACGTCATGACTCAGGTCCTCAGTCTCACCCAGGACGACAACTCGCTCATCCTCATGCTGTCGGCCTCGGCCGGGTGCTCTCTCGACTCCAGCCCGAAGTCGAACTGGGTGGAGAAGGGCGGCGGCCTGCCCAACTACATCTGCCAGATCGCCAAGGGCGTGATGAAGAGCGGCAAGAGCAAGTCGCAGGCCATCGCCATCGCTGTGTCGCGCGTCAAGGCATGGGCGGCAGGTGGCGATGACGTCGAGGCAGGCACGCAGGCCAAGGCCGCGAAAGCGCTCGCGCAGTGGAACACCCTGAAGGGCCGGAACAAGGCCAAGAAGATCAGCCTCTCCCGACGCGAGGACGGCGCCGAGTACCTCATGTTCTCGAACACGACCTCGTTCAACACCGAGATCGTTCGCGCCGCCTGGGAGGACCTCCAGCGCGAGAAGCGCAAGGCCGAGCAGGTGAAGCGCCGAGCGGCCGGACAGGACCCCTACGAGTCGGAGATCGGCATGTACTCGTGGGTCAAGGAACTCTGGACCGACTACCTCATCGCCACGGCGGAGGGCTCGTCCGGCGTGGAGTACGTGAAGGTGCCGTACACGGTCGACGACAGCAACAACGTCACCTTCGGAGACCCCACGATCGTGCACCAGGTCTGGGAAGAGGTCGAGGCTGAGGAACTCTCCGACAACGAACTCGAACTCCTCATGCGTCACCTCGAACTCTCGGCGCCGCGGCGCACGACCGCTAGCGAGCGGATCATGGAGTTGTCAAATAGACTTCGTGGATGAGTAATGCTCGTATGTCGGAGCGCCTGGCGCTCTTCGACGATCACGCTCCGGTCGAGACCTCACTGGAAGCCCTCTTCTGGGAGGAGCCGGTGCCCCTCGACGTCTTCGTCCAGGACAAGAAGTACCTCGGCAACCCACCGCTCAGTCCTGAGCAGTATCGACTCGTGCAGCACGCCGAGCGTATCTATCTGCCGCAGACGTTCCAGGACATGGCCGACACCTTCGGCGGGTACTGGAACGAGACTCGCCTCACCCGGATGGTCAACACGATCGTCGCGCAGTGGGGCAAGGGCGGTGGCAAGGACCACACCGTCCGTGTGGCGAACCTCCGGGTCACCTACCTCCTGCTCTGCCTGAAGAGCCCGCAGCGCTACTTCAGCATGCCGGACCAGGACTCGATCCACCTCCTCAACATCGCGTCGTCGTCCGGCCAGGCGAACCGAGCATTCTTCAAGCCCATGACCCAGGCCGTGAAGCGCGGCTGGTTCGCGGACTTCGCCGACCCCAAGCGCGACACCATCGAGTACGACAAGAACATCGAGGCGATCTCCGGCCACAGCGACGCTGAGGGTCAGGAGGGCATGAATCTCATCTTCGGCGTGGCCGACGAGATCGACGCGTTCAAGGCCAAGGACGAGATGATCGGCCAGGGCAAGCGCGCTCGCGAGGCTTCCACCTCAGCCGAGTCGATTCTCGAAATGCTGAAGACCTCGGCGAGCACCCGTTTCCCGTGGTCGTACAAGCGCGTGGCCATCTCCTACCCCCGCTACCTCGGCTCCACGATCCAGCGCCTCACCACGGCCGGACAGGCCGACATCGACCTCATGGGCGAGAAGAGCAAGGAGTTCGTCTCCGGGCCTCTCGCCACGTGGGAGGTCAACCCGCGCGTGCCCGGCCGCGAGGCGTTCGAGGCGGACTACCGCCAGGACCCCTCCGCAGCCGCCGCGAAGTACGAGTGCAAGCCGAGCCGATCGACGGACGCCTATTTCCGCAACCCGAACCTCTTCAAGCAGTCCGTAGTCCAGGAGACGCAGCCGCTGAAGATCACCTACAAGGTCTCGACGGTGAAGTCCTCCGAGACCGGCCAGCCCGTGCGAGTGTGGGAGCCGGAGTTCCACTTCGACGACGACTTCCTCCCGGCGGACGGTGCGCTCTACGCCATCCACGCGGACCTCGCGCTGCGGGGTGACCGGGCAGGCGTGGCCATGAGCCATGTCAAGACCCTCCAGGACCGTACCGAGACGATCATCGACGAGGACGACAACATCGCCGGTGAGACCACGATCACGGTCCCGCTGGTGAAGAACGACTTCACGGTGGCCTTCACTGCGGACTCCGCCGCGCGCGATGCCGCGGAGCAGCCGATGCCGAGGGAAATTCAGATCAGGTGGGTGCGCATCCTCATCTTCCACCTGATCCGTCGAGGCTTCACGATCGTGCGAGTGACCTACGACCAGTTCCAGTCGGCCGACTCGATGCAGACGTTGGAGCGACACGGCATCAAGACCGATCGACTGTCCACCGACGTCAACGACAGCGTGTGGAAGACCCTGATGGACGTCGTCTCCGACAACCGCCTGGAGATGCCCTACGACCCCATGCTCCAGATCGAACTGGAGGCCCTCACCCGCCTGTCTAACGGCAAGGTCGACCACCCACCGGGTGGATCGAAGGACATGGCGGATGCGTTCGCCTGCTCGATCCAGGGCGCCGTGCTCGTGGGGGGCGAAGAGAATGCCAATGGTAGTGACGTACTGGTTGACGAGAGTTCGTTCCGCATGGGCTCGGCAGGCGACCCCTTCGATCAGGGCGAGTACGGATACACTGGAGCACTCCCGGGCGGCGGTTTCGGAGTACCGATGGGCATGAAGGGTTTCGGACATGGCGGCTGGTAGCGAGGTGGCGCGGAAGGGCTCTTCTGGGGCCGCTCGGAGCGCCAAGAAGAACCGCAAGGCCGATGTCGTCGAGGCACTCAACGTCGAGCAGGGCGTCGACGCCGTCACGTCGTACATCTCGACGTTCGGCTCGGTCAGTCTCACGGGGCTCTCGAAGAACCAGAACGAACTCTTCCAGGAGGTCATGCGCCGACAGGGTGAGGACGCCGGTCCCACCGTTCGTCAGTTGGTCGCCATGCGCCGGATGGACGGCCAGGCTCGCGCGCTCTACCGCCTCCTGACGCTCCCCATCCGCGCCGCGCTGAAGACAGCCACGATCATCGGAGACGATGACAGCGAGGAGGAGCGCCAGTTCATCGACGACGTCTTCCACCTGGCTCCTGAGTCCGGTGGCATGACCGTCACCTTCAACCGCTTCATGGGGCAGTTGCTCCAGGGTCTCTTCGACGGCTTCGCCGCGTTCGAGAAGGTCTTCTGGATTCCTGAGGAGGGGCCTCTCGCAGGCAAGGTGACGCTGAAGAAGTTGGCGCACCGACCCTCGGAGACCGTCACCTTCGTCATCGACAAGACGGGCGGCTTCTCAGGCATCCGCCAGCGGACGTTCTACTACGGCAAGCCGGTCGACGTCTTCATCCCCAAGAACCGGTGCTTCTACTGGGCCGCTCAGGAGGAGGAAGAGAAGTTCTACGGTGTCTCCTTCTTCGAGAGCGCGTTCTATCACTACGACAAGAAGGCCCGGCTCTACTACGCGTCGCACCTGGCCTCGTTCCGCGCGGCGGTCGGCACGCGCATCGGCACGGTGCCCGCTGGCGCTTCGTCGAAGGCCAAGAGTGAGTTCGCCGCGTCGATGGCGAACCTCTCCATGGCGCAGTGGCTGATGATGCCCGAGGGCTTCAAGGTCGAGGTGCTTCAGGAGGGCGGCAACTACGACTTCCTCGCGCAGATCAACCACCACAACTCGGCGATGTCGAAGTCGATCCTCGCGAACTTCTTCGATAAGGACCAGGGCGCGGGGCAGTCCGAGGCCTCGCTCGTGAACTTCGGGCAGCCGGGCGACGAGATGTTCAACCTCATGCTCCGCGCGATCCAGAACGACATCGCGGACCAGATCAACCACTACATCATCCCGCAGTTGATCGACCTCAACTTCGGCACCGCGCGCTACCCCAAGTTCACGTGGGGCGCGCTCACCGACGAGCAGAACGCCGCCATCGCGAAGACGTTCGACAAGTTGGCCAGCCAGCAGACGATCACGCCGGAGTTCATCCGGGCGATGGAAGAGCACCAGGCCAAGGAGTTCGGGCTCGACATCGACTACGACGAGGTCGATCTCCGCGAGGAGGAGGAAGCCGAGGCAGAGGCGGCTCTGGGAGCCATGCCGGGTCAGGAGGGTGCCGTTCCCGGCGCCGAGCCTGGCGGACTCCCTGGCAGCCCTCCAGCCGCCCCTGGTGCTCTGCCTGAGCCTCCGGCTCCCGGTGGGGCGCCCACGCCTCCCGTGCCCGCAGGCGACCCCGCAGAGCCTCCCACAGATGATGCTGGCCCGAGCGCCGCCCCGGCGTCCGCCGAGGGTGTCGAGAGCCCTGAGGCCTGGTCGTCCCTCGCGGACTTCGAGGAGGCTCTGGGTATCGAGGAGTCGGAGGACGAGGAGAACGACGACTTCGAGGAGCAGTTGACCCTCAGCGTCATCGAAGATTTCGAGAATCGACTCGAACTGAGCGCTGCGCTCGACGACTACGAACTGTCCCTGTCTCGCGACGAGGACAACCTGCTCACGATGGCGCAGAGCCTGCTCGATGCCGCTGGAGGATACGCCAATGCGTAAGGTCGCCACCCCGGGAGGGTCTCGCTACTACGGCCTGCCGATCGGGGCCCCGATCACGGCGGACGCCATCGCCAAGGCACGCGCGCGCAACGGCGGCAAGCGTCCCCCGGCGGGCTCCACGGCTCCGGCCGGTGCTGTGCGCGGAGCCCCAGTCAAGCGTGTTGCGCAGCAGAGGGAAGCAGCCGCAGCGGCTCAGGCCGCTCGCAAGGTCTCTCCGACCATCACCTTCACGCCGCCGTCCGAGAAGGCATCGGGCACGAAGGTGAAGGCGGGATCGGCCGTGTTCGGCGTACCCAAGAACTCGCGCACGTTCAAGAAGGACGGCTCGCTCGTCTCCTACAACGTCGACTCCGCGGGCAACCTGCGGGTGCTCACGCCGAACGGCGAGGCCAATCTCACGCCCGAGGCCGAGGCGCGTGTCAAGGCGCTCATGGTCGCCGAGCGCGAGAGCCTGACCGAGACCACCCCGGACGCAGCGCCGAAGCCCGAAGAGCCTGCCACGGACGCCGCTCCTGCCAAGCCGCGTTCGCGGTTCGCGCGCACCAATGAGGACGGCACGCCCAAGGAGACGCCAGCGTCGCCGAAGGTCGATTCTGCGAAGCAGGATGCGGAGCGTGAGGAGCGGCGCCGCAAGTCGGCCGCGCAGGAGGCCGAGTCCAGGCGCACCGGCGTCTTCAACGAGTACGACCCCAGCAAGCGAGCCGCTGAGGGAGGATCGGACGTCGAGACGACTCCGCTCACCGAACTCGGATACGACCGCGACGAGGAGGTCACCATCTACCGCGGCGTCCCCGCGGACGCTGAGGGCGGCATCAACGAGGGCGACTGGGTCACCCCGGATGAGCAACTGGCCAAGGACTACGCAGGCACCGGCCGAGTCGAGAGCAAGGTCGTGAAGGCGCAGGACCTGCGTACCGACCCCGAGGACGACTCGATGTCGGAGATGGTCTACGTTCCCGAATCTTCTTCCGCGGGTGCTGGGGAGTCCGACGACGCCGAGGCGTTGGACATGAGCACGTCGGGCCTCTTCCAGGGCCGCATCGAGGACTCGCTGGGTGAGTCTGTCGCACCGGCCGAAGACGACCTGGCGGACATGCGACGCAGCCCGCTGACGAGCCAGCACATGACCCCCGAGGGCGAGTTCACACCTGAGCGCAAGGCTCTGCACGACCAGATCATCGCGCGCTTCTTCGATGGCGTCGAGGCGGTCGACAACCCTGTCCAGTTCATGAACGGCGGTGGGCCCGCCTCGGGCAAGGGGACCATGACGCGTGGCGACAACGCCAAGATCACGGGCTACCCCGCCACGCACATCGTCGACGACTTCGGCAACTTCAAGCCGGTCGAGAACCCGGGTGGCGTGATCGTCGACCCGGATCAGTTGAAGTTGTCCCTGCCCGAGGGCAAGAAGGCAGTCACCGACTTCGCCAACGGCGTCGAGCGCGACGAGGCCCACACCGAGTGGGCGGCGAACCTCCACGGCGAGTCGAGTTACCTCGCGCAGCGCCTCGTGGCGGCCGCGCACGAGCGTGGGGTGAACCTCATCCTCGACGGCGTCAACGACGGCTCGGCCGAGTCTGTCAAGCGCAAGGTCGAGAAGGCCCGCAGCCGCGGCTACAAGGTCGAGGCGAACTACATCTACCTCGACCCCGAGGAGGCACTCGCACGCGCTCGATCGCGAGCGGAGCGTGCCGGACGCCGCGTGCCGGAGAAGATCGTCATCGGTGCCTACTCGAAGTTGCCGGGCATCTTCGACGCGATCAAGGAGGGCCTCTTCGACAAGGTGCGCCTCTTCGACAACAACGTCGAGGGGTCGAACGCCTACCTCGTGGGAGAGGGGTCGCTCGACGGCTCCTTCGACTTCAAGCAGCCCGACTACGCAGAGGTCTACCAGCGCTACCTCGACAGCCAGAAGGTCGCGGAGGGCCTCCTGGGGCTCACGCAGAAGTCGGACGCTGACCGCGCGCTGAAGAAGAACCTGAAGGACCTGGCCGGTAAGTAACCGGCACACGTTACTGTGGTAACGTAGGAGTGAAAGGAGGCGCCGATGAAGATGAGCATGACGCAGTTGGGTCACTTGCAGGCCTTCTACGCATCCGGAGCCACGTTCGACGAGTTCATCACGGAGCACAAGATTCCCGAGGACATGCGCGCTGAGGCGCAGGTGTTCTGGGACGACGTCGCTGCGGACAGCAAGGCGAACAAGGGCACGACGATGCTGGTACCGTCCGACTAGACGACCGACAGCAGCCGGGTGCTCTAGGATGTGCCCATGGCGACTCTCGACGACTCCACGGACTCGATCCTCGACGATCAGACCCCGGAGGAGGCACCCCTTCCTCCCGTGACGGCCGAGCGCCTTCGTTCTCTGCGAGCCCTGATCGAGTACCGCTCAGAGGCGGGCGAGACGGACGCCGTGCAGGTCCTCACCGAGAAGTTCCGGTCTGAGTACGACCGCTTCGCTGAGGGGAAGACCGAAGAGGAGATCGACCAGGCGCTGAACAAGGCGCCGTAGTGGCGTCGATCGCCGCTCAGTTGGAGTCGGCCCGCGTCAGCGCTCGCGCCGCGGCCTCCTTCGAGGCCATCAACCGCAGCCGGATCGAGCAACTCTTCGCCGACTGGGACGCAGGCCTAATCTCGAATCGACAGATCAGGCACCGTCTGGAGAACGTCGTCCGCGGCGGCTACCGTGCCTCGGGCGCCACCGCGCGCGAGCACACACGCCGAGCCTCCGAACTGCCGGACTGGGTCCCGGCCAACCAGACCTTCCTCACGCCGTACCTCAACAGCCTGCTCGCGGATGTGCGTCGCAATCTCCGTGAGTACGCCGCTGTGCGCACGCGGAGGTCCTCCAGCGCTGACGACGTCGAGAAGGCCCGTAGGCGTGCGCTCCTGCGCATCAAGCACAGCGCCGGGGTGGCGACCACCCGCGGCTACACAGACGGCCTCATCCAGGCTCACGTCGAGTTGGAGGACCTCGGCTTCAAGGTCGTGAAGGTCTGGATGGCCAACTTCGAGAACAACACCCCCTGCCGATACTGCCGAGCGCTCCACGGCACCCAGCGCGGGCTCCAGGAGACGTTCCAGGTGCAGGTGAAGGAGGGCACGCGCCTTGCGATCTACCGAGACCTCCAGGGCCCTCCCCGGCATCCTCAGTGCCAGTGCTACCTCGCGATCCTCATCATCACCTTGGAGAACGCGTTCGAGCCCATCAACGTCGACGCTCCTGCGGACCCTGAGGATGAGACCTCCGCAGCGGCGGTCCGGAATCTTCCTCTGGCAGTGTTCCGGGCCATCATCGCGGCTCTACGGGCCATCGCGCGCTTCACCAGAGGAGAATGAAAAGTGGCTGACCGAACCAGATTCTTCTTCGACGATGTGAAGGACGCTGCGGACGCTCTCGTGCTGGTGCTCGAACATGCCCGGAATCACAAGGATGTGCAGTTCCGCTTCGGCCCTACGACGGCTCCGGCCATTCTGCAAAGTGGTCTCTGGCTAGAGGGTCAGATCGCCGACTTGGCTGATAGCATCGGGAAGAAGATTCTGGCAGTGCGTCACGACGAGTAAGGATTCGCCTTGGTCCGCAAGATCGGCCCCAACACCCGCTACGTGAAGACCGCTGAGGGTGCCGCCTTCTACGGACAGCCGATCGGCTCGCCGATCACCCCCGACATCATCAAGAAGAAGAATCGGGAAGCCGCCAGCATCGGCATCACGCCTCCGAAGGGCGCAGTCGAGGACGCAGCAGGCAAGCCGGTCAAGAGCGCAGAGGTCGCGCGACCGGCCGTCAAAGTCAGCGCTCCGCAGGCCACCGGCCCCAGCGCGTTCAAGATCGGTAACTCCGAATTCGGTGTGGCTGAGGGCTCCCGAATCTTCCAGCCCAAGAGCAACCCTGGCATCCGCTACATCATGGAGCCGGACGGCACGATCCGTGCGTTCAACCGTGACGGCGAAGCCGAGGTTCCTGAGACCCTGGCCGGGTCTCTCCGCGATCGTTTCGAGAATTTCGATGAGGGGGATGCTCGATACGAGGAACTCCAGTTCGACGGCACCGCGCCGACGAGCGAGGAGGACGTCGAGGAAGGGGCCGAGGCCGGATCACCAGGCGGAGAGGCTCGCGCTGAGTCGGCCTCCTCTGCCACGGGCAAGTGGAAGAAGCAGACCGTCTCCTACTTGCCTCCGGCTCCCGCAGGCACCAGCACGAAGCCCGAGCGCGCACAGGGTGACGGGTTCCTCTGGTCCACGGACGAGCGGTGGGGGCTCGTGAAGAGCACCACCGGCAAGGGCTACGACCTCTTCCACGCGCCCACAGGTCTCGGCATTCGTCGCAACCTCCCACGAGCGGATGCCGCCGAGTACGCAGCCGGGTTCGCCACCCTGCCTCCCCTCAGCATCGACAAGGTGGGGGAGGATTTCTCCACCGACTCGCTCGGAGACCACAAGCGCGACATCCAGAAGGTCGCAGGTGTGACGCGAGCCGTAGCAGCGGGCTCGGAGATTCCCACCTTCGAGGACGAGACCGGATCAGACGCCCCCACGGATGCCCCGGCGCCCTCTCCGGAGACCGCGAACGTCCCCGCTCCTTCGTCTGAGGATTCCTCCTGGAGTGAGCAGGGCCAGGGAGATGTCGTCTCGGAGTCGTTCGTGCGCCAGGCGCCGACCGGCTCGCAGGTCATGCACTTCCCCACGACCGGCAAGAAGGTCCTCCCCACGATGTGGACCAAGAACGACGACGGCACGTGGTCCTCGAACAAGTCGAGCAAGATGGTCACCGACGACCAGATGGTGTCCGCGCTCGGGGACAACGTCCTCATCGCTCGTGTCGGCCCCGAGGCTCCTGAGGACAGCGCGCTCTACCCGGGCGCTCCCGACTTCTCGACGGAGGACCTCCAGGCCGCCTACGACTCCCTCCTCGCGCACCCCGGCTTCCAGATCGCCTACGGCCTGCCGCAGGACTCTCCTCTCCGCGGGAAGGACGTCATCGGCGCCCTCACCACCGCGGCACGAGCCGAGCGCGCGGGGCTCTCGCCGAAGCAGGCCGTGCTCGCCCACCTCCGGGCCCACCTCGGCATCGAAGAGCCTCCGGCAGATGCGCCCACCGACGAGCCGCAGATCACGGTCGGCGCTGCGGAGCCCAAGCGTACCGGCGTGCAGGGCTTCAACGGCGGCCAGTTCACGCGCGCCGACATCCAGGAGGCAGTCGACATCCTGGAGGCGTTCCAGGGCAAGGCCTTCAAGAGCGAGTTGAACAAGAAGGGCAACGCGCTCGGCACTCTCGACCCGGCCTCGATGGTCGGCATCGAGAAGGACAAGACGATCGCGAAGCAGAAGTTCGTCGACTACCTGCGAGGAATCCTCGACGCCAACCCGCCCGCCGATGCGTCCACTTCCGAGCAGCCCCCTGCGCCGGAGAACCAGGACCGCACGCCGGAGGAGATCGTCGGCACGAGTCCTGAGTCCGTATCAGAGATCGAGTCCCTCCCGGCCGGAACTCTGGCCGCCTACTTCGCTCGCGTGTACGCCAAGAATGAGGACGGCACGTGGAGTCAGCCAGGCGACACGGAGTCCACCCCGCTCAACTCGGAGGACTTCGCCTACACGCTCCGCGGCTTCATCGTTACGGCGCTCCCGGAGCAGGGCACGGACGAGACGCCCGATGCTGATCCTGCTCCGGAGCCTGAGGCGGAGACCTCCGAGTTCGGTGAGCGTCTGGAGGACCCCGCCGACTTCGCGAGCACGTCCAACATCGGAGACTCTCTCACCATCACGCGTCCGGACGGCTCCCGCGAGACGCTGGTGCGTATCCCGGACGAGGGCGGCCAGCGCGCATGGCGCACCGGACTGGGATTCATCCAGTACGACAAGGACCTCTTCTTCCTCCCCGGCGAGAACGAATACTTCGGCCGCCGTGCCGAGGCACCCGCCGACAGCGGCGGCAGGGTCGAGGAGCCCCCCGCTCCAAGTCCCGAGCCCGCGGGTCCTGCTTTCGCTCCCGGACAGAACGCGACCGGAGCCGACGTCGAGAGCATGGTCGACGGCACTCGGCTGATCTACACCCGCAAGGACGGCCGCACGACGGCGTACACAGTGCGACTCGGAGGTCGAGTTCTTGTGACCGACCGAGGCACGGAAGTCGCCTTCGACCGCGTCGCTCGCATGAAGTTCCTCGTCTACAGCGTGCCCGGTGCTGAGCAGCCTCCCACGTCGTCCAATGCGCCTGTTCCCGCTCCCCAGGATGCTCCTCGTATCGGAGACACCGGAGTCGGAGATCGGGTTCCGAGCCGGTACGCCCTCGAAGAGGCCCCGGTGGGTTCTCAGGTGGTCGACCTTGCAGGTGCTTCGTACACCAAGACCAGCCCTTACGAGTGGCGAAACAACGTCACTGGAGAGGCATTCGATGGCTCCAGTGTGACCTCGTCGTTCCGTCGAGAACTGACGTGGGCTCACATTCCGGAGAAGGCTCCGGACACGCCGTGGGTGGCGCCCGAGCCCAGCCCCACGTGGACTCAGTTCGGTGGTTGGAAGAAGGGAGACTTCCTCACTCTTCGCGACATGGATCGTGATCTCGAAAGCCTCCCGGTCCTCAGTTACGTCTCTCTGCAAGACCCTGAGGATCGCGAGCAGAATCTTCTTTTCTCGAAGGACCCGGATGGCCGCTGGTCCGGTCAGAGCGTTTTCACTGGGGAGAAGATTTCTCCAGTGGACTCGACGACGCTGCGGGACATTGTGCTCGCGCGCCACGCCAAGGTCGAGATCACCCGTGTCGGACTTGCTCACGAGCAGCCAGGAGCGGGCTCCAAGGTCCTCTTCACCGACGTCGAATCGGCCCGTATCGGCGATGTGTTCCTCTATCGAGACCCCCGCATGCGCGGTCGTGAGGTCCTCTTCCAGGCTGTGGATGATGAGGCTGGCGGCATCGACTGGATCAGCAACGTCCCCGACATCCCCTTCGAGCGGTCCGCTACCCTGCTCAACTACGCCCGCTACGGTCACCTCTACACGGCCAACGCGGAGGACTTCGATCGTCCGTTCCTCATCATGACCGCGGACGAGTTCGAGAGTCAGGCTGTAGGCACTCTGGTTCGAGCGGGCAGTGGCTACTTCATCCGCGAGGAGGGTCCTGACGGACCACAGTGGGTGGCGATTCCCTCGCGGCGCTCTGGAGACTATCGACAGCCGGTGACGTCGAACCATCTGGCTCTTCTCGCGGCGAACTCCACTTTCACCAATCGCAGCGCACGGACGGGGTACGTGCTCCGAGACGGAGCCGCTGAGACGATCGAGCCTGTGGTCGGCGCCGAGATGTCTCCTTTCGATCTTCAGTTCGTGCCGAGGGGCACGCGCGTCGAAACAGCCACAGGCGTGTTCGTGTCGGACGGAAACGACCGCTGGACGCGCGAGGATTCGACCGAATCTCTCCTTGGCGAGACCTGGGACTCTCTCGGCATCCAGTACCCAGTCGTGCGCGTGCTTCGTGTCGGCCGCGAGGAGGCCTCCCCCGCATCTCCCAACACAACTGTCCCGTACGAGGACATGATCCGTTACCCGGTAGGGTCACGCTTCCGGGTCGGCGGAATCCGCAGCGGTGAGTGGACTGTCATTGACGATCGCTCGATGACTGACGGCCGACAGAACTACGCCTTCGGAATCTTCGACCGCGACGACGATGCGACGTTCGAGTACATCGGTCGCACCGACATGAGTGCCGTCCCCGAGATCGGCTCCGCGGTGCCCTTCCCGGATCAGATGCGCTCGCTTCCTGTCGGAGCATTCCTCACGAGCGCATCCAACGTCGTCAGCGTCCAGAAGGTCGGTCCTGACTCCTACGCCGTCGTGCGCGATCGAGGCCGTACGTCCAGTGATGGGGACCGCTATGAAAACGCTGAGGACCTCCTGTCCAACATGCGCACGACGCTCACCTACGACCGTGACGCACATTCTGGCGAACCCGTCACGGCAGACTCCTCCCAGATCGGGTCGGCGCATGTTGGTGCGATCGTCGTGAATGGCAACGACCTGCGCGACGCGCGGACGCTCACTGAGAGCGGCTGGGAGACCCGAGATGGGAACCCCGTCTCGACGGAGGAACTGCGCACTCTCTTAGGTGAGGGCACGCACTACTTCCAGGCGAAGCGTACGCCCGCCAGCAAGTACGTGACGGCCGGGGAGATCGCCATTGCGAAGCCGGGCACTGCGGCTTACCTGCGCCTCCCCAAGGGAGCGGATGGGCACAAGACGAAGCGCCTGGTCTTCAACGGCACCTCCTGGCTCACGACGGACGGCAAGGACAGCCGGTACGCAGAGCCTCGCGAGTTCACGACAGACGAGATGCTGGCAGCAGCGGCTCGCGGTGACGTGAAGATCACGTCCGAGGCACGCCCTCGTCTCGATCACGAGGAGTACGTCCAGGCCGTCCAGAGCGCTGAGACCCCTGCGGATGCTCTCGCACTGGCTCGCGCGCAGCATCCTCGTGTTCGCTACCGCGACTGGGACTTCCGCAAGACGGAGCGGCCGTCCGATCGAGTCGACAAGATGCAGGCGTACCGAGAATTCCTCATCGAAACCGCGAGGCAGTTCGACAACTACCCCGAACTCCAGTCCGTCAGGTCGATCGGAGGTGAAAACTCTACGGCGATGGCATTTGCGTGGGTGAATCACCGTGTCGGAGCCACGACGATCGACACGTCCTCCATGACGATGAACATGAAGTGGGGAAAGTGGAGCACCGGGGTAGGGTATCGAACGTCCCAGGCAACCAACCACTTCCACGGCGTACCCCGCCGAGGCATCACGCCCGCGATGCAGACGGTCACGCACGAGTTCGGGCACCTCCTCGACACGAACACGGGCATGACGATGGGCGCTGTCGCCAAGCGTGCCGAGCAGGAGTTCCTCTCTCGCTACCCGGCTGGTCCTGAGCGAGATGCCGTGCAGGCGCAGACGAGCAAGTATGCGCAGACGAACTCGGCCGAGTTGGTTGCGGAGTCCATCGAGAACTGGACGAATGGCGAAGAGGTCGAGCCAATCACTGAGCACATCGTCGCAGCGCTTCAGGAGCACTACCGGGTGGTGACCGGCAACACCCGATTCGAGTTCAAGAAGAACCCCGGCCGTCCGGATGCTCCGATCAACTTCGACCCGAACAAGCACGTCGTGCTCCTGCCGGGCGCGCACAGCATGGGATCGTTGACCGCTCGCGAGGGACTTCCAGCCACAGTTCAGGAACTGCGAGACGTGCCGGAAGGAACCACGGTGCGGATCGCTCAGAATGACGAAATCTGGACCAAGGAGAAGGACAACACCTGGCGTAAGCCGAACGGTTTCGTTGACACCCTGAATGAGCCGAACACCTTCATCCAGAAGGAGCGCTTCGAGGCCGGAATCTTCTTTGTCAGCATCACCGAGCCGGAGAAGCAGCCCTGGACGGAGAACTACTCCACCGACCCCCGCAGCGTGAACTACTCGGCCGATCGCGGCGAGTGAGAGAAGGAGACAGGCCATGATGCCGTACGGAGCATCCATCACTGAGCAGGAACTCGACGCAGCGCTCGACGAGGCAGCCACGGGTATGACCCGCACCGACCTCGGCGTCAACGAACCGATTCGAGAAATCCTGACTCGGGTGGCGACGAACCGCGCAGTGTCTGACGAGGATGCTGCGGAAGCGCATCGCCTCCGTCAGGAGATGGAGGACGAGGAGAACCTCGCGGAGGCTTCCTCAGGCCAGTAGTGACGTCTCGCGAGAATCTGCCAATGGTAGAGCCATGGGAGACCTCGCGATCATTCCTCAGCCTCAGGGGGCCGGAGGATACCTCGAACTGGCACGTGGCTCTGGTGAGGCGCGCAAGAAGCAGGGACGTGTCTTCGAGAAGCACATCCTCAACTACGGCACGCTGAAGCACCCCAAGGCGCCCGGCGGCGAGGTCGAGATCGACGACAAGTTCGTCGACACGATGATCCTCAACTTCTCGAACGGTGTCTGCGACATCGTGCAGGTCCCGGTTGCCGGGTCGAAGAACGAGCACACCGAGGACCCGATGCGCAACATCGGCGAGGTCATCGACATCGTGAAGCGCGACAACAAGGTCTACGTGCACATCGACGCGCGTAACGATGCCGCGGCCGACGCGCTCGGCAAGACCCTCATCGGCGCCAGCGCCATGATGGACCTCAACTACACGGACACCCGCACGGGGCTTCCCGCGGGCCCGACTCTGCTTCACACGGCGGTGACCAACCGTCCGTACGTGACTGGCCTGGAGGACTACCAGGAGGTCATCGCAGCATCTGCCAATGGTAGTGAGGACGAAGTTCTCATGCTCACCGCATCAGACCAGGAGAAGAACATGCCCACCAAGGACGAACTCATCGCCGCACTGAAGACCGAGCACGGCGTTGACGTGGCCGCTCTTCTTGCGGAGCACGACTCCGCTGTCGCTCTCTCGAACGGCCTCCGTGAGGCCCTCGGTGAGACCGGCGTCCTCACGCTCTCGAACGGTGACACCGCCACGACCGACGACTTCATCGCCGCCGTCGCCGAGACCGTCAAGTCGAACATCTCCCTCAGCGCTCGCGTCGAGACGCTGGAGGAGAAGGACCGCAAGACGGCCGCCACCAGCCGCGTCGAGTCCCTCATCCGTCAGGGCAAGATCGCCCCGGCCGAGAAGGACGCGCGTGTCCGTCTGCTCCTCTCCGCCCCGGACCTCTTCGAGGAGATGGTCCCCGCGACGCCGATCGTCGCCCTCTCGAACGAGTCGGAGGGAGAGAGCGGCGAACTCGGCATCCTCCCGCTGTCGAACGACCAGGACAACACGCTCACGACGGAGATCGACCGCATCGTCGCCGACGCCGCAGCCGCGGGCATGCCGGTTCAGACCAGCGCCGCCTGACCCACCGACCAACCGACAGCATCCGGTAGAAGGAGATACACCTCATGAACCAGTTCGACTACCCCGGCAACGCGACTCCGGCACCCACCCTCACCTCGGGCGGCACCACGGTCGACGACGAACTGCTCGCGTCGTACAGCCCGCCGCCCCTCCAGAAGGGCATCACGCTGAAGCGCGGCCAGGGCATCCTGCTCCTCGGCACGCTCCTCGCGTACGAGGCGTCGAGCAAGCGCTACGTCAAGACGACGGACGCGGCCCAGGCGGTCGGCTTCCTGCGTCGGACGACCAACACGGGAGCCGCGGGCGACACGTCGTTCCCCGAGTTCGTCGGGAACATCGTCAAGAAGGGGCAACTGAAGTTGCCCAAGGTCCAGGCGGCCAACTCGGGCGTCTCTCTCACCGGTCTCCTCGGCGGTCGCGTCGACGAGCCCGGCGGGATGTTCATCTTCTAGGCAGTACCCACCGCCGAGATGCTGAGGGTGTGGATCAGATCAAGAATCTGATCCCATCCCTGAGTCGCTCGGCAGAGAAACTCAGTACCAAGACCAGGCAAGTGCCGGTAACCAATCCGGGCCGCAGGTCGGGCTCGTACGCGGGTCGCTATAACCCACATTCGGGCGCAACGAAAGGGAGAACTCAGTGCCTGACATCTCGATCCTTCAGCCGCAGGTGCTCCTCGGCGTCCTGCGGCGTTTCACGACCCCGGAGAGCCTCACGCTCCTCTCGCGGGTCCCGACGCAGAACCACCCCTTCCCCACGGCGGAGTGGCAGGTCGTTCGCGGCTCGCGAGCCATCGCCAAGCCGAACGTCCCGAACTCCGAGGCGAACATCGTGCCTCGGCTCGGTCGTTCGAGCGTCCAGGCGGCGTTCATGTACCTTCGCGAGAAGAAGGTCTTCGAGCCCACCACGCTCCACTGGCTCCGCCAGGCCGCGGCGAACAACCTCCAGGACCTCGGCGTCAACCAGCAGGCGGAGCAGGCGGTCACTCGTGAACTCGCCGACCTCAACCAGCGCGCCGACAACCTCGCCGAGTACGCGCTCTGGCAGTCCCTCACGGGCCGCCTGGTCATCGACTCGGAGACGGTCCAGGCCGACGTGGACTACAAGTTCCTCGCCAGCCACAAGGCCGCCCCGGCCGTGTCGTGGGCCAACGCCACCCCCGCGGGTATCGTCGCCGACGTCACCGCCTTCAAGCGCCTCGTCGAGCGCGACGGCCGTGTCCGCGCGGTCGACGCATACGCCACGGAGAAGACCCTCGCCTACATCTTCCAGTCGTTCGCGACCGGCGGCACGGGCAACCCGGGTGTTCTCATGTCCGACCGGATGAAGGACTCGTACTTCGCGTCCGGCACCATCCCCGGCTTCATGGGCCTCAACTGGATGCCGCAGACCGCGGTGTTCGACGCGGTGGGTGCGTCCTACACGGCGAACCCGACCGACCCCTACCAGGAGACGCCGTTCCTCGCGGACGACACGCTCATCATCGGCAACTTCACCGACAACCGGCCGATCGAACTCATGGTCGGCCCGACCGCGGACGACAGCGCCCCGGTCGGCTACACGGGCAAGTTCACCAAGACGTGGAAGGAGGAGGACCCGAGCGCACGCCAGATCCTCCTGGAGTGGCACTTCCTCCCCGTCATCACGCGCCCGGAGCAGTTCGTCTACGTCGGGAACGTGACCCAGCCCGCCGCAGGCTGACCCTCGCAGGTGCTCAGAGGCCCCCTCTTCGGAGGGGGCCTCTGCGTGTCCGTGACCGAAGTGACGCGACACAGCGAATCTTCTTCGGTAGCCTGTACCACACAGGGGATCGAACGGAGCAGAGAGCAGACTTTCCAATGGCCAATTCAACTGACGACCTCGACGCACTTCTCGGGTTCACCGAATCCGACAGCGCGGCCGCAGCCGCGCCCACTCCCGCAGCGCCCGCAGCCACTCCCGCAGCGCCCGCAGCCACTCCCGCAGCGCCCGACGACGTCCCTGTGGTCCAGCCCCAGGAGGAGGACCAGACCATCGTCGAGACGACCCCCGCGGCCGATCCGATCGTCACCGAGGCCCCGGTCCAGCAGGAGGCGCCCGCGAAGCCGAAGCGCACGCGGCGCTCCAAGGCCGAGATCGAAGCCGAGCGCGCCGCTGCACAGCCCGCGGCCGCCGTTCCCGACGTGACGTCCCTCAGCGACGAGGAGGCCCAGCGTGCCTACCTCGACGCCCTCCAGCAGCGCCTGCGCACTCAGACGCCCGACGTGGCGCCGCGGCCCGAGACGGAACTCACTCCGCTCCAGCGCCAGATCAGGGAGGCGGAGGACGCCGTCGCGCGCAAGACCGCGGACGACCTCGTGACCGCCGAGCCCGCCTTCGAGACGGCGCAGAGCGACAACGTCATCCTCATCCACATCGTCAACGACGGACTCGTCATCAACAGCCGTCCGGTCTACCGCGGCCAGGAGTTCGCGTTCGAGGTCGGCGGGGTCGCCTACGAGCAGACCAAGGACAAGTTCGGCGTCTCCTTCCTCTCGATCGCCGACGACATCGACGAGCAGTACGCGCGCTGGGGCGAGCAGAAGATCGCTCCCGGCCCGTGGCGTGGCAAGCGCGCAGGTACGCTCACGCTCCGGGACGCTCCGGCGGAACTCACCGTCGAAGAGAAGCAGGCGTGGCTCGTCGACATGACCGCGCACCTGCGCGCAGAGCAGCAGCGCTCGAACGCCGCACCCGTCGCGGTTCGCTTCGGCGCCTAGGAGAGGAGTGCGGGATGGCGTACAAGGAGTATTCCAAGCAGGACCTGGCTGACTTCAGTGGTCGGCCGGTGGCCTCGTACACGTCATACGCGGAGAAGTCCGCCATCCCGCAAGCCCTCCTGCTCTTCAAGATCGGCACCTGCCTCGCGAGCCCGGGCGATCTCTCGCCTGTGCACCAGGAGTTGCTCGACATGGCCATCGTCTCGATGGCGGACGGCATCTACCTGTCGCAGCCCTTCATGCAGGTGAAGGCGAGCCCGTTCAGTTCCGAGACGATCGGTTCCTACTCGTACTCGAAGGTGGCGGCGGCCGTCGCAGCCAAGGTCGAGACGGGCATCGAGTGGTTCGACATCGCGACTTCGACGCTGTCGGTGTGCGACGAGATCGGAGAGCCCACGATCTCGTTCGGAGGCATCGACATGATGAACGCCTCGGATGGGCACCTCATCAGCGTGACCAGCACCACCAGCCACTACCTCTCACCTTCCGAGGTGGGCCAGAGCCGTGCATGGGGCTACGACCCCGTGTTCTGGTGAGCCATGAGGCACCTGTTCAGTTCCGTCGTGAAGGCGGAGCAGATGGTTCTCTCGCAGGCGAACGGCATCCGCAGCACGTCCTGGGCGCCCGCGGGCTCCACAGAGGACGAGAAGGCCATGCTGGCGTGGATTCCCTGCCGGATCGACCTCCAGTTCGTCCGGCCCGGTAAAGACGCTCCTGTGGCCATCCAGGCCGGGCAGGCGCCCGAGCGCTTCGGCATCCTCTTCTGCGGCGACGAGTATTACGGGGTGCTCCGCCCCGGCATGCGGCTGGTCACGATCGACAACGCCATCGGCCAGCAGCCGGTGCGAGGAATCTTCGACCTGCGAGCGATTCCTGATCTCGCGCAGGACTTCTCCCGCGGGCACCACATCGAGACTCAGGTCTTCGAGATGCTCCAGCCCAACGTCAGCACGCAGATGCCGGAGTCGGACGGCTCGTACGAACTCGACAATCTCCTGGCCGCGTCCGACACACCGGCTGACCCGTTCGCGGTGGGTGACTGATGCCCGGGGTCTACCTGTACTCCGACTGGAGTGAGATCGATCGAGAACTCGATCGGCTCTCGAAGATGCCCGACCCCGAGACGGTGGCGTTGCTCGATGCGGGCCTCGCGGAACTCTTCGGCTTCAGCCAGTCGGTCGTCGACGTCGTCACGGGCTCCCTGAAGGGCTCCGGGCGGAAGTCCTCTCAGGTCGATCGAGCGGGACACACCTGGCAGGGCGAGATCACCTATGGCGGGAATTCCACAGGTGTGAATAACCCTGTTGACTACGCCTGGTACGAGCAGCGCCGCAACGGCAGCCACGACTTCATGAAGCCCGTGGTCATGCTCTCTGACGAGGTGCTCGGCACGGCCGTGCAGAAGGGTGTCTCATGACCGACGTGTCCGTGGCAGCGCAGCAGATTCTCGTGCAGGACCCAGAGGTCCTCTCCTCGGGCCTCATCGGATTCGACGAGACGTGGACCCAGGGCTGGGTCTTCCCCGAGGTGCCCGGCGCACTCATCGAGAACAGCGAGCAGTGCGCGATCGTCATCATGGAGACCGATCCCTGGACGGACGCCAACGCGCACAACCGCGCCGAGTTCGCCACCCTCACGGTCGACATCTGGGCCGACCCTTCGCGCAACGCAGACAAGAGCGTGCGCCTGGAGGACGCCAAGGACAAGATCAAGGCCGTGGCCAAGATCGTCGACCGCAACTTCCACCTCGTGCATCCCGCCGTGGCTGCGTCCGACCCGCTCTACATGGGCGCCAAGGGCATGCCGCGCATCTGGGGCACCGAGGCCGAGGTGACTCAGCGCACAGGCATCACGATCGTCTCCGCCGTGCGCAACTCCGGGCCGCAGTGGAACCCGATGTCGAACAACCCCAGCGGCTGGAGAGGTCGCTACACGTACCACCTGCAATACTCCTCCTGATCATTTCAAGAAAAGAGTCGCCATGACGACCGTGTACCTGAAGGTGCCGCTCTCTCCATACTCCGGCTACGGAGCGGACGGGATCGGCATCGCCAAAGCGCTCATCGAGTCCGGCGCCGACGTCTTCGTCGAGCCCACCGTGGTCCAGTACCCCCTCCCGGAGGTGGTGAACAACCACATCAACCGACCCGTGCGGGGGCCGTTCGATGTCGCGATCGTGCACGTCGACCCCATGAACCTGAAGGCCACGGACGAACTCCGCGCAGAGGCCACCACCCTGATCGGGTGGACCATGTGGGAGTACACCAGCCTGAGTAACATGGCGGGCTCGTGGGAGGACAAGAAGAATCCTCCGCAACTCGACGAGTACATGCGAGAGAACCTCCGCAACTTCGACATCCTCGTGGCGTACGATCCCATCTCGAAGGGGGCGCTGGAGCCTTACTTCGACGGCCCCATCATCACTGTCCAGGGCGGATTCGACCCCACGATGTGGCCGCGGCTCGCCAACCGAGACTGGAACAGCCCCGAGTTCCGGTTCTGCATGATCGGAGTCCTCAGCGAGCGCAAGGACCCGTTCGTCGCGATCCAGGCCTTCGGTCAGGCCAAGGAGGCCGACCCTGAGTTCAATCGCTGGGCACGGCTCTCCCTGAAGACGGTCGCGGTCGGACTGCACTCCAAGATGGAGGACATGTTCGGCGAGGTCGAGGGCACGGACGGCCGCCGCTACGAGCAGGCCGAGGACGGCACGCTCTACCAGAGCCTCCGAATCTTCTACGATAACTGGGACACCGAGACGGTCCGGCAGTTCTACGCCGCCAACCACGTGCTCCTGGCACCCAGCCGCGGCGAGGGAAAGAACATGCCCGCCCTGGAGTTCATGTCCACGGGCGGCACCGTCATCGCGACGAACTGGGGTGGCCACCTCATGTGGCTCTCGAACGAGTACGCCTATCCGCTCGATTACGAACTCGCGCCGTGCGAGCCGGGCTCGGACTCCATGAATGCGCGCGCCAGCGTCGAGCACCTTCGAGACCTCATGCTGCACACGTTCCACCACCGCGTAGAGGCGCGTGAGAAGGGCGAGATCGCCTCGTCGACGATCCCGGTCATGTCCGCGTGGTCGAGGGTGATGGATCGACTCTTCAACCGCTGCGCTGAGGAACTCGGTGGCTCGAAGGGCACTGCGCTCGACAGCGCCGTCGCAGGACTCAACTTCCACCAGAGCAAGCGATGAGACCGGCCGCGGAGTATCGCTGTCCTCGTGACAGGAGAACCATGTTCGGGGTGGCCGTGGTGGTCCACCCTGACAGTGAGGGCGTGCTGGAGTTCGCTTGCCAGGAGTGCCGTCGCGTGCTGGGCAAGCGAGGTCTCGTGGTCGGCCGAGTGCTGCACCGTTACCAACTGGACGGGACGTTCATCGCCACGGAGCACGTTGCCCAACGCTGAGGTCGGAATCTGCCAATGGTAGAGCCAGAAGGTCGAGCGCTCGGCCTGCACTTCTTCACTGGACGGAGCGGACTCCAAAATGGCGAATCCCACCGCTGAAGGCTTCAGCCTCAGCCACGCAGCGATCCTCGACGGCACGACCGGACTCGACGCTCTCGACGGCGACATCTACGGCATCCGGTCGGGCTCGCTCGAACTCGACAGCGACTCGTACGACAACACCGGCGACGACAGCATCCTGTCGCGCTGGTACTGGGCCAACGCGGTGAACGTCTCCGTGACGTCGGGGTACATCCCCTTCCGCACGATCGCGCTCATCACGGGCTCGAAGGTCACGTCGTCCGGCGCCGCGCTGACGGAGACGTTCAGCATCCCCCTGTGGGAGCAGCGTCAGATGAACACGCAGCCCCGGCCGATGCTCATCCGCGTCCCCTCGAAGGACAAGGACGGCGTCGCCCGCCGACTCGACTTCATCCTCTACAAGGTCCAGTTCCAGCCGATGTCGTTCGACGGCCCGGCCTACAAGGAGGGCCTGCTCATCAACTACAACGGCGCCGCTCTCTTCTCCGACAAGGACGAGAAGGGTGTGCAGGTCGTCGACTCGCAGACCGGCCTCCCGACGACCGCCGTGGGGCGCCTCCTCAGCGCACCGGCCTGATCCACCGCAACACCCTCATAACGAGAAAAGGAGTCGCAATGACGACCAACGAGCCGGACACCGGCACGGACACGACCGACGTCGTGGAAGACCAGGCAGCCGTCGAAGAGGAGACCAACTCCGACATCGACGCGCTCCTGGCGGACCCCAGCGTCATCACTCTCTCGGACGGACAGCGCTACCGTGTCGAGCGACTGAAGACCCGAGGGATGCTCCGCCTCCTGAAGGTGCTCACCGGTGGTGCGCAGGACGTCCTCATGCAGACGAAGTTCTCGGCCGACATGGACCCCCAGGAGTTCGCCGGAATCTTCATCGGCTCCCTCCTCTTCTCCCTCCCCGAGCAGGAGAACGAGACGGTCGACTTCATCAAGGGCATGGTGCTCCCGTACCACTTCATCGACCGCCCCGTCACGGTGGCCGAGAAGGAGTCGAACCGCGACGCCATCCTCGCCCTCGAAGACCTCCTGGATGACCCGGAGCCCGAGGACACGATCGCCATCCTCACCGCCGTCTTCACGATCGAGGCTCCGAACATCCTGAGCCTGGGAAAACGAGTCATGGCTCTTCTGGAGGTCCAGAGGAAGAGCCAGACCGCGAAGGGACTCCTGAAGTCCCCGAGCGAGCGCTCGCGCTCCTCGAAGCCCAGCGACGAGAACTAGACCCCCGAGGACTGGTTGGGGGCTTCGCCACAGCGTTCGATCTCGTATCCAGCGAGTACGGATGGACAGATGAACAGATCGGAGAACTCCCTCTAGTCAGATTCCGCCAGATCACGTCAGCGATCCAGATTCGTCAGGCAGCCAAGGTCCGCGAGCAGCGGTCCCTCACCTCCTGGCAGACCCGGGTCTTGGCCTCCTACATCGCAGGCGGCTACATGATCGAGAAGGGCAAGGAGAACTCGGCATTCAAGGAGGCTCAAAAGTTGGGCTACGACTCGATTGACCAGGCCTTGCTGGGAGTCAGTGCCGGGGGGAACAAGGAGAACACCGCAGGCTCGTTCGAGAGGCTCATGGCCTGGGCAGGCGCCGGAATGACGAAGAGGCAGTAGGAGGGGGGAGACGAAATGGCCGACAGAGAGACCAGCGTTCGGTATCGCGCTCTCGGTGATTTCGCCTCCCTCGCTCGCTCCACCCGCACTGCCAAGCGCAACATCGACGACCTCCGCAAGTCGGAGGAGCGTCTCAACGCCACCACGGCGGCCGGTGAGCGCAGTTCTGCCTCTGCCGTGGGTCAGCACACGGCGGCCCGGGAAAAACTCGCCACAGCGGCCGACAAGGGCGCAGGGGCCGTCCAGCGCAGCACGGTGCGTTTCCTGGAGAATGCTCGCGCCGCCCGATCTTCCGCGGACGCCACGCAGTCCAACGCCACGGCGCAGGAGCAGTTGGCGAACTCCACGCAGAAGACCGAGTTCGCCACTCGTCGGCAGCGCATCGAGGCTGAGCGCCTCGCCGCGGGCATGGGCAAGTCCGAGACGGCCACGCGTCGTCAGCGCCGTGAGCAGGAGCGCTTCCAGGCCACGGTCAAGCAGAGCGTCGACGGCGTCTCGAAGTTCCAGCAGGGTCTCAACCGGCTCCAGAACTGGCGCCCACGGCTCACCCCGCCCTTCATCCAACTGATTCCCCTCCTCGCAGGAGCGCTCGGGCTCATCAACCCGCTCGTTGCGGGTGTCGGCGCGCTCTCGGCCGCAGGCTTCGGGCTGGCCACCAGCCTCGGCTCTGTCGCAGGCGTGCTCGCCACAGGGTTCATCCCCGGCATCGCCACCGCCATCGGTCTCGTGGCGGCGCTCCGTAGCGCCTTCGGCGGCATCGGTGGCGCCTTCAAGGCCTTCGGTCAGGCTCGTAACGCCGCGGGCGGTGGGGGAGGCGGAGGTGCGTCCTCGCGCCCCATCGAGATCACCCAGACCGAGAAACTGGCTCGTGCGCAGGAAGACCTCGCTCGCGCCACCCAGGACGTCACCTTCGCGCAGGAGGACCTCAACGAGGCCCGCGGCGGGTACGTCCAGCGCCTGAAGGAACTCCAGCGCGCTGTCGACCGCGCAGCGATGAGCGAGGCTCGGGCTGCGGCGAACTCGCAACTGGCTCGTGAGAACTACGCCAACGTCCTCGCCGACCCGGGCTCCACCAAGGGCCAGAAGATGGACGCCGCCGCGGGCGTCAAGGAGGCCGGGGCCGAGTACACCGACACGGTCCAGGAGAACAAGAAGAACCAGGCCGACCTCCTGGAGATGCAGCGCCGCGGCATGGCGCAGGATCGCCAGGTCATTCAGGCCCAGCGCGGGCTCACGGACGCCATCAACCGGCAGAGGGATGCTCAGATCGCGCTCGCCAACGCGCAGCGCGGCACGAACGAGGCCGTGGGCGGCGGGGCCGCGGCGATGGACGAGTACCAGCGTCTGCTCGACAAGTTGTCCCCGAGCGCGCGGAAGTTCGTCGAGTACATCGTCGGCATGACCGAAGAGTGGGAGGCGCTTCAGCGCGCCACTCAGGAGTCCTTCTTCAGCGAGGTCGTTGACGATCTCGATCTCCTCCGGAAGTACCTGCCTCCCGTGCAGTCCATGCTCACCTCGATCGCGGGCGCTGCGGGTCGAGTCTTCAGCCGTCTGCTCAACCGGACGACGTCGCCGCAGTGGCTCGCAGACATCGTCACCTTCGGCAACCAGGCCGCGCCGGTCATCGAGACGATCGGTGACGGACTCCTCGATCTCCTGGACGCCTTCCGCGACCTCACGATCGCGTCGATGCCGTTCCTCCAGGACCTCGCGGAGATGTTCCGCGACACGTCGAAGGAATTCTCGATTTTCGTGGCGAACGGACGCAAGTCCGGCTCGATCGCGGCATGGCTGGAGAAGGGCCGTCAGCGGCTGGAGCAGTGGTCGCGGATCGTCGGCAACATCGCCAAGACCCTCGTGAACTACGGCGGGGCCAGCGAGGACTTCGCCAACTGGGTCACGGACGGCCTGGAGCAGATGACCGAGGGGTGGCTCGCCAGCAGCGAGGCCGCCAAGCAGGCCGGGTCCCCCTTCCAGGACTACCTCGAAGACATCCGCCCCCTGCTCTCCGAGGTGAGTGGGCTCATCGGAGACTTCTTCGGCTGGTTCTCCGAAGAGGCGATGGACCCCGACAACATCAACCAGATGCTGGACATCTTCCAGACGCTGCGTGAGGACGTCGGACCTGCCCTGAAGTCGATCTTCGACTCCCTCTCCGAGGCTGAGATCGGCCCTGGACTCGTCGAGGTCATCGGCAAACTGATCGATTTCGTTGCGGCCGTTCTGGAGGGAGGCGGCGCCGACGCGCTCGCAGGCTTCTTCGACCTCGTCGGGAACATGCTCGAAGCACTCACCGACTTCGCCAAGACCCCGGCAGGTAACGCCACCCTCACCGCGCTCGGAGCCACGCTGGCTGCGCTCGCAGCCATGTCCTTCATCGGACAGTTCACTGGCCTCACGAATCTTCTTGGTCTCATCCTGAAGTTCGGCAAGGGCGGCGGCATCGGCACCCTTGGGGCCATCGCAAAGTTGCTCGGCGTGACTGGCGGTGGCACGACCGTAGTGCCTGGAGGCGGCTCAGGCGGCGGGGGAGGCCGTCACGGCTCTGGCACGACCATCATCGGCGGCTCGCCGGACGGCGGGGGACGTCACGGTGCGCCGAAGGCAGGAGGCTGGAAGGGTGCGGGTCGTGGCGGGCTCGCCCTGCTCGGTCTGGACTTCCTCCTCGACCTCGGCAAGGGCGCATCGAAGCCTGGAGGCGCAGCAGCCGCCAAGGGGGCCGCAGGAGCCGCTGGAGGAGCCGCCAAGGGTGCTGGGTCCTGGCTGGGTCGTCTCGGCGGCGCAGCGGCCCGTGGAGGCGCCGGAGGGCCCATCGGCATCGTCGCTGGTCTGCTCGGTGCAGTCACCGGCGGAGCCATCGCAGACACGGCCCCTGGCGGCAAGACCGGCTCGGCACAGCGAGTCGGCGGCAACGCGCTCGCGGGAGCAGCCTCCGGCGCTGGCATCGGTGCGGCCGTGGGTTCCGTCGTGCCTGGAATCGGCACCGGCATCGGAGCCGCTGTCGGCGGCGTGGTCGGAGCGGGTGTCGGCCTCTTCACGTCCAGTGAGGAGGATCGCGACACCTTCTTCGACGACACGAACAAGATGGTCACCGACTTCTTCACGAAGACCATCCCGGACGCCGCGGCCAATGTCTGGGAGGGCCTCGTCGGCTTCGGAGAGTGGCTCGGGGAGCAGTGGGATAACGCCGTCCTCTGGTTCCAGGACCTGCCGTACAACGTCGGCGTCGCCATCGGCACCATCTGGGCCGAGGTCCAGAACTTCGGAGACTGGCTCGCCGAGCAGTGGAACAACGCCGTCGAGTGGTTCGAGTCGCTCCCGGAGAATGTGGCTGAGACAGCCGGTGAAATCTGGTCTCAAATTCAGGCGATCGGCGAATGGCTGGGCGGCACCGTCTGGCCCGCTTTCCAGAAGTGGGTTCAGGGTCTCCCAAAGAGAATCGCTGATGCGGCCGGAAATCTCTGGAAGAACATCCAGGGCATCGGAAAGTGGCTGCGTGAGACCGTCTGGCCCGGGTTCACTTCCTGGATCGGCGGCCTGCCGAAGCAGATCGGCAACGCCGCGGGCAACATCTGGAAGAGCATCCAGGGCATCGGCGGCTGGCTCGGTACGCAGTGGAACACCCTCTACAACTGGGTGATGGGCATCCCCGGCCGGATCGGCAAGTCGGTCGGAGACTTCTTCGGCTGGATGTTCGGCAACACGGTGTCCGGGGCGAGCGCAGGCTACAACAACACGCGCAAGAAGCCGGGCTACCGTGGCGGTCAGGTCACCCAGCGTGGCGTCATGCAGGCCTTCGCGGGCGGCGGTGCTGTGCGCGGCGCTCGCTCGAACGTCGACAACATCCCGGCCATGCTCACGGCGGGCGAGGTCGTCGTCCGCAAGCAGGTCGTCGACAAGGTCGGCATGCGGAATCTTCTCGACTTC